TGTGGAACTTGAACGTCTCGATGTGGGCTGAGGAGTAGCACACCCAAGTCTGAGCTTTCGGGTGGTAGCAGCCGCAGTTGATGGGGAACTCTTCGGTCTCTGTCAGTGCAGCAGTTAGTTCCTCGTCAAAGTCCAACACCTCCATCGGGCCGTCGTCTGGACGCAAATAGAACGCGCGGTGGATCGGGGTCATCCCCTGCGTCCCTTTGCGCTTCGCAGGCGGCGGCACCTGCAGGATGCGCACTGGCTGCTTCTTGTCTGCCTGCTCTTTGATCGCAGGTGCTACCGGCGGGAGCTTCTCCGGCTCCTCCTCTTCGTCGACCTCGTCTGTCAAGTCATCGAACAGGTCGTCGTCGTCTTTCGGGGGCTCGGGGTTGAAGGTGTCGAACACGCTGATACCGAGCACCTTCTCTACTGCGTCCGTGAACTGGTTGCGTAGCACGACACGCAGCGCTCTCTCGTGGTCAGTTCCCTCATCGATGTGCAGGTCCCGCGTCAGCAGGTTCCAGTTGACGTAGTCGATCGGGTCGCGAAGTCTTCTTTTGGGCATCTAAAGTGATAGCTGTAGGTAGTAGGAGGCGCCCATGTTACTGGACGCCTCCTTGGTTGGGCAGAGCTACTAGAACCGACGCAGGACAGGTTGACGTGGGTTTGTCAAACCGGCAGATGTCGGCTGGAGGCCGGAGGCCGGGTGTTACCTCGAGGTGAGTTCTCCTTCGGGCGTTGCTAACGCGTTTGGCAGCGGGTACAGCTGTCGCCGATCGAGGTCTTTGGCTACCTGAGGTAGTTGAGTATCGTACACCCGTACCTGATCGTGATGGTCTTTAGGGTGTTGCGTAACCAATACCTGTGGTCGCCAAGTGACCCCGTCGGCGACTTCTGTGCACGTGCACGAATGCGGAAGTGATGTCCGGATGGAGAGTTTACCTCGTGGTGGCACCTGGTCTTCGGTACGGAAGTCGGCATCCGGTTTTGTCAAACCCACGGTCAACCGTGTCCGGCGTAGGGGATCTGGTGTCCCTGCCGCTGGCAATGCCTATCGACGGCGCTACCGCCGCCAACTCCAAGGGAGTTGTTAACTAGCTCTGTGAAGGGGGCAAACGCAGGTACGAGGAGTCGAATCCCAGTGCGAGCATGCCGGATGCACCTAAGGACACGCCGACAGATGATGACGTAAGCGTGAACTATTGGATGTGTCACAGCGCGCTCTGCGTCATCCGTCGGGTGACGAAGTCCGGCGGAGGGGGTTATTGACGAGGTTGTGTGCGTCGTGTGCGATGGTGAGCTCGAGTTGATATCCGAGTTGCGGCTATGCCGATCTCCGTGTTCTGTTTCGAGGCATTAGCCACGACTTTGGATATTGTCTCGAGCTCACTTCGCGCGCGTCGCGCTACAGCCTTGTCAACGCCTCCGACGGAGGGAGTGCCCGCCGGATGACGCAGGCGCGCTGTGAGCATCCAATAGTTCGCAGCGTCGTCATCATCCGGCGTTGCCTTAGGTGCAGTAGGCATCTCGCACTGGGTGGAGCTGGTGTGGGCCAGCTGGTGTTGGTCTCAACAACGGCGCTACCGCCGCTGCTCAGTGTTTTTGGATCACAGCATAAGACCGCATATACGGTCCAACATTCACCAACAGGGACTGATAAGAACTACTTGCGTTTGGTTTGGTAGGTGTACTGCTCGTGCTGCTCTCATGTCTGCACGGTCTTGGTAATTATGGCGGGGGTGAGTCGTCTCGGGTGGGAAGTAGAAACTGGGCCAGTTTCTACTTGCCGCCAGACGAACCCTTGCCTAATTGCGAAGACCTGCATGACGTGGGAGGGGAAGTCATGGACTAGCGTTACGCCAGCGATGTCGCTACCGACACCTGCGACTTTCGGGCCTTGGCCTTCGGTCTTCCAGTCGACCACGGGCGAGTATGAGATTGAAGTGCTTGGAGAGTTGCTGCTTGTGCTGGAGAGGAGCTTCTCGTGCACAGTTTTCAGTACTGGTGTATTAAGCCGAAGTTCCGAGCAGCCTCTGCAGAGGCGCCCGTGAGGAACGACCGGATTAATTCACCGGTACTGAAACTGTGCACGAGGAAGCCCTAGACTTGGGGTGGTGGGGCTGGTACGCACACCTCGAACGGCGCTACCGCCGATCTTGAGTCAGGTGTCCAAGCTGACCTAAACCACAAGCTAATCAACGGACATGTCGAGTCGCTATGCGACTACGGTGTACTGAGTTTCCTCAGTTGGACTGCGACTTGTGCACGGGCTGGATCAGCAGCACGTCACCGGCCTGCAGGGCGTAGTTCGGGTCGACGTACACGCCGGTGTCCAGCGCGCCGTGAACCGTCTTCTCCAGCTGCGTACCGGTCTCGCGGTACTGACGGATGGCATCGTTCACCGTGGTACCGGCGGCCACCTGGATGGTGGGGTGCTGGTCCCAGCGAGCGGTGCCCGCCTTGGTCACGGATGCCGTGTCACCGGCCGGAGCAGCCGGAACCGCAGCAGCAGCGGGCGCTGCCGCCGGAAACGGAGCCGGAGCCGCCGCAACCGGCGCGGGAAGGTCGTTCCCGGTCAGCTGCGTGAAGTGCACGTCGTAGCCAGCCGCCGGCTGTCCCGTGTTGTTCGGGGTCCAGTCGATGCGGCGGCCGTCGTTGGTGAAAGCGGGGTTGTTGCCTTGGGGCATATCTATTCCTCAGTCGTGTTGTTGGTTAGTTGGTACGTACCAGTCCGGGGTTCGGAGTCGCTGCGACTGTGCAAGCCAGCGTCTCCATTTCCAAGTGATTCAGGATGTCCCGGCCATCCAAACCACCGTTCTTTTCCGGCTCATCGATCTGCGACAGCCAGAGCCACGTCATCATCGAAGCCAGGTGGTCGTTGACCAACCCGACCTGCGGGATGCGCTCTCTCCGTGCTCCACAGTTCTCTTCGCCGGGGAAGAAGTCTTCTTCGTCCTCGTGGGCGATGTACGGGTAGATGTGATGGATCGGTGGTGTCAGGTCTACACCGTTTCTCCGTACGTACATCAGGACGTTTGCATCGTACGGGGCGCCGTTGCCGCCGTCCACGTACGTCACGTTGTTGAGCTCGCTTGCCTTGTCCTGAAGGAACTTGCGAGTCTTTCGGTTATCCACCGCCGCGAACAGCGTCAGACCGTCTTGGTACCACGAGTCTTGGTGGTGGGTTCGCCACAGCTTGCCCGGCTTCACGAAGTGCGGCACAGATAGCACGTTCATGCCTGTCTGCGCGAACCTGTGTTGCAGAACATCTGCTTTCTTCTGGTTCACGTGCTCTTCGGTGAAAGCACGTTCGACGTTGGACTTCTCCACGTCGTCACCGTCGATCAAGTACAGGTTGCATCCAGGGTGCCGGATGGCCAAGTACTTTGCGAGGGGCTCGATCAGGTAGTAGCCGGTGCCCCCGCAACCGACGATTGCGAAGTTCTGCATTGAATCCCTTCTGAGTACATGCGCTCAACGATGTATGCAATATCGAAAAGCACGTTGCTGGCGAGTGTGTTAAGCAGAGGCAGCGTGTTACTTATGACGCTTTTTTCTACAGCAGTTGCATAGTCCGCAGACCCAGGCTTGGGCCCTTCTCCGTTGTCGATCGGCTCGCACAGGTGTGCCAACGCTTCGGAGAGTAGAATTAGCAGACCCAGAAGCCGACCTTCAGCGTAATCAGCCTCCATGCAGTCGAGCGTGGCGAACACCAGCTCTTCGACACCATCTGCGATCTCGTACGTGTTCACGCCATACGCTTGTGCGATAGGATCGATGATCGAGTCACAATCCATCATTGCGTCTGCCATGTCGTTGCCGTCTCCGTCTTCATCAGTCATCTCGACGATGGACCACGTACAGAAAGCGGCGACGTTAAGCAGTACTTCTACCAGTTCTTGTGCTGTGTGGTAGTTCGTATCGCGGTCGTCTTGAAGCACTAGATCCAGCAGTGACGTATCAGCGTTGAACCCGTGTGACGTGTCCGCGTAGACAGGCCACGATTCGATTACGCCAACAAGGATCCTGTTACGATTGACGTCGTCGGAAGGCATCGATGGCCTCCCGGATTGATTTGAACGCTTGAGCGCCCCAGTCTTGTTGCTTTTTCCTGTGAACGGGTTGTATGCTTCGTTGGGTTGATCCCAGACGAACTCGCTTGATGTCGTCGGCTTCTTTGGCGGGGTAGAGGGGACGCTTGCCTTTGAGTTGGGTCCAGGCTTTGAAGGTACCGAAGTCGAGGCGACCAACTTGTTCGATCCAGAAGTCCACCTGTGGTTCGACTGCTTCGCGGCCTCCGCTTTCCGCTTCGTAAGTGCATCTACCCACTGGGTAGACGACATGATCAGCTTCGGATCCACCTTGGTCAGCTCGCAGTATCGGGCCGCTTTCTCCGGCTCTGGGGACATGAACTGGATCGCGTCCATCCCGCCCCCGAACGTCGGGTGATCCACCACTGTCATGTGACGCATCACTCGTGCCTTCTCCGGGGCTGCAACGTTCAGCAGCCAGTGCCGAACTTGGAGCTGCAGCCCCTCGGGAAAACCCATGTCCACCAGTTCGTCGAGACGAGTCAGGAAGCGCTTACCTCTGCGCTCCTTGTTGACGAACCCGTCGACTGCGATCACGAACGAGGGGTAGATCTCGGCGGCCAGCTTGTCGACCTTGCCGACAGTGAACTTGAAGCCGCTGATCACTTCCTCGTTGGCGTCATCGTCGCCCGATGTGAAGGCACCCCCAGAGCCGTGCGAGTGCGACTGCCCCATGTACTGGAACTTTCGCATGTCAGTTCCTCCACACACAGGGCACGTATCCACTTGCTGTGTCTGCAGGATCTGGCAGCTGGGGCAGAAGCAGTGAAACATGCCGGCGTACTCGACATGTCCGCCGTTGGCTGCGTACCACGGAGGAGAGAGTGTGTAGTACTTCTCTTCGCTGTCCTCGTAGTGGTAGAGCAGCGCTGCCTCGGTCTTGTACAGGTCGTAGACTCGGGCGTAGTACTGGATCGTGAGGTCGAGGTCGTACCTGCTCAGGCGGGGGAAGTCATCCGTCAGTTGGAACTGCGGCTCCGTCAGCTCCAGCTCCGGCACCGACTTCCGGTCGATCACCGGCATCCACGCCTTCGCCATCGTCCCCAGCTCCACCTTCTTCAGTAGCTTGCCTTGCGAGTCGAGCCGCAAGTTCATCTCGGAGGGCTGTTGCTCGTTGTTCGATGTCATTGGTATCAGGGGTCAGTTCGATCAGTTGTTGTAGAAGAGTTCGTTTCTCGTGGTCAGCATCAGGAGCCGACTGCACTGCTTGTAGCGTTCTGGCGTACGAGTTTCGGCGCTCGACCATGCGGTTCGCCAGTCCGTAGTGGAGGACCTCGCTCCTGATGCCGCGCACTGCTGCTGCGTCGATTTGATCCGGAGTAACAGAGTTATCCAAGATCGTGTCGAATACGTGCGATTGATGCCTTTCCAAGGCTGAGCGGCTGCGGACCGCCGGCGCTGCGTTCAGTGCGGTTTGCCACACAGAGAAGCTAGGATCTGTCATTACCAGCCTCGACCATCTCGGTTCCCGTTAAGTGCGTCCTGTAGAGTTCGCAGAGGTTTCGTTGTTTGCGGTGTCATTTGCTGCCACGACAGTTGCTGAATCTCGCTCATCCAGCTGGTCGGTCGCGCGTGCGTCCACAGGTGCCACTTCACCAGCCGCCGAACGTCGCGGTTCATCTCGTCATACTCTTGTTCAGGGATCGGCGGCTGAACGTTGCGGCTCCTCAGACGTGGCAGACCGTCAGGGAGCAGCGCTGCTTCTGTCGGCACCTCCACATCCTGAAGTTCCTGCGGGAAGTGATTGCGCCAGTAATCCATGTGGTCGGTGTAATCGACACGCTGCATGTCGTCGACCACTCGTTCCACACGAGCCAGCTGATCGAGACTGGCATCTTGATTGATCAGTGACAGCAGTTGGCTACCCAGGCAGCCGTTGCCGTTGTTGTACCGGTTAGGCACGGTCGGGTGGTACAGCGTTGACGACGGTTGCGGTTTCTCCTTCGTGATCCACGTATGCGCGTCCACTATGTTGCCGCGAGCGTTGACGCCGATAGCCATTACGCGCCACGGCATTGCGATGCGGAACTGAATGCGGTGGAACGGGTCCCCCCGCTCAGTGGTGTATGTAGCCTTCTCGTGTGTGACGTGGTCGATTGTCGGAGGGATCGCCATGAAGTACACAGTTGATCCCTGGTAGGATGTGCGGTAGATGCAACCGTAAGGCAGCACCCCAGTAGCGACATCACCGGTATGCAGCGCACCGGTAACAGCGCCCAGGTCGCTTGTCTTGACGACGGACACTTTGATGAGCGAAGCAGTGCCGTCTGTGTTGATGACGATCTGCTCGCCTTCAGAGAGTCCAGTAATCAGGTCAGTGTTGGGCATGTTGACTCACGTATTGATTTGTTGCAGGTGACCACAGCTCTTGCGGAAGAGTGTGAACGTCATGCATGACATGAAAAAGGCCCAGGAGTTCGTCCCGGTGCCGGTCGTTAGCGCTTAGGCAGAACGAGATCTCGCCTCGTAACTGCATGAAGTCGATAGCCCTAATGTGTCCGTCCCGAGTAGTGACGAACCCAGGCTCCGTGCGTCCTTTGGCTCGATCGCAGATAGCACGGTGCATCAGACCGCGCAGTCCTCGTCGGCGTTTACGTGGCGCGTTGAGTACCTCATTTACAACGAGCCCGCAGACTTTGATCTGAGATCCCTTCTTGTGCTCGGTGATCTTGCGAGGATTCACCTTGTATCCCAGTCCTTCGAGGATGCGAGTGATTGCGAACTTAAGTTGCCACACCTTTTTGTACGGCGCAGAGAACGCAAGATCGTCGGCGTACCGGGTGTAGATGAGACCGTAAGGTCGCTGCTGTACCTGAGAGGTCCTGTTGCCTCTGTGGTCTTCCCGGATTAGACCCACGCGCCACTTCTGCACAAACGATGCGACCGCGTAGTCGATCTTGTTGCCGGCAACATTTGACAGGAATGGAGATGTAGGGGCGCCTTGCGGTAGACCGCCTCGGTAAAAGCAGAGTCTGCGAACACGGCTGATTAGTGCCGCATTCACCTCCGCCTCCTCCAGCTCAGCGATCACCGTTTCTGGTGTCACAGAAGGGAAGTAGTCTTTGATGTCGATGGTCAGCGCGTAGTTGTTGCCTACGTGTGGTTTGGCCATCGTCATGATTGACCGGTTTCGGTGGAACGCGTGGGAGTACGGACTGGCGCCGATCGACGAGCCATAGAGCTCATCGAGGATCACGTTCTGCGCAGCTTTCAGGTCGTCGTTAGGTATGATCAGCTTGCGCTTACCTACAACGCGACCCGCGCTATCGACCTTGGGGATCGTGTGCGTCCGGTACATGCCCTCGTCCGCTTGCCCTTGGTTCAGGAGTTCCAGTACCCGGGAGGCTCGCCCTTCCTCCGTGGGTACTGTCACCGCCTGACTCGCCCGTGTGCGTGCGGTGGTCATGATGTCAGTTGATCAGGCTTGCTAAGAAATCGAGAAAGATCATTGCAACTTCAGAAGCATGGAGGCCAGGTTGTTGATGGCCGTTCGGTCCAGGGTGGGTTCGTACAGTCGCTTGAGTAGCCCGATCAGACGTGACTCGGCTCGCCGACGCTTGGCCTCGAGGCTCCCCTCAGGAAGAGCCCGGCCACTCCGGTCGATGATCCCGAGCACAGCGTCTAGCTGGCTCTCGGTTGCGTCCTGTACTTGCATCAAGCAATCACACCACTGGACTTTCAGCCCGGTGCGTGAGATGCTTTCACTGAGGTCCTCGGTTTTCAGAAACTCCTTTACCAGGAAGGCAACAGCCAGCCCTACGGCTGGGATCCACGGATACTGGTTCAGCAATGCAGTCGCTTTGCTCATAGGCATGGGGTCACGGTGTGAGGTAAGAGCACCGCGACATTAGACTTATGACACAACTGCCACCTATTTGTGGCGGTCGGTACACACGATGACTACACGACGATCAATGGTTCCGGCGGAGGCTGTACAGCAGGCCGCTTCGGAAGCACGGCAGCAGCAAGCTGCCCAGACACAACTCGAGGGGCTGGCCGAGGAAGCCAAAGACGCTGCCCAGGCGGAGGCTGAGCAAGACCTGAAAGAGAAGGTCCAGGCCATGCTGCCCAAACAGGTGGTCTGCGTGGTTGGCACTGTCAGCTACGACGCATTCAAGAAGCGCTACGCTTCTGTCTACGAGCAGGTCTCCAGCAAGGAGTACCTGCTGTCAGGTCGAGTCACTTACCGCCTGCAGCTCGGATCCTTTGAGTACGTGCTCCGTTCGCTGAAAAGCCGGGAGCGCAACGAACTGGCGGCTCTCCAGACCGATGCCAACATCGTCAACCCGGAGTACACCCGGGCGGTACTGGCAGCAGGGATCGAGTCCATCGCTGGGCAGAAGTTCCCGGCAGTGAAGCTCCAGATCGGGGGGTACGACGACTGGATCAAGTCGGCGCACGTCAAGAAGGTCATTGACTGGTTGGACGAGGCCGACGAGACCCTGGTTGAGCTCTTGATGGGGGTCCACCTCGACATGCAGACGGCCAAGATGCTGGCCCTGCGGGAGGACCTAAAAAACCTCTGAGCACCTCTCTTGCCTTCTACCGGGTGCGCCTGCTGCTCCGGGGAGGGGTGGATCTCGAGGAGTACGACCCGTGGGAGCAGCAGGCATTCCTGGTAGCTGAGCAGCGAGAGCACCGGCTGCGCCTGATTGAGCAGGCGACAACTGTGCTGGCAACGGCCACTAACCAGGAGCGCGCGAAGAAGATGCTCGACATGCTCGAGCAGGAGTTCTTCGTGGAGTACGAAGGGAATACCAAGGATCGCGAAGCTCGCATGACTGCCGAGCTGATGGCCTCACTCAAGGCGTCGTACAATGTGACGACGGTCGGTGGGCGAGCCAGCCTGGAGATCGTCAAACCCGACGAGACTCCAGATGGCGACGACTAAATTCTTCTCAGCGCAGGCCCTCGAGGACGCGATTGTCATTGCACAGAACGGCCTCAGGGACCTGCGCGGTACAACGCTGGCAGGCTTTTATGGCCCTGCTGATCAGATCCCGGCTGAGGAGCTGGTAGAGCGAACGTCTCGGGTGACGTCATTCCGGGCCGTCACAGGGATCGACCAACTGTCCTCCACGGAGGCTGCGGCTCAGATCGCTACTCCCAAGAGCGCCCAGACGTTCCGGCGGATGGCCACGAACGCTGGACTCGAGGTTGAGTTCAAAGAGGACCTGGTGACCTTGGACGGCACCGAACCGATCCCCCGACTGGGTTACCGCACTCAGTTCGTAGCTGACAAGGTTGCGGCCGGTGCGGATGTCACCATCAACGAGGTGCGCGCCAGGCTCAATGACATTGCAGCACTACGGCAGCAACTTCCTTCCGTAGAGGACACGCTGCATGTTGTTGAGGACGCTCCGGTAGCAGTGCCGGACGAGGACTCGCGCGTTCTGCAGGCTCAACGTCAGATGCAAGGCTACATCCGACAGTACCTGCGCACTAGCTAATGGCCAGCGAGTTCAACAACGACGCCACTAACCAGCGGCGTCAGCTGGACCTGATCCAGCAGCAGATCCGCGAGCAGCAGCTTCAGCAGTTACAGCAGCAGCAGATGATGCGCATGCAGGCTTCGATGGCTCGCATGACTCAAATGCAGCAGCAGCTGGCTGCGCAGGTTGCTAGTAGCCAAGCGCAGATGGCTGTTGGCGGTGGTATTCCAGGTTACGGGAGTTCTGCTGCGGCTGTCGCTGCCGGTGTGCAAGGCATGTCGTTTGGCGGGCTGGTTTCTCAAGGGTTTATCGGCCCTATGGTCAACCAGCTCAGTGGCGGGGCGTTGTTCCCTGACATCAACTACAGTCCGGCATTTGGCCGAGCTCGAATGGAGCAAGAGCTTCGTGGCGAGCTGAGCCGTAGATTCTCGTATGCCGGCTCGTCGATAGGTGCGGCGATTGTTCCGTACATGATCCGCCGACGCATCGGGATGGCGTTTGCTGGCGGCGAGTTCATGCGGGACACTGAGCGTGGGCTACAGGCGTCGTTCGAGTACTTGCGTGGCGCTGACGCGTTGGCCACGGGAGGTGCGCGCGCTGACCTGATGGGTGTCCGTATCGACTCTGCTTTCATCAGGCAGCAGCAGACTAGTTTGCGCGCCAGCATGGAAAGGTTGAACAAGTACAGCAGATACGGCATCAGCGAAGAAGACTCGCTCAATCTTGCGCAGATCGTGACTCGAGACGCGGCGCGTATTTCACAGCTGTCAGGTATGCCCGGCCAAGATATGACGCTCAACAATGCTATGTCAGCATTGGCCCGTCATCTGCAGATGAATACTGATCAGCTCAAAGAGATGACCGGGGAGCTGCAGCGTAGCGGAGTAGGCGCTAGGGATCTGGCGCGCATCGGCAGCATGATCGGGGGCCCCGGCAACAACATCGGCATCTCGTACGCCGACCAAGCTCGATACTTCGCCAATGTAGGTCAGCAAAGCCGCGCCGCAGGGTTCACGTTCCAGGGGACAGTAGGCGCGGCTTACGGTCTGGCGTCCGGCTTGGTGGAGGATGTTCGGTCAGGCACGTATCGCCAGGATGCCTTGTTCCGTTTTGGCGGCGACACCCCTGACGAGGCAGCACTTCGGGTAGCTCAGTACCAGCTCGGCCAATCCCAAGCATACGCGCGTCGTACGGCAGGCTCGATGGGTGTGCTCAACGCATTAGGTGCCCCGATCTCAGGGTCTCCTGTGGCTTTTGGTAGCCGCGTTGGTGCGGCTTACCTGAGCAATCCGTTTGCTGGGCTAGAGGCTGCGCAGAGCCGTACCGGACTTACCCGGTCGTCCGCCACCGCTTTCTCTGATGCCTTTATACGTGCCAGCGAAACGGTAAACGCTTTAGGATTCGGCGGGGACGCCTTAGGGGCCCAATTGTTCGGCAACGCCGTAGGCGAGCCTGATTCTGTCATTGCGCGTGAGGAGTTTGATCGGCTTTCTGCACGTCTAGATCAGTACGGTGGCAACACAGACCTGCTCCGGCTTGAGGGGTACTTGCGGTCCCTGGGACTTGACGCTGATCCGGACCAGGTGCGCCAGATCTTTGGGAAGGTAGGAGAGAACGCTAGTCCTCTGGAACTCAGAGCTGCCTACGAAGAAGTAACCGGAGCGCTCAGAGCCGGACTTACTTCTCGCATCAAGAGCGGGGACATAGAGATGGCGGAGCTGCTGACTATTGCGCAAGTTTCTGGCATCTTCAACGAGTCTGACAGCTTCGGCACGAGATTCAACGAGTCGAGGGCTACGTACGCGCTAGACCGCAAAAACTCTTCACCAGGTGATATTGCTGACTTGCTGCTGAACGGTCCTTACTCAGGCTCAGGCTCAGTGAGTGCCAAAACCCTTCAGGATGTGTTTGGCTCAGCTCCGTCAGATGAAATGCTGCGTGATTTAGCTAACATCAGCGCTATGGGCGGGTCGTCGTACAGCATTCGCGAGCTTCGGTCTCTGTTGAACCAGGGAAGCACTAAGATGCTTACCGGGTTTAACACAGGCTCAGAGATGGAGCGGTTGCAGCGGGCGATGGTTATGCAGATGGTTGCCCCCCTCAACCTGGGCAACGCTCCGGCACCTACTGGCTCCGAAAGTGATCCTCTGTTCGTCCGCATTAAATCCTGGGGAGACTGATGAGCGCACTTGGTGATATTCAGGCAGGAGTGAACTTCGGCACCACCAACCTGATTCAGTCTGCTGCGAAGCTGCAAGCTAACCCGAACCTCGTAGCGTTTGCTGTCAGAAACAACCCTGCTATCGGAGCGGCGTACGACGTGTACGACGACGCGGTGGCTACGCTTGTTGTTGAGCAGCAGCAGCAAGGGCCGAGTCCAAGCGGTGGACTCACCATTAACTCTGGCGTCGTTTACGCCACAGACAAGTTCTTGGTCACAAGCACGGTGGAGGCTCCCAAGTCACGATTTGTGCCTACCTTCTCGTTTGGTGCGCCGAGCGTGTATACCGCTGGCTCGGACACAACAATGCTGCAGATATCAGGGCACACGCTGATCAACAGAGAAGACGGCGACGGGCACAACGCGCTCTACGAGGCGTGGCAGCAGTACTTGCGTGCTGGTGCGCAGCTGATTGGATCAAAGCGTCGTGCTGATCCGTGGTTAGTGCAGTTTGAGTACCGAGACATGATTCGTCGCGGCTACTTGATTGCGATGAACCAGGCCGTCAATGCTGCCGTGCCTGCTCAAGGAGAGCTGGCACTCTCGATGTTCGTTATCGAGTCGATCGACAAGAAGTAATGGTTGACGTTTTCGGCCCGCCGGCTCCGCTGAACCTGCCGACCAACCAGCGTCGGCACGGGCAGACCATGACCACGCTCTTCGAGGACGGAGAGCGGGCCAACCTTAACGTGCTTCAGCGCGACGCCGATGGAGAGCTGGTGGTTGTGGGCGCCATCGCTAGCTTTAGCGATTTGATTCTTGCTCGCGTAGATGAACGAGATTTTGAGCGCGTCCAAACGATCCTGTCGGACAACCCGAAGCTGTATGCGTTTGGCCGAGACCATCGGATTTACGGGGCCTCAGCTGTGCTGCTAGACACGGACCTCACAGACACAATCGAGATCGGCAACAAGAAGTGGACTGGTCGATCTGCGGCCGAGTGGCGTGAGTTCTACAAGAAGTACGCCTCGCTACATGTCTGTGCTCAGAGCCGGTACATGATCCAGTTCTCGTACGCACGCAGGGTCCTGTACGGAGCGATCGTGGACATGCAGCTCTCGAGCCTGAGCATGAAACCGAACGAGGTTGAGCTGCTGTTCAACTTCTACGTCAGTTTTGGAGGCACGGTTGACTACCTCGAATAGACCTCAGCGTCTCGGCAACACAACAGCAGTTGGCTCCCTCAGTAGAGAGTCGTTTATTCGTGTGTTTGCCGGCCGAACAATCACATCGCAGGAGTCGACCTCCAATTTGTTCGGCAACTTGAGCGCTGATGCCCCGTTCACAGCGCCGCGCAACATCCGGTCAGCCTTTCGGGTGAACCCGGAAGTGTTGGTGATCACGGACATCCTCGGTGTCGTGCCGACCGTGGTTGTCGGCACACCCCCAGAGCCAACAGACCCTGAGCCCCCTGATTCCCCAGAGGTCCCGGGCGATACCTACGTACTGCTCTTGCTGGATGAAGATGGTAACGAAATCCAGCTTCCGGTCGCTGACGGCACAGGTAACCTGACAGTACTTGACCCTAACGGCACACCACTAACGATTGAGCCGACAGCTCCTCCCCCGGACGGTGTGTTCTTGGTGACTGACGCCGACGGCTCCCAGATCATCATCACCTTTAGCCTCGCTGACTAATGTCGGACATCACCTACACATCGACGTTCAACGACATCGACTACACCTCAAGTTTCGTCACAGGTGAGCCGACCGAGATCTGCAGCGTTTTCTACCCGACGACGCAGAACGGAGCGGCAGCCTACGGGTGGGCTAGCGGTCGCTGGCCGGTAGTCATTTGGGTTATCAACTCAGGGTTCAACAGCGGGCAGCCTTCGACGGAGATTCCTCCCCTCAGCTGGTTACATCCGTTGATAGACAGCGGGTTTGCTGTCGTCACTGCCACTACTGCGCAGGCTCGTGATGAGGTGCAAGGCGGTCCCAACGGCGCCGGAACGTATAGACCGCCGGAGCTTGCAGGTGTAGGCAACGACTACGACCAGTGGGACGATCCGCTGTTTCCGAACACCTGCAAGAGCGCGGTTCACTTGGTTCAGTGGGCGCGGGAGAACGCCGCTACCTACCAGTTCGATCCCAATGCTGTCGTCATGGGCGGTCGATCCGGTGGATCACTAGGTCCACTGTTTGTGGGCCACGGGCTTGACTGGGCTACATATACAGGAGCCACAGGCCAGTTCCGGTCCGGGATTAGTTCGCGACCTAACGCCATCATCCCGATGCAGATCGCAGCGTCGTACGACGCTTTCGTCGACTCACAGGTGCTCAGGATTCTTCCTGACCGCGCAGCTCCCCTGACTACGACAGCGGCTACGAAAGCAGACGCCCTTGACCAGATCCTGCTTCGAGCTGAGCCGCTGTACTTCGCATTCAACGAGACGGCGTTCCCGAACGTACTCGACTTCTCTGGAACGATGCCGACGTACCAGGTAGCTACTAATACAGTGTCGTTCACTGACCTCACCGTAGATGCCAACGGCAACGCTACGTTAGCTGATAGCATCACTGCGTCCCATGACGGCTGGCAGCACGCCATCTACTGGCGGCGGATGATCGATACAGCTCCGAGCTTCCACCCGCAGAACTCACGCATTGGTTGGCCTGTGGACACTGCGCCTAGCGATGCGCTAGTGCCTGGCGTCCTTACGTTCCCCACACTCACAGACATCTTCGTTGATGTGGCGGAGTGGTTGCCGGGTGCGCTAGGATTGCAAGCACCGAATCTAATCACAACAGCCAAGCCTATTCGAGCTGCCGGCACCAAGCTGCAGGTGTTTCAGCCTAACGAAACGCTGCCTATCGAGTCAGGCGGGACTGGACAGACCACAGCCTTTGACGCTCTGACTGCATTAGGCGGACTGCCCGCCACGTTCGTGCAGCACCCGTACGAACTCTTGGCGGCTGACACCGTGCAGGCGGACAAGAACCGGACGTACATCAAGACGCTGACCGAGCCTCTCGAGCTCAAGGTCGACAACGCGCTTAACGGTGTAGAGCTAACCCTGCTCTTCACGCGTCCGTGGCTTCTCACTTTGCCGGAAGGCACGGAGATCTTCGGGCAGTACGACGAGAAGAACATAGGCGTCAAGAGCGTCATCACGTTCAAGGTGCTCGAAGCAACTGAGCCGTTCTACCAGGCGTGGATCCGCAACTACAAAGTTCAGTCCACTGGCCTGGTGTTCCGTCAGACGCTGGGCAACTACTTCGCCGACGAGGCCGCAGCTCGGGATACAGCTGCTGCCACCCCAGAAGAAGCCGATCTGTATTCGATCCTGGGTGATATGGAGGACTACCGCGACCGTAGCACCGGCAGGTTCCACTTCCGCTATGTGGTGAACTCTGGCGGCCAGACTCGAGAGTGGTGGTTCTACCAGGACTCCAACCCGCTTGATACCTACCAAGTGGTCGAAGGGTACGAACTCGACCAAGTGGTCAACGGGTTTGTGACTACGAACTTAGGGGGGCTATGCCGAAGTGGCTACCTAGGTTTACTGCTTGACGGTCAACCCGGATTCAGCCCGGACTTCTCTGTCAATCCGATCCAAGGTGTATCAGCGTCGGTGGGGGCCACCACTCTTGCGTCTGTCTCTGGTATTCTTCCAGGAGATCCAGGTGTCAACTCTGCCGACTACATCGAACTGTACGTGCTCTGATGGCTACAAGCGACAAGACTAACTTACTGGGGATCGGATCGGTATCGCGCAGCGTTGCATCCTCATTTGTTGAGTTTGCTCAGCCAGACTCGACGCTGGTGCTGCTGGGTGTCGGCCAGTCGAACATGTCCGGTAGCTTAGGCGGTCCGACTATGGACGCGTTAGAGACCGGAGCAGGCGAGCCTGAGGCGCTAGTCGACGGCATCTACATGCAGACGTCCGAGGGCAACATCGTTCCTGCTAGAGTCCCTACCAGTGAGGCTGATCAAGGGCTTGTGGTAGATCCGCTGTTCCACGTAGCCAGACAACTGAAGAAGCATTTAGGGCGCAACCAGCGGCTGTTGGTAGTGAACACAGCTGTTAGCTCTACTGGTTTGGTAGCTGGTGACTGGCAGCCTGGTGGTACTGAGTATGATGCCGCGCTGTCACGCATCAATGATGTCCTGAACAACGTAGCTGGATCTACGTTGTTAGGTATCTTCTGGCATCAGGGCGAGAACGACGCAGCTGATGCTACCACTGCTTACCAGCACTTTGGCCTACTCAAGACACTGATCTCAAATCTTCGGGCTAACATCGTTGACGACTACCTAGGAACACAAGAACGTGTTCCGTTCGTGCTAGGCACGGTAGGGGAGTCCAGTGATACGTTCTCGGATCACTTGGTTGAAATCAACGCCAACAACATGACGGTACCTCATCAGGTGCCGTACACCGCCTGCGCTGATCTACGTGACTTGGACTTCTTAGCTGATGGTGTGCACTACACCGTGGCCGCCAAGCGTGAGATTGGGCGAAGATACGCTCATGCGTTTTTCGAAGCCCTGGCTAACACAGATGCCACAAGCGCCTCCGTACTGGTGCCTACCCCTTCTTGGGTGATTCGATCTATTGCAGCAACGTTCAATATCTCAGACCTGACAGTTGTATCTCCGAAAGACACAGCTCCGGCGCTGTCCGCGTCCGGCGCTAGTCCTGTCGTCGGTGCGTTGAACACTGAGAAGGTACGTAACTTCGGGTATGGGGCGATAGCTGGCGCTCTCGACATAGATGAGCCGATCAAGGCTCGAGGGTACACTATTGCTGGTTGGGCACGTATCGTCCCAATTCCCGGTGCGGTTGATCACCCTATGCTAGGCGCTCAAACCGGCACTGCTGTCGCTCCAGGTCATCAGCTCTCCATTAGGTACGAGAGTAACGACGCGGCAGGAGATCCCATGTTCCGCATCGGCGCTATCGCGGACAATCTTTCTGGGTCTAACGGTGCTAACGAGTGTATCAGCCAGACACTTATCAGTGTTGATCGGTGGTTTCACTTCGCTGTGGTGTCTCTGTACGGCTCAGCCACTGACTCAGCTAAGCACACCTACGTTTTGTACGTGAATGGTCGGTACGAGGACGAGCGTAACCAAGAGTTGGTTACCGCTACTACGGTGCGGATCGCATACTCAGGCACTCCGATCGGAACCCCGTTTCCTGGTACCTTTGATGAGCTGTCCTACTGGCCGGCTCCGTTAACGCATAAGCAGATCTTGGAGCACATGCGAACCACGATGGTCAGCGGCTCCGTAGAGCTTCGGTAATGGCTGACTCACAGGCTGCATTTCTCTACACAGAGTGGAAGGTGTTCCTAGATGGGGTCGAAGTGCCGCATCAAGGCTTCACTGTTACCTTCGGCGTAGATCAGACACCGCAAGCATCGATCGTGCTTGAGCCGGATCCGCTGCTGTACCAGTTCCGGCCGGAGACGATGGTGCACATCTTCTGCCGTGACCGGTTTCCGCAGGAGCTAGGAGACGTTAAAGACGAGGACGCGTTCACGCTGTACTTCGAGGGGTACACCGTTGGCATCCAGCATGTGAAGTCTCCGACTCAGCGCATGGTGCAACTGAGCGCTGTAGGCATCTTGATGACGCTCGACACAGTACGAGCGTTCATGTCGGGCTTAGGCCCTATCTCGTACAGCCCGTTCTTCTCTGGATCCGTACTGCCGCCTATCACTGCTGGTGGGCTAGAGCAGCAAAACGGACTTGGCGTTAGTCCTCTGCTGTTGTCCGCGTTGGTCGAGGGCTTGGTTGATGAAGAGGCCAAGGGCTCAGGTATCGCGTTCCGGGATCCAGAGAAGCTGGAGTTCTCTGATCGCGTCATTCGACTCATTGGCTACTTGTCTAACACCAACGGACTTTTGCGTCAGCGCGTGCTGAGGCAGGGGTTGCTGAACAAGATTGTGTCCTTACCGAACACAGTTATTGGCGACTTGGTGCCGCTGACGATAGCCAAGGAGTTGCTTGGTAACGTACAGAACCGGGTCACGCCTGAGAACTCGGTAATGGATCTGGTGCGGCACCTTATCTCGTACGGGTTCTACCACCTGACGCCCATCCCGCACCCGCACCGACCCAGCAAGCAGCCGCCTCCGCAAGGGGAGTACGCTCCCTTCATCGGTTCAGACAGAGACGAAGCTCGCCTTGTCAAGTTCGGCATCCCTCGGATGTACTACCGGAATGACATGGTGTTGCACCCGGACACGTTCTACGCGCTGCCTCCGCCGTGCAACATCATCTTCCCGGACCAAATAGATCAGTTGCAGATAGGCCGGATGTACCTGGAGGAGCCCACCAGGCACCTGATTCAGGATCCGTTCTTGGAGTCGCAGTTCAACACCTACAGCTTCTTCGCCGCACCTGCAGGTCTCATAAGCAGCTACCTCGACGACGATCGGGAAGGTGCAACACCTGCGTCTGTGTTTAGCACAGGCTCTGTGTTCCTTCGAGGTGCTGACGTTGAGCTTGCTGGCAACTCTGCCTACGCGTACCCAGCTAACGGTGCCGTAGACGCAGAGTCTGCGGTGAACTTGCTCGGCATGATCAGCCAAGCAGAGCTCGAGAAGGGCCTGATCGTGTCGACAGCAGAGAGCCCGTATCAGGCGTTTGCTGCGCTGGCGTACACCAGTCGTGAAGCTGACGCTCCGGACCGTCGGGGTTCTCAGGCTCGTTCGGTTCAGAACATCGGGGACTCGCTGTACCGCGAGACCATGACGCAACTGGCAGAGTACCAGTTAGCTCTGCTTCGCTACCAGCGCTCAGGCTCTGTGACGTTGCTTGGTCATCGCTGGCTGGTGCCGGGGTTCTCTACTGTCATCTTCGACAGCGACGTTTCGTACTTTGCAGTACCCACGTCACTGACCTTCAACGTCACAGCTCAGGGCGCTGAGTCCACCACCCTGCAGCTGGACAAGACGCGCCCCATCCCCACGAACGACATCGACGAGCTGCGACGTTCGCTAGGGGCGGCTGTGCAGCGGGTGACTGAGCTCGTTGAGGCGGCTGAGGAGTCTGTAGAGTCTGTAGCGCAATCAGGTACCGATCCTATTGAGCAGCTGGCTGCAGACGCGGCGTCTGTGCTACCGTCTTTTGAGCAGCAACTGACGAGCATCGCAACGCTGCGCGACTGGCTGTCATCTGTCGAGTTCGGGTTGACTGATATTTCCGTCACACCGCCGATCGCAGGGTCCAAGCCGATCAGCACCAGCTACCTATCTACGCAGGTGTTGACCACTGGTTCGGTACCGTTCAAGGTCGTCAGTGATCCTATACAGCCAGTGATCGCGCAGGCAAACTCAGCAACGCGGACGATGCTCAATATCGCGCGTACGCTGCTGACCCAATACCAATCGTTCATCGCAGCCGGAGGAGGCACTGCGTTGAACCCCGGCTTGGAGGAGTGGCTCAGCTTCCTTGCTCAGTTATCTGGTGCTGGTGTACCTACTTCTGACCCTACGAACAGCGGCCTACTGAACTTGACTATCGGGATTGTCCCGGTAGTGCCGCTGGCTGTTGCTATCGAAGGGTCAGCGAACGGCGCCCTGGTGTCGCCCTTACAAGCGCTCACCCTAGAGAACGCCTTCGAAGGTGCCGTGTACTTAGAGCGCTGGGCCCACTCGGTGCTCCGGTCGGCTCAACTGGTAGCTGAAACGATCGTAGCTAGCAACGCCGGAGACACTGGTGCTGCGCAGACCGCCGTACGACGTCAAGTAGACGACGAACTCACAAAGCTCGTTGAAGACATCGACAACGAGTTCAACTGGCCTGCGCCTCCGGTCTTCTTCAATCGAAAGCTGATCAACCTTCCAGATCTCGATGAGACCTACGCAGGGATCCTAGGCACTCGCGCCCTGTACTCTGTGGGTGAGTACGCAGACGCGGCTGGCAAAGGAGAGATCGGTGCCCTGATCACACAGGTATCAGAGCTCAACGAGCGCCTGGTTGCAGCAACAGGTAGATCAGAGGGTCTGTCTGCCCTCGAGCGGCTCAACTACTACCTGACGTACTTGCAGGGGATCGGTGTGCTCAACGCCATCTACCCCTTCAGCCGGTCCGCTACAACACAAGGCACAGCTGCACCGAGCGCTGCCAAGAGCTGGGAGGACGTGACGTCGCAATCAGGTACGGCAGTGGGTGCGATCGAGTGGGCTCACCGCACGTTCTTCAAGCGTCAGGTCTGCACGCTCGGCCAGTTCCTGGAGGATCACAAGTTGACGCTCAACCGCGTCAACTCCGGCTTCCCGGTACCTCAGCAGTTCCTGCAGATGGTTGCAGGCACCCGAAAGACCGCCGAGACTGGTGGCTTTGAGTGGGACGACTCGATCTTCAGCAAGTTGGTAGACGGCCGCGCCCTCAAAGCTCAACCTACAGTGCAGGGTGTTGCAGCTACGTTGGGCGCGGTGTCAGCCGCCAGCGTAGCAGCCCAGCTGGTAGGCGGTGTCGGGCTTCCTGTCCCCACATTCAACGACGATGTACAACAGACGTTGGATCAAGGGTTCGCTGACGAGCTTGTCAGCGCTGCGCGCAAGAACGCCAGCAACCGCTTCCTGACTACTACCGCCAGGCAGCAGCTGGTGTTGGACTACTCTGCCCGACACTTCGGACCGAGAGGCTTTGACGGGAGCTGATGATGGATCGTGCAGAGCAGGCAGTAGCCGACGCCAAGCTGGTTGAGGCGTACAAGTCAGGGGACAAGGGCGCGCTTAACCAGCTGATCAAGAACAACATGGACCTGCTGCAGATGCGGGCTGGCCGTTATCGCAGCGCGCCGGTGCCCTTCGCGGCCATCCTTGGGCAGGCCATGCAGCTGACAGCCGTCACGGCCAAGAAGTTTGATCCCAAGAGCGACACACGCTTCCGGACCTTCCTCGATTACCACCTTCGAGGGCTGTACCGGTACGTCCAGCAGAACAAGCGGGTTGACCGCGTGCCTGAGCACCGGCTTCTCCAGGTCCACCGCTACGAGTCCCAGAAGAGCCTTTTGCAGGCTCGGCAGGACCGTGAGCCCTCTAATCAGGAGATGGCAGAAGCATTGGGCTGGTCGTCGTCAGAGGTCCAGCAGATGGAGAAAGTCCTTGGCCAGCGGTCCTTGGCTGCGTCTGGTCTGGAGAATGTCGAGGCCCAAGATTCGGCCCAAGCACGATTCGCTGAGACCGTAGATCTCTCTTATGTGGGTTGGACGCCCCAAGAGCAGTTGGTTTATGACTACTCTGTGGGTGCACACGGCAAACCTAAGCTCGCTTCCGTGCCCGAAATCGCTAAGCGCACAGGACTTAGCACCGATGCCGTGTACCGCATCAAACGGAAGCTGGCCAGTGAACTAGACGCAGCGAACTGACAATGGCTGACAAGGACGAGCTACGCACCGAGCCCGTCCTCTTGGAGTTCGAGAAGGTGCGCATCATTAGCGCACCCGATTGGCCGAAGAACTGGCTCGGAACAGGTACGAAGCCCGGCGACATCCTTCTTCTGGATGGCGCTTGGGGTACGGCTGGCGGGATTCTCCGCCTCACTAGTCGGGGGGCGTTCATCAATCTGACCCCGGACCAAGTGTTCCGTTCAGAGATGATTCGCTGGCCCAATAACGTCATCGAAGGCATCACCATCCACGGCGAACAAGTCGAGATGGTTGCTAAAAGAAAAGCCCCGCTGTCCTTAGAGACAGCGGAGCAGTGATCAGAGGTCAGCGAACAGCTCGTCCTCAACCTTGCGGGTCGTCCTGCGCGTATTCTTGAGGCGCAGTGCGGCCCGCAGTGCGTTGCTGCTCAACTCGCTTTCGTAGTACGCCAACTGCCAGGGCTCGAGCTTGATCGCGCTCGACGGGATGCTCCTCCATTTCGCCGGGCAGTTCGTCGAGGAGATGGTGTCTGAGCTCGGTCCGTTCCATCCGGCTAGGGCTGCCGCTATCGACGGCCGGCCCTGCAGCACTGCGTAGTACTGACTGAAGTCCCAGTCGCCGATCAGCAGGTCCCCCTTCAGTAGCAGCTGCCTTAGGCTTGAACGTGCGCTCGTACTCATAGCGGTAACCAAGCTCTGCGAGAGCTCGCGCTGTTCGCCGCTCCCTATCGTCGGCGTCAGTTGCCTCATCACGCAGACTCGACAAGCGGGGTCCTGCACTTTGCCGTTCAAGATGACTGAGCGGAAGACCTTTTGAGGAAGGTCTCGGCGACACAGTCGACAAGTGCGCGAGCCACTGGTCTCGGATTTCATGGGAGTTTTCTTCTTCTTGCGCAGCGCTGTCGAGGACATCGTTGGGAGGAAAGGTGCCAAAATAGACTTGTACTTGGCCAGGCGGCAGAACGCCCATGTCTAACTCCTAGCTAGAGCAGGTAAGTGAAACGGTCATACTACTTATGACGTAACTCGTTACTGATATGGAACAACTTACCCACTGGCTGTTCGACAACTCTGGCTTCAGCCGACGTGATATGTATGGTCCTGACTGGACCCCGGAGCTCAGAGGTTGGATGTTCTGGTCTGAGCTAGGCTCAGGGTTAGGATTTCTCGCTATCACCGCCGCAATGACCGCAGGTGCTTGGGCGTATAACCGAAAGCACCGCCAAGTAGAGTCCGTGTTTGTCGGGAAGGCGCTGTATCTGCTGTACGTGGCGTTCATCGCTGTCTGTGGAGCTGGGCACGTACTTGCCGCGCTCACCTTGCGTGACAACGCGTACTACAACCTGATCACAGCGCAGCGCGCACTGCTTGCTGTTCTAGTTGTGGTTGCTGCGGCTTACGTGCCGCTAGTAATCAGACGAGTTCTCGCGTCCCACACGGAGCAGGACCTAGTCGATGCGGAGGCTGCTGCGCGCGGGGCTGAGCTTCGGTTTGACCTAGTGTTTGAGCAGTCTTCTATTGGAATGGCGCTTGTAGATCTTGATGGCCGCTTTGTGCGCGTCAACCGCGCTCTTGAGCAAATGATGGGCTACACATCGGATGAGCTCATGCGCATGGCGCTCGATGCGATAACGCACCCGCAGGACCTGGACCGTGACCTGCAGCTGATGCATCAGCTGCAGTCAGGCCAGATCAGGTCGTACACAATGGAGAAGCGGTACCAGCGCAAAGATCACGTCTACTTTTGGGCGCGTCTTTCTGTGTCACTAGTACGTGACGAGGCTGGACAAGCGCTAGTTCACATCTCTCAGATTGAGGACATCAGCGAGCGGGTGCTGCATCAACTGAAGATGGCAGAGGTCAACTCTCAGCTGGAAGTCGCAAACAAAAAGCTAGAGGACCAGAACTCAGCCCTTCGGTCGGCGTACCAGAGCTTGCTGCGCGCTGACTTGTCTGAGCAAGCTAAGCAGCTTGCTGAGCAATTAGAGTCTCTACGCCGCGAGGACGTTTCTGATGACTAACCAACCTGATGCATCAGGAACAGACGGGCACAGCAAAGCACTGGTTGCGATCTCTGAGGTGCTCGACAGACTTCGTCGGCAAAATGAGGCGCTGTCTGTGGAGGACGGCAACAGGCGCACTGAAGTGGCCCTAATTACGCAGCAGCTTGATGTGCTGACGTCTACAGTAGGCACACTCAAGCGGGTGGTTCAGGACGGGAACGGCCACCTACCGCTGTCTACGCGCATGTACCTTGTGGAAGAGGAGCTCAGGAAAGCGTTTGCAGGACTCGAAGCTATCAAGAAAGATGTAGAGTCCGACCGCAGAGCACGTAAGGAATCCGACACTAAAACACGCATCGCGCTCATTACCGGGCTGGTGGCCATCGCGACCGCTATCATCGGGGCAGTGGGCAAGGTGCTTTCCTCTGGCTAGACCATCATGGCTGACAACTCTTCTCAGATCGATGTAGGTGAGCTCCTCAAGGAGCAGATCCTCGACTCAGTGCGCGACTTCGCCGCTGGCCTGGAGGGCGACCTTCAGGAGTTCGCCGCTACCATCTCGAAAGACGCGGCCAAGGCTGCGCTTACGGATGACAAGCACGCTCTCGCGCACATCCATGCGCAGCTGCGCCTGCTCGCAGCAGAGAAGCGCATCCAGCTTTCCAAGACTGGTTGGCGTGTTCTTGAGACGACCATTGATGTGGGCGTCGCGCTGCTCTCGAAAGTCCTTCTGAAGATCTGATCTATGCGTACACGACTGCTTACTCTGGGCATCGCTGCCCTGCTAGCTGGCTGCGGCATCGTCGGTACCTCGCCCGTGCCTCCGGCTCAACTGCCGGCTGACGACGTTCGTCCCGGTGTTGTAGTGCTTGTGCAGGACCACGACGCGTACTTGTCTGGCGCCTACGGCGTCGGCAGCTGGTCTGACCTGTCAGAGAATGAGCGCACTGACTTCCTTGCGGAGTCTGCTGCGTGGCTGGCCTTGATGGACACTAACGGCGAGTTTGTCCCCGCCCTGCAGTTCAAGGAACTGGGCTACCCGGTGCTGGATCGGGTCGAGGCGTGGACCGTCGAGAACTACCCGTGGGATCCCGAGAGCTCTGTGGAAGAGCCTTTCGCTCGCGAGTACACGCTACGCACCACCACGCTCGTACGGCGCGTAGTGCAGCAGGCGCTGGCTCCCTAGACCCTGAGGGATCCTGCCGCCTCGAAAGGAGGTGTAGGGGTCATGTAGGCGGTTCCACTGTCGTGAGACAGCGGGGCCGCCTTGCATACTGAGGCAGACCCTCTTTTTGGAGTTGACCTATGGCACCGACACCCGGTGGATGCAGTAGTGAGTTCGCTCTGTCAAAGACAGCAGGTGTAGCCGGAGGCGGCGGCATCTTCGTTACGATTCTCGTGATGCTACAAGGGCCGGACGGGCTCTTGTCCGACGTCACATGGCCGCAGGCGGCGCTGCTGATTGCACTACTTCTCTGCGTGACAGCTGTCGTTGTCTCCTACAACGTCAGCCGTGGTCTGGCGAAGTCTGAAGCGCGGCCCCACGACGAGAAGACGATCACTATCAACCACACCGTCGATTGACGTTTGTGATGGACGTCACCAAGCAGGCAGGAACACCGTTCCTGGACCAAGAGCGCCCGGAGAAGGTCCGAGAGATCTACCGGGCGCTCAAGCGTGCCCACCCCAATATGCCGGCTGAGGTCAAAGCGCGTATCGCAGCTAAGCAAGGCAAGCCTGGCAAGCAGAAGCAAGGCCCTCCTTACAAAGGCAAGCTCGATTACGAGTACGAGGACGGCAAGTGGACGAAGACGGCCGAGCGGCTGAAGGGCGGCAAGGCAGACCATATGCCTGACGCCGCCTTCAACCACGAGCAGCTACGTCGAGGCACTAAGGTCGAGCGTGAGCACACCAGGAGCCGCGCAGTTGCCAAAGAGGTAGCCAAGGATCATCTGACTGAGAGCCCCAATTACTACAAGGCTCTGGCGAAGATGGAATCCAGGCTGCAGAAGCATGCAGTCTTTGGCGGCGCCGGTCCTGGCAATCCGGATCCGGCAGGCAGAGAGCGGGATCAGGCTAGAGCCAAGAAGAACAGGGCTACTCGTAGCCCGCACATGCGGCGGCTGTACGACAAGATGGACGCCGCGTACAACCGCCCTGACGAGGATGATCGCGACGATCCGACCGCTGATTCTGTAGGGATCGAGAAGAACTCTTCGTCGATGCCTCGGGAGGCGCTGCTTCTTTTGATGGAAGCCATGTTGGATGCCCCTAGAGCGGACAAGCCAAAGCGCAGCAAGAAGAAGGCCAAGAAGTCTGAAAGCACGCTGCTGGAACAGACGATAGCTCGCGCTACCAAACGGCTACTGCCTGGTGCTAAGCTCGTACGCTCTGGCCGTCCGATGACTGATATCCTCAAGAAGTTCAAGAAGTCGCAGAGGCGGCAGCTGAACAGCGAGTACTTCAAGTATCGGGGCCAGGTTGTGAAGGCTCCTCAGAAGTCGTTAGTTACAGGCAACCGTTCTCAAGCCGCTAAGGCTTACAAGCACAAATGACAATTCAGAGTGTTAGTGCGGCTAAGAAAGAGCTGCGCCAGAAGCGTGATGGGATGGCGGAGTTCTTCAGCGACCCGCACGTGGATCTGAAGGGCAAGCATGTTGTTGTGCTAGGTAATAGCCCGGCGCTCAACGAAGTTGATCTCGAGCTGTTGGACCATCCCAGCATTGTCACCATCGGGATCAACAGGATCTGCCGGGTGTATCAGCCAACAGCTGTACTGTTCACCGACCCGCCTATCGTGACTGTTGAGGAGCCGCTGTACCGTGCGTACGACGGCAAGTTCTTCACTTGGCACGGGTTTGGTCAGCAGTCGCCTAACAGCTGGATCCTGCAGGAGCGTGTGCAGGACTTACGCTACTTCTTGCTGACAGCAAACACCGGAGCTCCGGACAAGTGGCGATGGCCTAAGACCGCCGAGGACCCTCTCATTCGCCAAGGAACAACACCTCCGTACGCGCTCCAACTGGCAGTGCTGTCCAAGGCGAAGTCAGTGAGCATCCTGGGTATCGACCTGAGTGCTGCTGATCAGGCGAAGAACAAGAAGGACACCCACTTCTACGGCTCTGCGCATACTAACAAGTCGTGGACCTGCCTCGAGTGTCGGGCAGTCGGGGATATGTCGATGATCATCCGGCGCGGTGGTACTGCCATCTGTCGTGAGTGCGGCGCACACAACCGAATGCACAAGTTCCAATCTACCGGCGGCGGTGGTTGGAATCCGAGACACGACAAGTTCTTCACCCCGTTCCCAGCCTGGGCGCGGTCTTTTGGCGCCAGCGCGTACAACTTGTCTCCGTATACGGATACTCCGATTCACCGAGCCAACTGGGCCAAACTGTCTGTAGCGCAACTGCGCGAACAGGCAAATGGCTAGCGTACCGTTACCTCCGCTTCCGGGAACACTCCCGAGTAGTATCATCCAGGCTGGTGCTCGCATCACGCGGCCAGCTGGGTATCGCGTTCGTCGTCTACGTCTGCAGCGCATCCGCACCAGCAAGCCTGGTGTGCTTCGTCCTAAGCGACAAGAGGTGCTTGAGACGGAGCAGCCCGGCGTTCTCTACGGGCATCCGAAAGGGGAGGCGCACCTGTGGGTCTGGCTTTGATCGACGGAGGTCAGTTCTCGCGCAGCGAGCGCTGGTTGGTAGACGGTACGACGTACGCTTACGAGGCAGTAGCGGAAGCGGTCAACGCTTTTGGCACTCCGGTGTACAACGTTCCGGCAACCAAGGGTCGCGCGTACGTAGAGTTTGAGTTGGAGACTGGTCAGTTGACCATCGCCCTTGAGCCTGTTGACGACCTGCTGGCAGACACAGCAATCACAGTGATCTTCTCGGATGACGTACCAGAGTCAGTAGCCACCAGCTGGTTAGCTAAGACCTACGTATCGGTCGAGGCTAGGGCAGGCTTAGTAGTCAGAGAAGATGCGGCTGCCTGATCGGACGTATGTGCACAAGCCGTTCAAACCCGGCGCGCACATAACGCGCCGATGTCCGTTGGACATGTCGCAGGTGTACCGCGTGATGGCGGTGGTTGCGGAATCTAGCGGAGACATTGACTTGGTAGATGTCATCATGCCGGCGTCAACTGGTGGGCGTAATAAGGTGCGCGTGTTCGATGCCTTGCGTGTCTTCTACGTAGGGGCCGAGGAGGATCTTGATCGGTACCTGGCCTGGCTGAGCTCTGGAGCCCTCAAAGCTCAGTACCAGCTGACTCCGCAGCTGTTCGTTATGCGGCAGCCGATCGTCGAGGTCTACCACGACTGGTACGACACTTACATCACCAACAACATTGACCTTGACACAGAGATCGACCCCCCGACAATCCTGCCTGTCTTTCCGGGCCAAGTGGCACACACGGTGATGATGCTTTCCTGGCCTGACCCGACTTCGGTTCTTTCGCGGAAGAAGTCCGCTAAGATCTTCTAAGTAAAAGAGGAGAAGGGCGGCCCCGCCCCGCCCCCGAAGGGACGAGACAGGGCCGCGAAGGGAGGAGAGTTCCTCTTCCTCAGACGCCGAGGGCCTTCTTGATGTCCTTGGCTCCGATGCCGCCGCCGCCGGCCGCCGCCTCGATCTCCTCGAGGACCTTGGCGTTCTCCTCCGCCTCGGTTTCTCGCTGGCCGCTTGAGACGGCCAGGTAGTCGGTGGCGCTCTCCATGAGCTTTCCGGAACTCCGGAACATGCTCCAGAGCCACCAGAGTCCGAGGACTCCGGAAGCCATCCCGAGCACGAGGCCAACTATGTTGGCCACGCTCTGTACCTTGCGCTCGGTCTCGCCGGGCATGTGCCCGTTCGCATCGACCGTGACGAGCAGGTCACGATTTCCGAACAGGTCGTCGGTGGCCGACGAGATGTCGGCCGAGAAAAGGTCTTGGGTGTTGTCGGTGGTTTCCATGATACCTGTTGTGGTGTGGTGTTGCTGTTGCGGTACCATGTGATTGATGTCCACCTACGGGACTACTCACTGGGACCGCACGGATCCGTACGCTGTAGACTTGCCTGCGCTCACGACGAAGAGGGATGCTCGGAGCCATGAAGCAGGAGGTGGACGGGGTACGGGAACCGTCCGACTGCCGGCTACCCACTCGAAAGGTCCAGCCAAGAGGCGGCTGAGCTACCGAGAGCGGCGCAGACAAGGAGTGCCGTTGTCTGCCGCCTGGTTTGAAGACGAGCAAGGCAACGACATGACCAAACAAGCTAAGGTGCTGACGCGAAGACGACGCACCAAGGGTGGGCCCAACCCTGCAGGATTACAGGACAAGCAACATCTCAGTCCTGGTTCCCCTGGGAGGAACGAGCGGAATGTGCTTACGAAGAGGGCGTCCCTAGTGACGAAGCTGGCAGCAGCCACCACAGCTCACCTGGACAACCAAATGCCTAAGCCGAAGCTCAAGCACAAGGTGACAGATGCCGCACAGCGTGGTTACGCGTACGGCCGCATCCTGACGGATCAGGACGTTGCCCGAGCGAGAGCACTGAAACAGTGATGCGTCGCAAGGACCTGCTGGAGAAGATCCCCGGAGGGATTGACGTCCCTGGATTCTTCACATCCAAAGACCTAGTTCGTCTCCACGAGCTCAGGGGGCAGGATGCCTACCGGTCATGGGACGATGCGATCAAGCAGGTTGTTCAGGAGCGGCTGGTCCGCCGAACGCAGAGACTGCGTCGGACCGGAATCATCGCGCCTTCACCGGCCTGATCCTCTCGGCGAACACCTCTTCCCGCATGTCGACCTCAATGTTCAGCGCAATGGCTTCACGGTCGAGGAGCACGGTGAGGGTGCTGTCGAGCAGCCGCAGATGCAGCTGGATGTTGCCGTCGCTTGCCGTGAGGCTTTTGACGGCGTGCGGAGAGATGTCCACCACCTGACCTCTGCGTTGGCCGGCCGCAACTTCGACGGAGTACATTCGGCCGTTGTGGCTGTACTCGTCGCAGTTGACGACTTGTCCGGTCCGGGTCAAGCAGGTGAACTCGGTGTCCTCGCCCGGGAAGGCGAGGAGGGGGTAATCCACTCGAGAGGCGGTGGAAGTGGGCACGGTACTCTCCTCTGTTCTCGTTGTCACAGTGCCTACTGAGGAACACAACGACCCCCTTGGCCGCTGATCGTACCCCGCAAACTAGTAGCAGCGAGGTCAATAGACTCATGTCAGATATAGCCGCATATTTGTACCCTGAATCGTGGTAGACACAGCAGCCTGCAACACCTCTCTGGGGAGGTTCGTGACCCTAGCTCGGACTCAGGTTGACCTGATCTTCGAGCAGCTCGGGTACGACGCTGAAGCGGTGTTGCAGGAGATCATCAACCTGCGCAGTGACGGTCTGTGGCAGCTGACCAAAGAAGGTCCACTGCAAGCCGCAAACGATGCGATTGCTGGAGCGTTTGGGTTCGACATCAGCGCGATCAGCAGCGGACAGACGACATTTAGGGACACCATTGACGGGTTCTTCAACCCAGATGCACTTGGCGCTGCGCTGACTGCGCCCGGTACTGAAGTACTAGATCAGCTGGCTGGTATCCCCGAAGGGACAGGTGCTCCAGTCCCCTCAGTTGCGGCGATCAACCGACGCATCACTCCCCAGCTTCGCAAGTCTCCCCGTAACGCCGGTGGTGACTGCGAGACAAACCTCATCTACGCAACAGCTGGTACCGTCAGCAAAGTAGCGGCTGGTGCAGTGACCGAGAGCCTGAAGAAGGTTTCGGCTGCCCACTCACTGTTTGTTGGTCTAGCCAACCAAACAGGCGGCGGATTCATCGAGGGCCTGTTCTTTGTCGCGCTGAGCGAGCTCGACACTGCGTACAGCCTCGAGGCGAAGATCCTCCGCAACATGCGTTCTCAGATTGACCGCGTGAACGAGGCGGTGGAGAATCTTGAAGACATAGTCTTCGACATCAACCACGACGAGTTCCTCCGTCAAGTAGATCGCGTGTTGCGTAGCGCTGACTTGCGCTTTGCCGGTGTGCAGTCAAGGATTCTTAGCGGTCAACGTTTCAGCGAGGGCGACTACGACGCAGCCAAGGCGTTGCTGCAGCAGGCAGAGGACCTGCTGTGTAATGAAGCTCCCGACCCTCTGCTGACGTTCTCTGTCACACCGTATGTACTGCTGGCGCAGATTGAGGTGCTGCAGGTAGAGCGTGACGCGTGGATGTCGTCACAAGGTACTCGTGAGGAGTACGGCCGGTTCTTGGCTGAGTGGCGTACGAAGCTCAACCAGACTCTACGCACAGACAACTTTCTGGCGCCAGTACTAGACCTCATCCGGTGCCGCATCCGACTGGTTCTCCAGGAGATTCAGGCGACCATCGGACAGGGCGATTTCCTCGTGTACTTCGCGAAGGAGAAGAAGTGGTGCCTTGAGCTCAAGGTACTGATCGAGCTCGTCCGGTCGTCAGAGGAGATCTTCAAGTTCGGTGACTTCATTCCTGATCTCAACGATGACCTCAGGGAGTTCACTGATAACTTCCAGCTGCGGCCTGCGCTGGTGGTGCCGGCCCAGACACTCGCTGTCCAGATAGATAGGTACCTCAAGTTTGCACGCCAGCGACTCACGGACCCGGCGCTGCGCAAAGAAGTAGTCATTGGTATTGGTATTGCTCTGCAATCATTGATCACCCAGCGCATCAGCGCACTCGAGGCCCAGAAGGGCCCGCTGCTGGAGGCTCTGGGTCTTGCGGACTCGGAGTCAACGGCAAAGATCGCTCAAGCTAAGCAGTACATCGAGTTCTTGTCAGGTACAGGACTCACAGAGCTCGCTACAGCTGCAATTCACGGAGATTGGGAGACGTTCTACTCGGCTAGCCCCGTCAACGGCCTGATCAAGGACAAGCTCGGTCTGGATTTGGAACAGCTCAAAGAGTGTTTCTTAGGTAGCGAGAACAACGAAGCAGTAGCAGACCAGCTCGATCAGTTCAACGAGCAGACCCGGCAGCAAGCACGTAGCGGCGCACTAGCTGCGCAGTATGGGCCTGACTCGAAAGAGCAGTACATAGATCAGGTGCTTGGTGGTGAAGTCTCAGCTTCGACGATCAACATCGACTCGATCGCAAGCCAGGGCGAAGATCTGTTTGGCCCGACTAAGAGCAACCCGCTGTTGAAGGACGCGCTAGCCGCAGCTGGTCTGCCTTCCGATACCAGTAACTACGACGATCTGATCCCAGTTGACTCCGCAGGTAGCTACGGTGTTGTGGAGGAAGACCCGAATCCGTTCGGGTTCAACCTGACCACGCCGCCTACTGTCACTACTGGAGATCTGTACAACGCCAGCGTATCGACTCCGCCTTGGTGGTCAGCTGGGCTGAAGTACCCGCTGCAGCCGTCAGACTCCGAGATCTTCACTGGGACCATTCCCGAGCTTCGCCGCTCGTACACCGAGTTCTACACCAACCTGTTGACCAACGAAGCGCTATCGCAGCTGCAAGGTCGGACAGAGTTGACCGCTAGCGAGCAGGCAACCATTGCAAACCTCGCTTCCTCAGGGATCCAGTTCTAATGGGCGACATCACTCAGTTCACGTTCGAGACGGACGTAGGCACCGCGTTTAGCGGCACCAACAACTGGACGCTGCGTACGGAGGACTACGACAACAACGTATACACGCTGGACATCGGTCCTGACCTTACGGATCCGACTTCGTATGTCGAGGAGAAGGCCGGTCCTGTCGCGGTAACGCTACGGACGCACGGCAGGCTCGAGCCCACTACAACCGGCGGCACAGAAGTACCGTTCATGTTCGCTGTCCACGCGTTCTGGACGTTCCGCGCTGGTAGCTCTGCGGTGCAGTTGACTCTCAATATGCATACGCTAACGTCCGACCCCTCAGGGATCTTCTCGGACGATCCGGTGAACTACTCCGGTGTAGACATTCCGGGTGCGCAGGTTCGGTGGAGCAATAACACGACACCAGGAACGTGCTACTTCCGCGACCTAGACCTCCTCACTCCTTCGTTCACTACTTGGCAGGCTGGTGCCCGCAACTGGCCTGACCCGCTAGATGGTGGATGGGCAAACGACAGTGGCCGAGGTCGTTGGCGTTTGGCTGAGCAAGAGTCTGAGAGCGTGTTCATCGACATTACGGATCCGTACGTTCAGTCCAGACTGCAGAGTCAGTCTTTGACCGGAACAGGGCCGTACACGCTGACGCTCAACGGCATCGCCATTGCTTATGACCAGAGTCTCGGCAATGGTGAGCCTGAGGCCAACTTCTATGGACCGGTGGTTCCTGGGTTGCAGTTTGAGGCGTCTACTGCATCTGGGTCGTTTATCGGCACTATCACAGCTGCGTCTGTCACCAAGAACAGCAATGGCAACTTCCAATGGGGCTTTACAGGTTCGCCGTTTGGGTTCCTGGCTACACCGACGCAAACACAGATCACGTTCACTGTTGCGTCTGGAACAGCGCCGACCGCCGGCCAAGAGCTGCTAACGTTCAAAGCGCGCTCTACGGATCCGCTGTTCGAGTTGGCTCAGCAACACCAACACGAGTACCGCTTAGTTGTGTACTCTGATGCCTCCTCGTCAGCTGAAGCGGAGAGCATCGCTGCGCAAGAGGGTTGGGGCACCGCCGTTGATGGCACCATTCCGGGCGGGCTTCGACCGTACTGCTGGCAGAACCCTGCGACAGCCAACTATTTGGCTCAACAGTACCTAGCGCCCACCCGCGAGTCGATGCAGCCGTACTGGGGTCCGCGACTGATCGGTGCACATGATGCCACAGCCGCTGCGTTCACGACTGGCGCGTCGCTAGATGTACCTAGCATCAACAACCCTGTTCAGCTAGACGCAGCTCGGCCTCGTACAGGCATCATCCACTCAGCGCTCAACAACCAAGGTGGCGCAACTGGTGGGGGCGAGGTCTACGAAGCTCCTGGCCTCGAGATCTTGGCGCACAGATCACCAAAGTCGATTCAGTTCTTCTACATGCGCAATCGCAGCGTACAGGAGCGGCATGCTGCAGGTATCTTCAAACTGAACGGCGACCTAGTCACTACTGATGACATCTTCACCGGTTGGGCCAATGCGGGTGGGCCTGCAGAGAACAGCGCTCAGATCTGGAACTTGAACTATCAGAATGGACCGGGGCTGACCACCCGAGTGTCCTACGACTCAGATGTAAGTAGCAGCGCTCACCAGCCTTTAGGGTTTGATTATGGCTACTTCTACAACCGTCAGCCCATCGGGGTTGAGCGACTCCCGTTCTACTATCAGCAGCGGTTTCACGGTGGGTTTTGGCCGCACGAAGTCGTCAACGATTCACAGGCTCCGGTCAGCTCATCAGTAACTAAGTACAACAACTTCACGTACGCGACGTCGGTCTTTTGGTCGCACCAAGGCCGCGCTATGTGGGGCCTGTACCCGTTGGTGTGGTTAGATAACGATCCGCTCGCAAAGCTGCAGTCTCGCGGAATCGCGCTTCAGGCTGAGCTGCAGTATATGTACCGAGGCGGTAGCGGTTCGCAGAGCGCTCTGAGCTCTATCGATAACCAGTTGGGTGATCCGCCGAACCCAAACCTGCTCAATGTAGGAGCAGACGGTATTGGCCGGATCTGGGGGTGGCTCACTTGCGCTGCAGCTACTGGAAACGCCCTGTCTCCAGCTGGAGACCCGGTGCGTGAGCAATGCTCTCGCTGGCTAGATAACACTATCCCCAAGCTCACGTACATTCAGGTGCCGCTGCCCGGCTCCGGCTCGCTTCAGGCGAATTACAGCAACAAAGTGGGCAACTACACGCAAAGCCTGTACGGCACTCGGGCTGCTCAGGCATTGGAGGTCGGTCTACTGATCAACGGCTTGTGGGCAGCGCAGCGTGCGTACTTCGGCTCAGCCACTAACACAATCCCCGGCCTGTTCGGCGATACGCTGGATGTCCGAACTAGCGCAACGAACGTGCTGCGACGACTTACGTTAGGGCTGTGGCGTTACTTTTGGAAGTTCCGCGACCCGTCAGGTAACACGCGGCCTAACTTGCAGGGGCTGGAGAACGCTGACTACATCGCAACTGGTGAGCCGCACGACAACATGCCGATATCTCCGTACTACCTCGACAGCAACGTGCCTTCGAGTGTCACGGATTCAGTTCCTCGCTACTTCGAGATCAGTGGTCTTGACTACACCAACAACGGCCTAGACGAGCGGCCTGACGGTACTAAGTACGCAGCTGCTAACACGCCTCCGGATGTTGACGTGTGGCAGGAGTACTACCCGATCTCAGGCGATAGTGTGTTGGCAAGCGATCCGACCGTTCTGGCCCCGCTGCCTGTGCCTGGGAACCCAGCAGACCCGGCCAACGCGGACTACTGGTTGGACAACGGGTACATCAGCAACGGCGGTGGTGCCCCTTCAGCTAGCTCTATCAACACCACCGATGCGTGGCCTTGGCCTATGTCTTTGTGGGTAGACCCGTACCCGACCTCAGCTAAGCCGTCAGGCTATCAGCCTCCGATCGTAGGTGCGGCTGCGGGGTACAAGCGTGTAGGTTTCTCTGGTAACAAGTATCCCACCTTTGCCTCGAACTATATCGCCATCATGTCGGAAACAGCTCGCTCAAACTTCTTCGCAGGTTCAGAGCGTCAAGAGATGCTCCGAGCTGTGCGCGCGTACTTCCGCAACAAAGCGAACAACTTCTCGGCTCCGTTGTCAGACGTGATCGCAGCAGAGATCTCCAACAACAACGAGTTCCTGATGAACCCCACGAGCGTGGTGATCGCGTGGGCCCAAGAAGAGCCTACTGCTTTCAACGAAAACAACGGCGATCCGCTCCAGCCGGCCTGGCCGCCGACCACTTTCTGATCAAGCGCACATGTCACATGTAGCAAAGTTCTCATTCTCGCCCGCCCCCGGACCTTTCGGTCAGATAGCTCGCGGCGTGCTGCCGCTGCCCAAAGACTTCACGGACGTAGACCGGCTCGCGTTCCGGCGTCCTGACGGCACCCTCCTTCCTACGCAGCGAGAGGTGACGCTGCGTCGTGCGGACGAGACTCCGCAGTCAGTTGAGCTCATCACCTTCGGCAAAGGGCTGCCCGCTGAGCTCGATGTTGTTGTAGCCGACGCGCCGCGGGTTGCCCCGGTCTTGCCGCTGCACCCTGCGATCAACTGGATGCTCCAACAGGACTTTTGGGTCCAGCTCACTGATGCCTTCGGTAATCGATACCGCTCAGACCTGATGATGGACCTTGCCGACACCGGCGAGGAGAACCAGTTCGAGAAGCTGGGGTGTGCCGAGGTCGTTCTCGAGACCAGCGGGACGCTGGTTCCGGCTCCTGATCAGCCGGAGCCTAGCCGGTCGCTCGAAAACGCTGGAGGATTCGTTGCGATGGTGCACGCCTGGCCGAACCAGCCGGGCATTGTCGTTGACATGTACTGGCACACCGGCTTCGGTCCGGAGAGCACCAAGTGCCCGAGCCCGCTCGACTTCGAGGATCTCCGCCTCTACCTGCCGATTGGAGTTGGTGCCGCCACTACGCGCCCGACCCACCACGCAGGGGGTATCGAGACCGACGAGTACGGCAACCGGTACTTCAACCTGATTCGTGCGCTGCAGGGCCCGAATGAGGTGCACCGGATCTACAACAGCAAGCTCAAGCTCTTCCGGTTCGTGATCGTGCCGGAAGGCTTCGAGTCTTTCGCAGCTGCGCTGTCAGTGCTGAACGGAGAGGGTGTCTTCGTTGACGGCACCAACGAGGGTGGTGACCGCTTCTGGAGTGCTCACAACCCTGAGACCCCCATCACGACCGAGGGCTTTGCGCTCCCGACCCTGGATCACGTACCGACACTGGCTAGCCAGGTTGCTGAGCGCGTAGTCGATCACAACCAGCGGCGCGTCACCGGGCAGCCCTGGGATTGGCATTTGGGCATAAACGGCCAATCCATCGGGGCTTTCGGCTACTTGCACCCGAAAGGTGCAGGGTACGGCGGCGCCACCGGCGGCACGGACATCGATCACCAGGAGTTCCCGGCTGAGCTGATTGCGGCGGTACCCGGCGCTGGCGAGTACATCCGGTCTCGCATGGAGTGCATCATGGACCGCCACGCCGGCTTCCTCATTGGGGAGACCGGTAAGCCGTGGGACATCAATGCTTACATGGAGACTGACGGCCGGCTGTTCAACTTTGCGGTAACCCCGTCTCCGGTGTACGACGGGATCATGTATCGCCACTGGGTCAGCTACTCACAAGACCCGTTTGGTATGCGTGCTGAGTTCCAGCACGTCAACCCTGACAAGACCTGCCCGTACGCGCACATCATCAAGGCGTACGGCGCTATCGACATCCAGCACTGGGCGCGCATCAAGCAAGAAGCCAAGGCTCTGACTCAGTTCTGGAACGACCCGATGGCCAAGCGTCTGCTGCAGGACTTGGCCACTCAGGTGCGTGCAGACATCTTCGACGTAGGAACCGGGACGTATACAGCCGCCCTGGGTCACCTTCTCAAGAATAGCCAAGACAACCCTGAGATGGGTACGTACATGGGTCGTGAGCATGGATGGGGCGCTGAGTGCATTGGTGTGGCTTACGCCTCTGGTACAGCGAAGGTCCGGGATTCGTTCCGCAACTGGCTGACTTCGTACCTCGAAACCTGTAAGAACGGCCAGGTGCGCAGCGGAATCCTGTGCGTCTTCAAGTACAGCAAGGAGCTGTCCACCAACGGCTTCAACAACGACTACGCTCCGTGCCTCTCGTATCAGGAGGCGATCTTGGAGTGGGGCATCCTGACCGCAGCCCGCGCCGTGTACGGAGAGGGGTCGTCTGAGTACGAAACGTATCTCCGCGTTGCGTACGATAGCGCTCGTGCACTGTATGATCTGGGCCGAGTTCCTGGCGCAAATGGTCCGTACTACAAGTTTGCGGTTGGACCTCTTGACGCCACCTCTCCCGAGGAGTATTTCACTACACAAGAGCAGGTGCAGGCTGCACCGAAGACCGGGGTGAGTACGTTCCAGTACCCCATCTCGATCGCTACAGCTCTTTTCGCCGGGCGTCAGCTCGGTATCGAAGATCCGGCAAGTGACATGGTGTCGCAGTACTGCTGGGGTCAGGACCCGATGGAAACCCTGGAAGGGATGCAGCTCTCCAACATCGAGAACATCGCTCCGTTACTCGCTGAGCTGCAGCTCCGACAGACAACCGCTTGATACACACAACTAGATGACTACAACAATGAAGCGCACTGCGTCTCGATTCACCACTGACCTCAACGACGCCCGTAAGGCGGGCGAGCTTGGGTTCAACAAGGTACGCATCGCGCTGGATGAGAACCTGAGGCGTGATTACGTGGCTATGGAGTTCCGAGCGAACTCCACGCCGCCGAACCACCCGGCTCTTCGCCACCGCTGGCCCGGCTTCGGCCTCAAGTCTGTGGCTGTCCACCCCGAGCTCGTCGGATCGATCCGCGACACGCTCGAGAAGGCCAAGATCACAGTCACCGGGGCCAAGGCTCCGAAGCGCACCAAAGCGCGCGCCTCGCGCCGCCGAGCCTGAGGTAGCCTCTTCTCCATCTCTCGACGGCTCTGTCTCTCTCACCAGGGGCAGAGCCGTTTTTCGTTGATAGATACGAAACGTCCGCGCACACTTTCCTGACATGCCTACTTCATCACTTCCCACTATTCACCAAGTACGCCCCGCTGGTCGCCGCATCCTCGTTCGCCGGCTGCCGGAAGAAGTAACCACCGAGGCCGGGCTGTTCCTGCCGGCTGACCGTGAGAAGGACGGCGCGTACATGGCTGAGGTTCTCGGCTTTGGTGAGCTCGTCCAGCAGACAGAAGACGGCCAGAAGGTCATCAAGCAGGAAGACGGCACGCTGCACCCGTTGACAGTAGCGGTCGGGGATACCGTGCTGGTGAGCCGCGCGCTCGGCTATCACTTCGAGGGTCCGCTCGAGGAGAAGTACGCCAAGGGCCTGTCGCTGATCTTCGACATGGACATCCTTGCTGTGATCGACAAGGAGCGCACCTACTTCACGCTGACCGCCGAGCAGGTGTACGAGGTCCTGCGTCGGTGTGCGATGGCCAAGGACGTGTCGCTGGCTGGTGTAGTCGATCAGCTGACCCTCATGGCCAATGACCAATGATTGAGCGCGTTGGCGATAGGCCGTTACCTACGTTCGTTGCGTTCTACACAGCAGGCTCTGCGTACAAGGACGAGGCTGCAGGCTTAGAGGAGACGCTTAAGCAGTTCGATCTCAACTATCGAATCTGCGAGTTACCGTGCACCGGAAACTGGTTCTCCAACACCCAGCTCAAGGCCGAGTTCCTGCAGGAGCAGATCTGGAGGCATAAAGAGCCGATCGTGTATGTAGACACAGATGCGCGGATCAAAGCGCGGCCTTCGCTGTTCGCCACGCTAGGCGAACACAACTGTGACTTTGCGGCTCACTACCGACCAGACAAGCGTTTCAACAAGAACAGAGAGCTGCTGTCCGGCACCATGTTCCTCACCCCAACACAGGCTACTCGGGTCCTGCTGCACAAGTGGGTGACGCTGAACAAGGAGAAGCCGGGTGAGATGGATCAGCGCACTCTGCAGCATGTCATCGACGAGGGCGTGCCTGGTCTTCGCGTCAGAGAGCTGCCAGCTACTTACACCAAGATCTTTGACATCATGAGGAACGCTGGGCCTGCGGTGATCGAGCACTACCAGGCCAGCCGTCGTCTGCGTAACACCATCAAATGAAGCGACTCATCTACCAGGTGTATGTCGGTAAAGAGGTTCCGCTCTACGACAAGTGCACCGCTACTGTGGCTGAGTATTGCCGGCGCCACAGCATTGACTACAAAGTTCAGCGTGAGCCCATCCTGCGCATCAGGCCCAACCCCGAGACCAACGGGCGTAGCCGCAACGCAGTCGAACGCCTAGGGTACCTCCCTATCTTCGAGAAGGAGAACGCGCTAGCACTGCTTGGCGAAGAGTACGACCAGGTGGCTATCGTGGATTCCGATATCTGGATCCGCGACAACGCGCCCAACGTGTTTGAGCATCTTCCTATCGACGCGGATTTCGGCGGTGTAGTCGAGCGGCACCTGCCCATCACTCGCCAGTACGCCAGGAAGCTCGACGGGTACTCGCAAGCTCAGTACGGCGATCCGCAGTTCCCGTTCATGAACATGGGACTGATGGTGATGAACGCTAGTCTCAGACAGTACTGCCCCGAGTCACCAGCAGAGTTCCTAGCGCGTCCGGAGTTCCAGAAGTTCGTAGACGGACGTGGCGCGTACAAGTGGAGCACCGATCAGACACTGCTGAATACCTGGATCCGTAGCTGCGGAGCTAACGTGTTCGAGATGAACTGGCACTGGAACGCGCTGTATGGAGCTCTCGAGGACGGAGCTATCGACAAGGCTCACTTCGTTCACTTCTTCCTCAAGGACCACCTGCGCAGCCAGGATCCTGAGGAGCTTCTCACCATCAAAGGCCGACCGCGCGTGTGACGCGCAGCACCATGGAACTCTACAAGTACGGATCGTACGACGAATACGTCAAGGCGCAGGAGCACGGCAATCGCAAGAAGCTCCGTAGTCATTCGGGTGTTGGCATGGAGGTGATGCAGGCCATCAAAGACCGCATCCCCGAAGCTGCCAGTGTTTTGTGCCACGGTACACGCGCTGGCTACGAGCAGCAGTACTTCAAGAAGGCGTATCCCGACGCCAAGGTGCTAGGAACAGAGATTAGCTCCACAGCTACCAGCTTCCCGGACACCGTGCAGTGGGACTTTTCTAAGCCGAAGGACGAGTGGAAGAAGGCGTTTGACATTGTCTACTCCAACTCGTTTGACCACAGCATCTGCCCGAAAGAGACGCTCGAGGTCTGGTTGGGGCAGGTATCCGACGGCGGTAGCTTGATCTTTGAGATGCACCCGGCAGGTCCTGGGTGGAAGCCGACGCCCATGGACCCGCTGTCATACCACCGAGAAGACGTGCTTGCGTTAATCGAGGAGCTTGGGTGGCGCGTCACGGACGAGTGGCTCAGTCCTCGGTTCACGGACCACCGAGGCCGTGCAGGTAAATACACGTACGGACGACCCACTCTGCGTGTTCAGCTGTGACTAACCTGATCTACCAATACTGGCTAGGTTCTCCAGGCATCGGGGTCAGTGCGGGGCGGGAGAACATGCGATCCTACGCCGACCGTGTAGGCGCGGAGTACCGGTTCGCAACCAACCCTACCTGGGCATCTACGCTGTGCTCCGCACCTGAGTACTACAACGCGTTTGAGCCGGTATACAACGACGATGACTTTGGCGAGTACGACAAGATCATGTTCGTTGACACGGACGTGTTCGCAGTCGACGGGCTAGAAGACAGCATCTTTGACGTAGACATCTCGCACATAGGGTTCTGCAGCGAGCCTCACAAGGAGCTGTCGCATCTGACGGCCTCTAGTGCCATCAACACTAAAGCAGACGAGCGCCATGCTTCTGCCGTCAAAGCGCACTACGGCGTAGACGTGCATAGAAATGCGGCAGGTAACCCGCATGTCTTCAACAGTGGTGTGGTGGTGTACACCAAGGAGGGCCGCGAGTTTGCTCGACAGCATTGGCCTGCCTTTCAGCGCTACATCGACGTGATGCGGAAATCCGGCCTTCCCAAGTTCTATTCGCTCGATCAGCCGTACATGCACGCGGCGGTTGCTGTATCGAAGATGCCCTACACACTGCTACCTAGTGGGTGGAACAGCTATGTCCACTACGACGGTGAGTCCAAGACCTCACCCAGAGCAGTAATCGATACGCGCACATCCGACACCAAGTTTGTGCACGTGCAGTTGCGAGGTGCTGATGACCACGACGCTGCCTGGCACCGCACGGTCGTCAACCAACCTGTCTCTGAGTGGGCGTTGCCCTGATGTTCAACGCCTACATCATCACCACCGTCAATGCCTTCGACAGTCCTAAAGTCCAGGCGCTGACGCAACGCTGCGTTGATTCATGTCTGGCGCACGGCATCACTCCTGCGTTGTTTGACGCGGTGGTCCCGGCCACGCTCGAGCAGTTCTACCCGGGTTGGCCAGTTCGAGCTGACTATCGTGAGCGGCTACTGAACAACTACCGACGCAAAGCAGGTAAGGAGCCTACGCCGGAGATCGAGAACCGTATGATCGTGATTCAGCAGTGCATGACTATGTCGCACTACCAGGTACGTAAGTCGATCATTGCCAACTCTTCTCCGGCCATAGTACTGGAGCATGACGCGATTGTTCGTCGCCAGCTAGACGCAAACCAACCGTACAGCAACCGTGTAGTCAACTTGTGCGGGCGTGAGCAGGCCACTCACGGCTACGTCGTCGGACCGGACGCTGCAGCCAGGTACAACGACATCTACGAGACCCTTGGGTTCGCCGGCCATGACAACATGAACCGGTACATCAACAGTCAGGGCGAGCTGAAGGTTACGCCCTACTCTGCAAAAACTGCGGTCGTTGTAGGTAACGCGCGTGATGAGACTCAGTGGGATACTCATCGAGGCGCGCTCAAGACCCACCTAGACTACGTTCCTACTTCCACATCCGGCGTGTATGCCGAGGACTCGAGATGATCAACGCAGATCTAGCAGGGGTGACATCCGTTGCCGAGTTTCACGATTCGATCGTGAAGCAGCAGGAAGCTGCGCATGGCGAGCAGTACTGCGCTATGCACGCAGCTATCCGAGCTTTGTGGTCCGGTAGCGACTGCCGCACCTACAAAGAACTTGGGGTACACCAAGGTGGTTCTGCATCTAACGCACTACTGCTGCAGCCGCAGCCTAAGCGGATCACCCTAATTGACATCGATCTCGCCAAGTACCGCAAGTTCTTGGCGCCGCTAGCAGAGGAGCACTGCTTACGTCTGGGGATTGACCTAGATGTGCGTGAGGTGAACTCAGCCCTGCCAGCGCCTGCAGACGACACGTGCGACATGCTTGTCATCGACTCCATGCACACAGCGAGTCATATGCTCGCTGAGCTGGCTGCTCACGGAGTTCACGCAACTAAGCACATCGTCGCTCACGATACCAGCATCGTCAACGGCCGCAAGAACGACCAGCTGTATCGGGCGCTGACTACCTGGGGGAGGTCTAATGGGTGGTCGGTCTCTGTCCACTGCACGGACAACGTGGGTTTCACTGCGATTTCGAAAGAGGCATGAACGCTTACGTAATCACGTTGTTGGATCAGCGGACCAGCTGCGCCAGCTACGAAGTGTTGTGCAAGTCTCACAAAGACCACAGGAACCAGTTCCCTGTTGCGCAGTTCGAGGCTACCACACCGCTCAACGTACGTGATCAGATGGAGGCCGAGGGTCTGCGTTGGACTTACCCGTGGGACGCAGAGGAGGATGGTCCCGAAGGTCTGCGGCTACACCCCTACGCTACGCGCAACCGAGACGCGCGCATGGCTTGCTTCATGTCGCACTACCGACTGTGGCAGCATAGTGCGGAGTCAGGTGAGTGGATCATCGTGCTGGAGGATGATGCTCGCTTCGTCAAGCATCTGGATCCTGAGCCTCTGACCTATTGCGGCCTGTCCGCTGTAGGAATCAACGACCCTCGTGGCGCTACACGACGCTCTAACGTATTCCACGCTCTGGTGACCAAGGCAGCCGAGGCCGGAGAGCTCGCCATCCCGGTGCCTGAAGTTGATGAGCCGCATGTGCCGCAAGGGCTGGCCGGTCATAGCGCCTACATGGTCTCCCCGAAGCTATCGCAGCAGCTCATCGACAAAGCCAAAGAGCTTGGCTGCTGGCCGAATGATGCGCTCATGTGCCGACAACTGTTCCCTGACATCGGCGTAAGCACCACTTACTACACAACCGTTCAGCACACCCCCAGCACACTCGCATGAAGACGTACGTCATCACGATGATGGAGCACGCGAAGTCGTGTGAAGTCGCAGATCGCTGCATCAGGAGCGGTGAAGAGCATGGAGTAGACGTGACACGGCTTCCGGCAGTGACTGCTGAGGACAATCCAGAAACTCAGTTCGACCTGCTAAAGCTCAACAAGCGTCCGTTCTTGTACAACAACTATTCTCGGCCTGTGCCGTGCATGGCGACCTTCTTGTCGCACCGCCTTGCTTGGCTCGAGGCTGCCAGGGAGGGATACCCTGTTCTGGTGCTAGAGCACGACGCAGTATTCAAGGCTCCGCTGCCTGCTGAGCTGGACCAAGTCACTCACGTCTGCAACCTGGCTCGGCCTAGCTTCGGCTACTTCGATATCCCTGCGGCGGGGCTCGGCGCGTTCCGGTCAAAGCCCGGCGGCTACCTGGGTGGTGCGCACGGATACTACGTCACTCCGGCAGGTGCTGAGGCGTTGCTGGCTGATGTGCATAACGCCGAGCCAGCAGACCTCTACATCAACCGTCGCCGCCTTCCGGAGCTCCAGGAGTACTACCCTTGGCCCATCGAGTGCGAGGACTCGTTCAGCACAATCCAGCACCACCAGGGCTGCCTGGCCAAGCACAACAAGGTCCGCGTCATTGACTGACGCTCGCTAGACTAGGGAAGAGCTCTGGGGCTCGTCTTGTAGCCCCTCCAACCCCTGATTCAGGACCCATGAACGTAAGCGAAGCACTACACACCGGTCTGGTCGAAGGCATCGAAGCCGCGACCTCTGCCCCCTCGCCCGCAATGGCCAAACTCGCTGCTGCCTCTGGGCAGTACGAGGAAGAGCCTGAGACCTTCGGCGATCTTCTGGCCAAGCTCGCCATGGATATGGAAGAGAAGGGCTACGACATGAAGTCGGGCAAGAAGGACAAGAAGCACAAGAAGATGCCCCCGGCCATGCTTGCTCGCATGAAGGGCAAGAAGGACGACGACGAGGATTGCGACTGAGCCGCTAAGGCTCAGCGGCCGAGTCTGTGGACTACGGCATCTTCACCGTCGCCGATAGTGGCGAGATCACGCTAGGGTCCGGGGACACGCCCAAACGTGTCTCCGGACTCAGCTCGTTAGTCCAAGAGGTACTGATCGAGCTACTGTCCGATCCAATGCCTGAGCGCAGCCGGGGAGCAGGACTAGCGTCGATCATGCTTGAGGCCGTGCCTTCCGAGGACGCAGTAGTGGCGAGCAACATTGCCAGCGCTGTCCGGGCAGGCCAGGCCCACGTGTTTGCCAATCAGCAGTTGGCGGACAACTTGACAGCCAATGATCGCCTCCAGTCGCTGACCCTAGTGCGGGCCCAGCGCACGCAGACTGGATGGGACGTGACTGTCGAGGTAACTAACCAGGCGGGCGAGTCCGCCACATTTAGCGTGCCCACCTGATGCTCAAACTAGCTGACGTAACAAAAACTGCGTACGCCTCTGGTTTGGTTGACAAAGCAGCTACGGGCTCGGTCAAGTTCCCTTCCAGCTTTTCCGTGAGGGTACCGCTTAGGGTGCGGGATCTGAGGACGATGGTAGGTCCCGATACGATGGCGTTCGGTCCTCGCAGACGAATGCTCGCTGCGCAACCACGGGGAGCGCGCCTCTCTCCGATTAGCGGTGTCACGAAAGCAGTTGTGCCCATATGAAACTAGTAGATGCATACGCAGATGAGCTCGAGAAACTGGGCGTGCTTCAAGCCGCTGCGTGGCCCGCGTTCACCGGGCTGCTCCGCGTAGGTGGAGCTGCACTTAGAGCAATGAAAACCAAGGGCTTTAAGAGAGGTCTGCAGTCCTTTGGAGGTGCCGCTAAGCGGCGCTTCACCACGAAAGCCGGCGCCAAGACCTTAGGCAGAGAAACTGCGCAGGTGCTTAAGGACAGTGTGAAAGATGCTGCTATTATCACTGGTGGTATGAGCGTAGGGTCAGCCGTTGGTCGCGGGCTGGGCAGCGGTAATCCGCAGGGCAACTACCGGGCGTACTGATGAGCGACTTCAGGAAAGAGGCGGCGGCCGGGCTGTTCCGCGCGTTCAAGCAAGGTTTGACAAGCCAGGCCAGGAATATAGGCCCTGCGGTCAGCAGACGCTTGGCCGCGTTCAGAGCTGCACCTCTCAAAGAAACTAAGGCACATCTTGTTCGCAACAAGTGGCCTTACGGCCTCAGCGTCGGTTTGGGCCTTATGAGCGCTCGAACCCCTAAGCCCCCGGAAAGTTGATCCATGGCAGAGCTTGATCCCTGCACAGGCACGCCCGTAACGGGTGCAGGCCAGACACGGCTGTCGCAGATTGCGGCGTCCAGCCTAGGGATCACGCCGTCCGGTGTGTTTGAAGGCACGGAAACGCTGCCCTCAACATCGATACCAGTTAGCCCGCCCATCACCAACACGGGAGGTGTAGTCGGCCTGTCCTACGGGTTCGGGCTGACTGTTTCTGGAGGTGCGCTGACCCTCAACGTCAGCGACTTCTCGCCCGCACCTCACGCGTCAACGCACAGCCCTAACGGCTCTGACCCGCTAGTAGCCTCCGCGTTCTCAGGCTACTTCACGCCCCCGGTCGCAACTGACACCCAAGTTGGTGGTGTCACTATCGACGGGCTCGGCCTTGACCTCCTGGGCGACCAGCTGTTCGTCTCGGTTGCGGCAAACCAGCCTGTCCAGCTCATTGGTGGCGCTGTTGACTTCGTCACGTCTACGTCGTTCACGACAGGTGGTGGCGGCGCGCTGGAAATCAACCCGGCGTCTGCGTCGGTGCTGGGCGGCGTCCTGCAAGCGAGCCCCGACCCTACGGTCCTGGTCAGTGTCTCGGGCGTGCTGTCGCTGCCGGGCGTCGCTGCAGGGGCTGGCTCCGGTGCTGTGGTGCTGGACACTACTGGCAGCCCGCAACTCCGCCTGTCCAGTGCTTACGAGTACACGAAGGTGCTGTCGCCTGGTCAGGTGCCTCTGGCCACTGCGAGCTCACCCGGCTCGATCATCGTCGGGTCCTCGTTGGCGTACTCCGGCGGTGTACTAAACCTGCCGAACCCGCTGACCAGTCCGTATCTGCCGCGTGCTAACGGTACTGGGCTCGGTGCGGTGTTCACTAACGCATCGTCCGGTCTCAGCATCTCGCAAGGTGCGGTGGCCGTGGACTTGGACGGCGGTTCGCTCAGCCTCGGAGCGAGCGGCCTCAAGGTCACTGACGACACCTACGTTCCGCTCGGGGGCACAAGCACCAACGTCAGTGGCACGATTGCGTTTGATGACGCGCTGGCACCTGCCATTGACCTAGGCACGAGCCGTATCGTCATGAGCGGCTCGCCGTTCGTGGCAGCTGGCCTTGATTCGCTGCTGACGCAGAACGAGATTACCACTCTGATCTCGGCAGCATCGTACGGACTGACGATTCAGTGGCACGAGCCGGTCCAGCTAGTACCGGACGGTGTGTTCCCGACGTCATTGACAGCCAACACGTACTACCTGACGTCAGTCGACTCAGCTACTGCGGCGCCTGGTGTTTGGAGCGGCAACAGCTGTGCCTTCGCGTTCTGGGACGGCACGAGCTGGTCGTACGAGACGCCCACGGTCGACACGCTATTCACTGTTGCGGAGACAGGAGACCTGTGGCTGCTTGACGTGCAGTCGCCGTCGTCGCCAGCGCGCACCTCGTTCGCCATTCGCTACACCTTTGGTGACGAAGCGACTGCTGACACACCAGGCATTGCGTCGTTCCCGATAACCGGGGGCCTGGCCGTCACCGGTGGTGAGGTGACGATACGGGCGAACACCATCGCCGACATGACTGGACTGACGCTCGCGTCTTCAGTCAGCGGAGGTCAGACGCTCAAAGTCTCTCTAGCGCCTAACAACTCCCCGGGCCTCGACTTCGACCAGCGAGGCAACCTAGAGATTGTCGATGGTGGGGTCACCACCACTAAGTACGGCAACCGGTCGATCACAGCTGTCAAGCTGCTGGCGGATCAGGTCATCGGCGGTACGGTTGACTTCCTAGATACGCAGTTCGACGGGCTGACGGTCAAGCTCGCCGGAGACATCGCCGACTTCCGGATCACAGGCAATCCAGTCAGTGACGCCACGCGCCCGTTGATCCACACGGAAGACGGCATCTCTATTGCCCAGGAGTCGATCAACACCGACGCCTTGGTCGATCAGAGCATCACGTTCTCCAAGCTCGGCCTGCCGGCTGATTCAGGGCTCGAGGACGACGACACAGATCTGATCCGTATCAAGCTCGCCAGCGGCTCGGGCCTCAACCGCACATCGAGCGGGTTGTCGATCAACATCCACAACCCCAGCTCGGACGGCACCATCCAAGTTGATGACTCGACGGGTGGCATCCGCGTCCGCGACGGTTCGCTGACTAGCGCTGCGTTTGTCAGCGGCTTTGGTGTTCCTGCTTCGGCTGTGCCCAAGGAAGCGCCGCTTGTAGCTAATGCTAGTGGCAACATCATCATCGATGTGGCATCGCCGATCGGTGTAGTTGCTGATCAACTGGCCATTCTGCCTAACAGCATTACATCAACGCAGGTGGCGGCAGGTGGACTGAACGCTGCCTCCCTCAATCTGGCTTCGCCTTCTGGCATCAAGGGCAGTCCGATCTCACTGGACGTCAACTCACCTGAGTTTGCGTTCTCTGGCAACACGCTGGTACTCGGTACCGTCACCGGGTCTAAGGTTCAGCTGGATAGCCCGTCGGGCCTGACATCAACAGCTCAGGGGCTGAGCCTGGATGTCGGCACCGAGTTCGAGATCGCGGTCACTAACGAGCTCACGCTTGCTGACGAGCAGGTTGGGTTCGCCAAGCTCGACCTTGCCCGCGTCCGCGCATCCGGCTCGAGCTCTCCGCTGCTGAAGGCAGTGGGCATCGAGCAGTTTGCTGGCATCAGTCCGACTCCGGCGCACTACACCGCCAGCCCGTCGGCGTACCTGCTGTCGCCGAACGCAGTAGAGCCTGGTTGGCGCGTTGCCACTCTTGGTCGCGAGCACGAGGACTACCTCGGACCGGACGGCCAAGGCAAAGGCACGATCGAGGCGCTGGGTATCTCGGTTCTGCAGAACGGCGGCACGCTGCTGTCAGCAGATCAAGATCGCATCCATCGGATCGTCCCGACCATCAACTCGATTGGTCTCCGTCATCTGGCACTTGGCGCGACGATCCTCGAGCCGGTTGACTCTAACCGCCTGCCTACTGGCCTTGGCTCGTACAAGTCGTTGGTGCAGTCAGGGAAGCTATCGAGCTCACCTGTTACCGCCAAAGGATGGAGCCCAGATGCGCTCTCTGCTGAGATCATTGCAGTCAAGGTGGGTAGCGGTCTCACCATCAGCACTGCTGGCTTCGTCGAAGCAGACGGCATCACGGTCGGCTCATTCGGGCTGGTCAGTGCTACTGATGAGTCAGGGCCCGTAGGTGTTAGCGCGGCCCCGCTCGGTGCGCTATCGCCTAGCTCGCCGGACTCTGCTTGGGGCCTCAAGTACGACACGGCGTACTTCACTGCTACTGCTGAGTCAGGGCTCGGGTTCAACCCGCCTCAGAAGCAGCTGTTCACTGGAGTAGGTATTCCTGCAGTCAGCAGTGGAACGTACTCATTTGCAGTCGGGTCAGGATCCGACAATGTGCTTGTCGGCGACTCAGTCGAAGTATCGATTAACGGTCTCACGATCGATGATCGCTACTTCAGCTATGACCTCGCGGACACGACGCGCACGGTCGAAGTGCACCGCAGCATGTCGCCCACTAGTCCGTCGTACCTGAACCTGGCCTACGCCCTGTCAGGCTCCTCACCGTCTGACGCAGTGCAGATCCGATACCAAACTCGCCTAATCTGATGAGCAAACCGTACAGCATCCCGGACTCCTACTACATCGCATGGACCAGCAACAACTCAGGCGACAGCCGCCCCCGAGGGGTTAGCGGCTGGAACGAGAATGAGTTGCGAGAGTTCAGCAAGGCCGATCGTGATCGGCTGTTGACCGCCTATCGGGCGCAGCTCGTTGTCGTCAACCGCCGCTCTTCGCAGGTTGAGCACATCGGTAGCAAGTACCCGCGCCGCCAGTTCGAGGAGCTCCGGTTCCAGACGCTGGCTACCGGGGTTGCGCTTCCTTGGGCCGCACCTTCGGGTACAGTAGGCGTTGCCAACGACTCTCCCTCGAACCAGTTCACGTTCACAATCCCTCGTGAATCGAACCGCACTCGCAGAGAAGACGGGCGCTACGCAGTGGTGCAGGATGGCATCACTGTCGCTACGCAAGACGCTGACTCTTTCAGCGATGATGGCACTAACATCACGCTGAACTACGACACGTCGGCTCTAGGGTCTGGTAGCTACGCGATGTCCATTGCGTGGCTCAACCCTAACGGCAGCGGTCAAACTGCCCCGACTGCTGCTTCGCCGTCTAGCCTGACCAAGCCCTGATGCAGTTAACGCTCAAGCAAGTTGCGGACGTAGCAAACGAGCTTCTGCTGCGTAAAACAACAGCACCTGGGGGAGGGACCATCGCCCAGGTGGTGCTTGGGCAGAAGACGTTCACAGAAGGCACGGAGACAGATCGGACCTCAGAAGCACCGAGCACGCCCGGCCGCTTTGATTCGAGCTCCTCGATCGCCGCACTTGCTCTGTTTGGTGCTGAAGGTGTCGGTGATCTCACAGCCGGCGCAGGCTTCTGGGGCGGACCGTCGGCGCCCACTGGTTCGATCTGGTGGGTGCCTGACAACCCGTTCAACCAAGACTACGGCCACTTCACGCTGCGCCAGAGCCGAGGCTCGCAAGGCTTCGACCCCGTATCGAACAGCGCAGTTCTGACTGGCCCTGCAGGCATTGAAGCCTACTACCTGCAAGTGCCTATGGGCCGCACTACCGCGAGCCCCGGTACAAGCCCGGCCAACTACATTAGCGACACCGCCGCGCTGTGGCCTCCGTCAGAGGTTGGGTACGCAAAGCTGTTCAGCCGTCCAGGCCCGTCTCCGTACTTTGATTACGCGAACCGCGAGCCGGGCCTGGCTATCACCTCCAGAGATCTGTCTGGCGTGGTGCGGACTGAGACGCTGCTGACGATTGAGAAAGCTGCGCTGATCTTCACGAGTCCGATCGGGTTTAGTCCCGGTGGTACGTACGTGACGCAGGCGTCGCTTGATGCGCAGCTGTCCACATACCTGCAGTCGCCCGACCTTCCGCCTGGCTCAGCACCGCTAAGTCCGACTAGTCCTACGTACGTGATCGCAGCGGCATCGCCCGCGCTGGGACCGTACGTGCTGTGGGCAGACACTGCTTCCGGCCAGCTGCGTCAGCGCAACGCTGCAGACACCGGGTGGGTGACGCTCGGCCTACTCGCATCATCAGCGGTAGGTGGTCTGTACGACAGGACATCCAGCTTCACGGTTGACCAGCCTGGTATGTACACCGTGTACGCCTCGCCTTCTCCGGTGGTTGTGACACTGCCCCCTACTGCCACATCGGATGGCTGGGTGGTAGACATCAAGAAGATCGATCAAAGCGGGAACTCGATCACAGTTCAGGTCGACTCCAGCCCGGAGTTGATCGACTTCGTAACGTCGACTGAGCTGACTACAGGCGGAGACAACCTGACCGTCCGCTGCGACGCGGCCAAGACCACCTGGTGGGTGAAATGACATACCTGAAGTCGATTGAAGCTGCCATTACCTCTGACCAGCTAGACGCTTTCGCCCGGCTTCGAGTATCTGAGCCGTACACGGTCTTCGACTCGAAGCAGATTCACGACTCGCAGGCGCTGTTCTGGGACGATCAGGAGACGAGCGGGTCGGGGACATCTTCGTCGCACGGAGCGAACACGGCGAGCACGACCATCGGCGTCGGAACGACGACCGCAGGCGTGCGCGTGCGTCAGACGTTCATTCGCTTCAACTACCAGCCTGGTAAGTCGCAGCTCATCTTCGCGACGTTCGTGCTGGACAAGTCGGGCGGCGGGACCGGCATCACTCGCCGGGTCGGGTACTTCGACGACGACAACGGCCTGTTCCTGGAGGACGCCGAGGGCACGTACGGCGTCGGCGTTCGGACGTTCTCGTCGGGCTCGGCGGTGGATACGGTGGTCGCGCAGGCGTCGTGGAACATCGACCCGCTGGATGGTACCGGCCCGTCCGGTATGGTGATCGACTTCACGAAGGCGCAGATCCTGATCATCGACTTCGAGTGGCTCGGCGTCGGTGCGGTCCGCTTCGGCTTCATGATCGATGGCGTGATCCACTACGTTCATCAGGTCAACAACGCGAACAACCTGTCGCAGGTCTACATGAGCACGCCGAACCTGCCGGTGCGCTACGAGATCGAGAACGACGGGACGGGCGCGGCCTCGACGCTGGAGCACATCTGCTCCTCCGTAGTGAGCGAGGGCGGGCGTCAGGACACGGGCACGCTGCACTACGCGAGCACGAGCGGTACGCACGTCGATGCCAACGCGGCGAACACGGTGTACGCGATCGTCGGCATCCGGCTGAAGTCCGGGCAGCTCGACTCGACGGTGGACCTTGCGCGCACGTCGATCATCGACCAGACGGGCGGCGACTTCGAGTGGCTCCTGATCCTGAATCCGACCGTGGCTGGAACCTTCACCTACGGCGATGTGGCGAACAGCGCAGCGCAGACGGCGACGGGTGCGACGGCGAACACGGTCACGGGGGGCACGGTGCTCGACGGAGGGTTCATTGCGGGAGCTAGTGGGTCAGCGTCGGCCGGTGCTGTCGCGGTGCTCCAGAGCGCTATCCGGTTGGGCTCGGCGATCGACGGGACGCCCGACGAGATCGTGCTGTGCGCTCGTCCGCTCGGGACGAACCAGGACATCGAGGGGTCGATTACCTGGCGTGAGGCTCGGTGAGCTAAAAAAGAAGCCTTGGTGGTGATCCTGGGGGGACTCGAACCCCCACGCCCGAAGGCTGCGGATTTTAAGTCCGCCGCGTCTACCTATTTCGCCACAGGATCGTTGGGTGGCTCCCCCGGTAGGACTTGAACCTACGACATTCGGATTAACAATCCGACGCTCTGACCAACTGAGCTGCCGGGGAGTGGTGAGTGCGGCAGGGCTCGAACCTGCGACATGCTGCTTAGAAGGCAGCCGCTCTATGCGACTGAGCTATGTACCCGGTGGTGGGCCGGCCCAGACTTGAACTGGGGACCGAGCGATTATGAGTCGCCTGCTCTAACCGACTGAGCTACCGGCCCGGAGATGAGGGTGCTGACTTCCGCAGATACATACAGGTCAGCGGCTGTACGGCGTTCGACTTGCCGAAGCAAGAGAAAGGAGGGAGACTCCACCGCCCCTGCACCGGGCGGCATGACGGGTACCGAAGGACCCTGGAGCCTTACTGCGCAACACGTTCCGGCTCTTGCGGCTTACCAGTTGAACGTGTCGGTGCATGGTGGGCGATGGCGGACTCGAACCGCCGACTTCTTCCTTGTAAGGGAAGCACTCTACCAACTGAGTTAATCGCCCGGGTGTGGTAGGTGCGAGGGAGCCAGAAATGCACTACCTTTGCACCCATGTTTACTCCTAGAGATGGCGGAGGCGGAGGGATTCGAACCCCCGGACCATTACAGTCGCCGATTTTCAAAACCGGTGCATTCGGCCGCTCTGCCACGCCTCCGTGGTGGCTCCCCCGGTAGGACTTGAACCTACGACATTCCGCTTAACAGGCGGACGCTCTAACCAGCTGAGCTACGGGGGAAGTAAAAGGAGTGACGGACGCGCCGCCACTCCCTGGATCGTACTTGGGAGTGCTCCCTTGTGCCCGATCCAAGCACAAGTTCTGCGCATTCTCCCGCCAGCAGGGAATCGACACCCGCTGGTAGCAAATTTAGTCGGCGCCACCCGGACCGTTCTGCCGTCTAGTCGATACGTCACGAGCAGAAGAGTATGGACGGGTCTTCCGGCGACCCGACAGCTAACAACATCATCCCAAGGGATAAGCCGGAACATCCCCCTAAGGACAGCTGCGTGCGCAGTTGGACTGACCGCACACGTGCACGGAGCCGGCGACAGGATTTGAACCTGCAACCACCTGATTACAAGTCAGGAGCTCTACCAATTGAGCTACGCCGGCGAGGAGGAGGCGACGGTTCAGCTCCCTGGTAAGAGCGCGCCGCCTCCTGTGTCGGTACCAGGATATCACTCAGTCCCGACGCTGCTGAGTGCACTCCAGCAGAGAAGTGTTCTACTCATTAGAAAGCAACGCCGACATGGAACGACACTGCTTCGAGTTGAGTGCTGTACGACGCGCCAAGCGCCGCACGGTTGATCAGCAAGTGCGAGCCTACGTTGAAGTTCACACCCGCTTCCTCGTCACGCTTGGCGTGGTAGACACCATCAGGCCCGTTGAGGATACCCGTTGGATCATCTAGCACGTCGTACGTGGTCACGCCGCCGTAACCTAGACCTGCGAACAGGCCCCAGTCCACGGTTGCGGTATCCATGAGCAGTAACGTGGGGCCAACGTTGAAGGCCCACAAGTCACGCTCTTCACCGACTACCGGGTCCCCGAAGGGGTTTCCGACGAAGTCGTACTCCTCGCGATGCTCAATGGTTGCTTGGAGGTTGAAGTGCATACCGACACGATGGTTCGTGCGGTAGCCGTAGAGGCCGAGGCCCCAAGCTGTCGACGTATCCGACGGCGTTGCCGTAAGATCAAAGACGGCGCGTGCACCGTCTTCGACCTTAGGGGTGGCGCAGCCGCACAGCAACAGCAGTACGACCGCCCGCCTCATCTGAGCATCCTCTCGCGGATGACAGGAGGGTATCGGTGAGGCTTTTTCTTTACCTCTTTCCGGGCCTGCTTTTGTGTGAGCTCGCCGTACGAGACGCGCAGGGCGAGCTCCTGCGTGTAGTGACTCTGCCCTTCTTCGGACATCTCCCACGCACGGCGGAGGCTTCCGAAGAGCTTGAACCCTATGAACAGCAGGGCGAGCACCACTACGGTGCCCCAGTGGTCAAGCGACCACTGGGCGAGGTCGACGCCCAGCTGAAATCCCGACACGACGAGTGCCGGGAGTACTACGAACAGGGCGGCCACGATCAGGGCAACGAAAATGTGCCCTGTCAGTAACAGGGCCAGCGCACACACGCCGGCCAGAATTAGACACCAGATCATGGTTATTCCTTTCTGCTGGAGTACACGATCGGTCATCTAACTCTTGCCGCATACTGCGACAGTTTTGGCACTATTTGATAGGCCTAAAGTCCGGCAACGTAGCCGTCACAACGATCGATGATTCGATAGCGCGAATGACGACTTGCTCTCTAGCGCTGTCGGGTGAGCACCGCATTAGCAGGTCTCTAACCCTCTGCAGAGTCATCAAGTCAACGTTGTGGTGATCGTCGCAAACCACTGCGAGCGACAGGCGAAGCAGCCCATCATCGCTGACTGCAAGCGACGGCATGGCGCCGTGATTCAGCGCTTGTAGTTCGCCTAGCAACTGACTCAGCGATTCGATGGCAGCGAGATCCTCGTCCGGAGGTTGCGGCCCCTCACCGTCGGTAGCCGGATCCTGGTAGTCCTCCTCCGCATTTACGAGCTCAATGCCGGGCTCGCCGAGGTCTGCAAAGTCCTCCTCTTCATCCTCCGGCTCGTCCGCGTCCGCCATCGCAGCGCGCAGGGCCACAGCGGTTAGGCCCACAGTCACCCCCGACTGGAAGTCCTCCTCTGCTTCCGTCTTCTCCCCGTCCAGCGCCGCCTCGAGCGCGGGGTAGCTCCCAGTGACCAGCGCCACCAGCTCCCTAGCGTCCATTCCCTCGATCTGAGCTTGCTGCCCTGAGAAGGTCTTCTCGATCGCCTGGATGAAGTCAATGTCCGGGGGTTCGAGATTGAACGCCCCGAACGGGTCATCTTCGAACTCTACAGTGAGTGCGTAGTACGCGTTAGCGAGGCCGAGAGTGAGGCCACGAGTGCTGTGCTCGCTCTCTGAGTCCAGGGACCGGTTCAGTTGGTACAGCACCGGGAAGTACTCTTTTGCCGCGTCTGCCAAGTCATCACGCACCGCATCGATCGGCTTAGGGATGTCTGTGGCAGCCAAGGCTCGGATCAGCTTGTTCATAGTCTCTGACTAACTAGGGGTCTTTGCGGCTCAGCTACAATCGATTGAGCCCAGTAGACTTACGCGAATGGCGACGATCAACGATAAGAACCGGTTCAGTGTGCCCGTCGAGGCCCTCGTCCGACAAGTCCTGCGGGAGCAGGCACCTAAGCTCAATGTCGGCGCTGGTTCTGCCGTTCATGACATCCTCATCACGCCGGCTTCGCTGTTGTTCCAGCGGTTCCGAGACCAGACGAGGGTCATCCAACGAAACCAGTCGTTGGCCAACTACGCGGGCATGCTCCCTGAGGAGCTCGACCGGCTCGCGGCCAACTTCTTGGTGGATCGTCGCCAAGGCGAGAAAGCTACGGGATCTCAACGGATCGTGTTCGCCACAACACAGGCTGTGGAAGTTACGACCAACGTAGTGTTCACAGACGATGCCGGCCGCAGATTTCGGCCGATTTCTCGTCAAACCTTCAGCTCAGCTGCGGTCGCTGCGAACACGATCGCCAGTACTGGTGAGTTTTTCGTTGATGTGAACACCATCGCCGAGGACGTCGGTGATGAGTACCTGGCAGCGGCTGGCGCAGTCACTGGGGTCACAGGGGTGCCTGGCGCGCTCCGCACCTTCAATCCCCTGGCCTACTTCGGTGCGGCCAACCCGGAAGGTAACGCTGAGCTCTTTGCTCGCATCAAGACGTCAGTCACCAACCGTGACCTGGTCAAAGCGGTGGCTATTGAGTCAGCGATCTTGGCCCAGTTCCCGACTGTGAAGCGTGTGTCGGTCCAAGGCTTCGGCGACCCGCTGATGACTCGCGACGTTGCGCAGATAGCTCTGGCTGACCAGCCGCTGTTTAGCCAGTCGTTCTGCCAGAAGGTCAACCTGCCGCTAGACGCTGATGGCAACGTGCAGTGGACAGACACCAATGGAGACCCGATTACAGCGCCGGTAGGTGGGTTTGTGGGTGCGGTGTATGACCTGCTGGGTCTCAATTACAACGCGCTGCAGGTAACACAGGATGGCGTCACGTTCGAGCAAGTGTCTGTACAACAGAACTTTCGGTTGCGCTTGCTGAACGAGGACGACCCTGACTTCGTCAACAACGACTACAAGATTGCTCGAGTAGAGGAAGTACCGGTTGCTCCGGGAGGAGATCCGGTCAAGGTGGCCCGCATCGATCGGCCGTTCAAGGACACGTCTACGGTCAACGTGGCCACCAACCTAGCAGACAACCCCTACCAGCTGTTCGGTTTCTACAACACCAACCAGTTCCACATTGGCGGCAAGGTCGACGTGTACGTGGAGTCGTCCGCCGTCACTCCGGCTGAAGTTGTCATCTCCAGCTTGCCGCCCGCTTCCACCGACGCAGATGTAGATGTCAGCGAAGTGCCGTTGACATCTACGTTCGTCAACTCAGCCGGCGTCAACCTCTTCGAGGACGGCACCGGGTTCCAGGAGCCGGTGCAGGCCATCGTGCGTGTTGAGCAGGTGGACGCAGTTGACGAGGACATCGTCATCCGCGAGCTCGAGCCTGACACGCACTACGCCCTGGTGCGGCAGGAGGTTCGTGGTCGATTTACAACCGCAACCTCTGATGTTCTAAGGATTTACGGCTCTGAGCCGGTGCTAGACGGCCTCGGCAACGTGCTTGCAGAGATCCCGATGTTCATCGGTACCCGGATCAAGGTCACGTACCTCACCAGCCCGGACATCCCGCTGATTGAGGCGTTCCTAGACAACGCCGATAACCGGGACATCACCAAAGACATCCAAGTCAAGACGCCAGTTACCGTCATCCTTGATGTTGAACTGACGTTCTCCGGTGATGCCACGTTGCAGAGCGTTCGTGACATCATCACTGAGTACATCAACGGCAAGCCCTTTGGAGAGGCAGTGACAGTCAACGAGCTGGTCACTGTTCTTGCACTGTTCAATGTGCAGGACGTAACGATGCCTGTGACTTTGCGGTCTCGATACGACACAGGCGCTGGATCGTTCGTCTTCGCCGAATCAGAAGACCGCTTGGCTCTCGATCCGGGCCAAGTCTGGGCTGCCGATACCGATCTCAGTATCACCAAGGTCTGAGCTGGTGATCCCCACCACCATCTAGTAGTGTGCAGGCGGCTCAAGTTATGGGCCGCCTCGCTGCTTCTACAGACAGCTTTAGCTAACAATGGGAAAGACGTTTACCGCCGTCCAGGTGCTCCGTGGCTGACGACAAGACCTTCGATCCCAACCCGCTGTTCGACTACCTCCCGTCGATCTACCGCGACTTCTACGCGAATCGACCCGAGCTCACAGCGATTTACGAGGCGTGGATCCGCGCCCAAGACAGTGACTACGCGAAGCTGTTTCAGCTTGATGCCGCGCGTGACCTGTCGACTGTTCCTGTCCAGACGTTTTACCCTCTGGTATTCCAGGAGCTTGGCAACTGGCAGTCTCTGCAGGTACCGCATGCTCACTGGCAGACTTTCCAGGACTGGCCTGTCGCTGATCAGACCATCAACGCGGACAGCTCTGTAACCGAGCTCTACCGCGTTCGCATACCTGACCACGCCCTCAAGGGTCGGGTACAAGTCCTGCTGGATGGACGGGCGGTGCCCACTTACGTGTACACGTGCTCGCTCGAGCCGTGGGTGGATAGCGGAGAGCTAGTTCAAGGCACGACGTTGGTGTTCGATGCGTCAGTGGACGCAAACGGCAACCCTGTTGGTAAGTTCGCCAAGTTCCTGGCCGGGGAGTTTGTTGGCAGTGCGAGCTCCAACGTCAACAACAGCGGTAACCTCGGAGCGGGTGCACCGGGCGAGCAGCCCCAGCAATCGACCGAGAACACGTCGCAGGAGTGGACGCCTGCGGCTGAGATTGAGCGCATCTCTGTTTACGCGTTCCGTGATCAGCAGATCGTTCAGGGGCTGAGCAACGGCACTACGACCAGCTACACACCGCAAGTTGATGGCACCGCGATCACCTACGACCCGGTCGATGCTCAGCTGTTTCTGGAGTCGTTCAACGCGCTGTCGCTGCTAGACATTGACTACAGCGACCCGACGGCACCTATCATCACCCAGAAGCCGCTCGGCGGTATCGGTGCCGGCAACCTGCTGCAGCTACGACTGTCTGACGACACGCTGCTGTTCAAAGAGCTGCCGGCTGCCGGTCAGACACTGACGCTGTCGGTCACTTCAGGCGTCACCGTGGTCGCAGCAGACGTGCGCGTAGGGTTCCGCCTCGGTGCTGAGTTTGTCAACGTCACCGCTACCGAGCTGTCGTTGCTCGGAGGGAATTCGTTCCACGGCGGCGCTCGAGTACGGATCAAGGACGCACGAGGCGTTCAGACAGTTGAGGTATCGAAGCCGACCCGCAAGATTCAACTCGAGCGGACGGTGGACCCGGATCAGGTAGAGGTGCTGTATCTCGGCACTAACATCCTCAACCCGTCACTGACCGCCACCACTCTAGGGTTCGATCGGGCCCCAAACAACGGTGTCACGTTCAAGCTGGTCGCGCCGATTGTCGAAGCGCATAGCCATGCTAGCTATCGTGAGGTGCTTGACGAGGCCACCGACACAGTGGCTGTTCCGATCACTCGGCCCTTTGCCCTCGACGCAGCAGACGAGCCCAAAGAGCAGTTCCCCATCCAGGTGTTCGTAGACGACACAGAGTTCGACTACGACTCCACGCTGGTTGAGCCGGCTAGTTACACGTTCACTGACAGCCGCACTATCCAGTTCGCGGAAGTGCTGCCGGTTGGCGCCATCGTCGACATCTACTACGTCGACCAAGAGACCCAAGACAACCACCGGCACATCTTCGGTGAGATCACAATCCCTCCGACGATCCTGGAGCAGTTCACGGTCAAGCTGGATGATAGCTTTGACCGCGACAAGTATCCGGTACAGATCTTCCGTGACGGGTTTGTCTTCACAGACCCCGAAGAGTTCACGATCGTCTCCGACCAGTTCGTGCAGTTTGACAATGCGCTGACTCCGGGCCTGACGGTCACTATCAACGCGGCCATCGACTCAAAGGCGTATCTGCACAGCCTGCCGGTGCGCGTTGACATCGACTACGGCTACCGCGGACAGATCACCAACGTTGCCATCATCCGTGATGGCGTCACGCAGTGGGACACCGAGCTCAACGGACCTGCGGGTGACTTTGACCTGGTAGTGCAGGAAGATGAGACTCTCCTGTACGCAGACGTGCGGCTCGAGGAAGGTTGGTTCTTCGAGACGGACGTTGATGAGCAGACCATCGCCCAGGTGTGGGGCGAGCCTATTGACCTGGTTCGCGACTCGAGCGCGGAGTACCGTGGGCTCACTGCGTCGCTGTACGCGGCGTACCGTGGTGCGTCCACTAAGAGTGCGATCCAGAACTACGGAAGCATCCTGCTGGGATCCGCCTTCTTGGATCAAGCAGGTACGGCCGCTGGTATTGTCGATACCACAACAGGGCAGGGGCTGACTGTTCAACCGTCTGACGGTACTGCTACTTTCGTAGTGCCGCTGCTTCCGGAGCAGCCGCTGCGTGTGCTGCGCGCACCGCAGGAGATGTCTAAGTTCTACGCCGTCAATGACCTGGTGACGGTGTACGATCGGGACGAGCTTGCTGACGTTGGACTGCTCGCGTTCTTTGCTGAGCAGTTCTCTGACGATTACCAGTTCGCTAAGCGATTGGACGTGCGCACGCCGTCCAACTTCACGAGCACGGTTGCTACGTTCAATAACGCTACTGGGCTGTTGACTGATTTCAGCGTCAACTTCTTTGAGCAAGAAGTGTGGGCTGGGGATCTCATCAAGCTGGGCATCACCAGCTTTGCTACGCTCGAGCAGGCGCAGCAGAGTGCGTTCCTGCCCACTAACACAGGCGCCGTCGACGTCACGCACCTGTCGTACGACTCTACGGTCACAGCTGGGTTCCCGGCCGGCTCGCTCAGCATCACAACTGCGAGCGTGCCTCCGTTTGTTATCGAGAACCTGCTCGACAGTCCGAGCGGCTTTAGCACGCTACTCGGGCTAGTCAATGCGCCGCTTGCGTGGCAGAACGAGCTTGATGAGGCATTTGCTGTCGACAATAGTAGCCCGACTGGCTCGGGCAGTCTCATCACTTGCGTCTGGCCTACTGGTAAGGCTGCTCCTAGTTCGCCTGATCTGTCCCCTGTTGTGGGAGCAGTCCAGGTTCAGGAGGTGGCTGCGCAGTCTTACCTCACGCTGCCGTCGTCAGCCGCAGCGACGCAGTACGGACGAGTAGTAGAGGTCGTAGATGCGCACACGCTACGCGTCACGTTTGACTCTGAGACTATCGGTGCCTTCCCAATTGGCTATGGCGACGGGCAGTACGGGCAGTACGGGTACGGCGGTGGTATTCTCGCACCTTCGGTAACGGAGTACACCGTTTGGGCTCGTCAGACGCGCACACTCGACCAGTTCCTGTACTTAGATGAGGCGCTTGATCCGACGCAGGCGCAAGCAGTCGGCGAGAACATCCAGCTGCTGAACACCCAGCTTGCGAACGTGTTCAAGCATCACGTTTTCGCTGTCAAGCTGCGATGGGGACTGGCAACGGAACAGGCACAGCTCGAAGACGTAGCTGTGTTCTTGGATCGAATCCGTCCGGCGGAGACGCAGCCTATTGTCTTCACTGAGGCGTTTGAGGACGAGGTTGCTGATAACAGCGCGCTGGCCGATACGACCACAGCTACGCTCGTCGAAGGCAGCCCGAGCTTATCGCTGCAATCCGACAACCCGCTGGCTAACACGCTGCTGGCAGGTGAGTCGTTTATTGCTCAGGCCGAGTTCAACGACCAGACGGACAGTGATGGCTGGTTGTACACGCCGTACCTGTATTCGTTTGGCCCTGAGGTAGCGTCGCAGCTCACTGAACCTCCGGCTACGCTCGCTCCGGGCGTGCACTACCTCGTTGGGGACGATCAGTTCCTCAACCAGTCGTCAGTCTTTGCTCGTCGCTACTCGGAGAAGCGCGGGCTTGGCAACCTTGCGGTTAGGTACGAGTCGCCCAGCAACTACTGGATCGCTGACTCAGGCCAAGGGTACCGCACGGGTAAGGCTATTGAGCTCACAGGTGATCGCCGGCTGCAGGTGGCGAACACAGGAGTCACTAATGCTCTATTGCCTGCCGCCAACACGCTTGACTACTCAAGTGGGTCGGAGTTTGCGTTCCGCACTTGGCTGAAGATCAACTCTGGCAGCTACGTTGGCGGAGAGACGCCGGTCATCTTCTCGTACGGTCCGATTACTCTCGGGCTAAACGTGCTCGAGGAAGGCGTTGTTCGTCCGTACTTCGAGGTAGGTGCGTCAGGGCTGTTCGTTAGCCCGGATCCTGGCTCGCCCGGCAGCTACGTCTTCCCTAACCCGTTCTTCTCGCCTAACGATCCGGAGTATTCCCCCGAGGAGCCTGATCCGTTCGGTGATGGCACCGCCATCATCACGCCGGCGTCTACTACGTACACCCTGCCGGTCAACGAGTGGTTTGAGATCACAGCCCAGTATCGGGACCTGGGCAATCGGTACCGCACTGAGATCGTCGTCAATGGCGAGCTGTGGGGCGTCGGTTCGCCTAGCCCTGATACGCCTGTAGCGGACCTGACGGTGAACGATGTCACAGGCGAAGACCTGTGGATAGGCGGCGTAGCTTCCGGCAGCCCCGTGTTCAGCGTCGGCGGCGCTATTCAGCAGCCAAGTATCACGCTCACCAACGCTTTCAACCCGGAAGCGTTGGAGACTAGCTTCAGCATTCCCCGGCCGATTCATAACATCGGGGTCGAGGCTACCACTGGATCTCCGCTAGTGACCGACGGTCTTACGGCTGTCTACCACTTCTGGCGTGGCTGGGGCCTTACGATCCCCGACTACTCAGGCAACGGCTTCTCCGCTACCAAGGTCGGATCAGGGCTCACAGAAGACTGGCGCGTCGACGGCATCGTGCAGGACTTGTGGCCTCGCGAGTACGACGTGCACACGGTGGACCGCGAAGGCATCGTGCTGCTGCAAGGCGCGAAAGTAGCGATTGGTGACATCAACGATGCCGTCGTCTTCAACGAGGACTTCGACATTGAAGGACCCGGTGCTGAGACAGAGATCACAGGCCAGTTCATTGCCGGTGCTGTCACCTACGTTGCTCCTGACTACTGGCTGACGTACTCCGGCCTGAAGGGTTGGCAACGGCTCAACGGTGGGGCGAAAGCAGTAGAGGCGTCGATCGATCTCGACAACTCAGACCACTACGACGGGTTCCTCCAGCCGACGGATCCTGACCCTGACGGTGTATCGCACAGCACGCTGGCCAGTGACCAGACGTTGGTTGGCGCTCGGGCTACGCTGACTTTCGAGGCTGAGTTTGGTGGGGCTATCTCAGATCTCACTTGGGATGGCGTCAACGTACTGAACTCGCTGACCAAAGCTCGTGGGGCTCAGTATGGGTTTAGCGGCGTTGACCGCACCGGCAGCTACCTCGTCAATGAGGGCGGCAACCTGCTGCAGGTGTATACGCAGCCCAGCGATACACCGCTAGTCTTCTCTCAATTCGGCGAGAAGGCGGCTCGCACGGACGTGTACATGCCGTATCTCGTGCCGTTCTCGTATCAGGGTGCGTCGCTGACTATCAGTGCAGCCCGTGTCGACAAGCACGTCGAAGTCGACTACCTCGGCAACCCGTCAATCATTCGAGTTCGCGGCACCATCACACCCGAGCTCACCAACCGCGACGGCTCGGCACGCTCGCAGCTGAGCATGGCGCTGACTGATGAGTTTGTACGCGCCTACACATACTTCCCGGTTGTCGGGGATGACGGACCTACAGAAGTAGGATTTTCTGCGGCGAATCAGCTGGTCTTCCCGAGCGACCTGCCCGGCGGCATGATCCTGTCTAACCAGACAGGCACGCGCGCTGTAGGCATCTGCGCGCTCGATAAGGTGATCAGCTCGTCGGTCCGGTCGACGCTGATTCTTCCTCCTTTAGGGCAGCTCAACCCGGTAGGGCAGAAGTACGGTCAATTCAACGCGCTGCTGCTGATGCAGGAGCTGCTGGCCGACGGCGTCAGCACGGCAGGCTACACAGTAGAGCGCTTCATCTGCGTCGGCTCGTTTGCGGAAGTAGCCGTTGCCTTCTCACAGCTGGTGACAGGCGAGTCAGTGATTATCGATCCGCCTGATCCGCCGCCGATCTCGTTGTCTGTAGACCAACAGCCGCAGTCGTCGCTGAACGAGAACCAGACGTTCACAGTTGCGGTATCGGTGCAAACAAACGAAGGCACCATCGATGCGGACTATGAGGACTCAGGCGTCCCCATCGTTGCCCAGCTTGCGCCTACCTCGTTCGATGGCGTACTGAGCGGCACAACCTCAAAGCTAACAACCGGTGGCCTTGCGATCTTCGATGATCTCCGCATCGACGAGGGAGGAGCATATGAGGTCAGGTTCACTAGTGGAGTGCTGACTGAAGACTCAGCGGCGATCACAGTGAACAACCCGGTGCCGACGCTGCTCAGCATCACCCCTAGCACTGGTTCTACCGCAAGCCCTCCGTCATCGATCTCACTCTTCGGCTCCGGGTTTGACGAGTCTGCGCGTGTCATCGTTAACGGTACGACCCCCATTCCGGGCACGTACCAGTCGCCGACACTATTTATCGCAAGCCCTGACCCTGCATTGCTGAGCACTGCTGGCACTTATGTGTTCAGCATCCTCAACTTTGCTCCGGGAGGTGGTCAGTCCGGTGGAGTAGCGTACATCTCGGTGTCTCCATCATCGGCGTCCCCGTCCCCGGCAACAAGTCCGCTTGCCGCAGATACGCTTGAGTCTGATCTGACCGCTCTCGTCGTGTTGCCGGAAGTAGGTAACAACCAGGGATTCCGCATCACGTCGCAACTCATCGATTCGGACTTCGAGGGGCAGGCGGTGCTTGACTCTCAAGCGACCGGCAGCATCACGCTGTCTATCGCCAGTACCACCTCGAACGGCGGCACGTTCGAGAGCGGGTCCGAGGTGTTCAAGTCGACCACCAACGGTGTTATCACCCAAGACGTTGGGTTCACTCGCGCCGGGCTGTACACGCTGGAAGCCACTTGGGCAGGTAGCCCGTCGCTATCGCCTAACGAGACGGTGACGATTACGACACAGGCGTCGGTGGTGAACCCGCCTCCGACCATCGAGTCGTTGTCGCCTAGCAAGATTCTGCAGTTCAGTGGAGATACAACTGTTCGCATCAACGCAGCGTCGACTACGACGTTCTTCGACGGCGAGGTTGCTGTGTTTGCTAACGGTAGCGTGCCGCTCCCCACAACGTTCGTCGACCCGGGCACTATCACGTTCGTAGCGCCGTCGTTCGCGCTGCAGAACCTTGTTAACTACAAGATTGCAGTGTTCACGGGTCAGTACGCATCAAACGAGCTAGACCTGACAGTCGTGCCGTTCGGCGTGCCGGAAGGCCCCTTCCCTGAAGAGGATGACATCCCGGCCACGATTCGGGTGACGCCGACGGGGTGGCAGCGCCTGCTTCCTGAACCTGACGCAACGGAGACTGCGTCGACAGAGCCGCTTGCTGCTGCGTTGCGGCAAGTAGGCGTGCTCAATGGTGCTGATGGGTTGGCCGACGGCACGCCTGTGTTCTTGCAGGAGTCAGGGTCAAAGGGCGCGCTTGACGTCATTGAGATTGACGCAGGTGCTTACGGTGCTATCTCGTTCACGGACTCTAATGGTCCGGGGGAGGTGCAGCTACTGCATACGCCTACTGCGACAGAGCCCCTGATCATTCGGGCTACGCCGGGTGCTACAGAGCCTGAGCCCGTGGTCATAGACCCTGGCGCTGACGCGTCGATCTTCTTCGACTATCAGACGGCTAACCAGCACGTTCACTTCTACGACCTGAAGATCCGTGCAGGTGAGTCTGCAGCTATCAAAACACCGGGCAAAGTGTCGGTGCTCAAGCTCAAGGACTCCAACGTCAACACGAACGATAACCCGCTCAAGATCGATCAGGGAACGTCATCTACTAAGTGGCAGGGCCTTGAGTTCCATCGTTGCGCTGTGCTGGGTGAGTGGGATCACGCGCTGGTTCGCCTTGCGCCTAACCGTTGGATTCGTGGCCCTCTTGGTGCTGATCAGGATGCGCAAGATCAGTACGACGATCAAGGCAACACCGTGGCTCCGGCAAACAAGATTGCCTGGACTAAGGATGAAGTTGATGACGCTGTTGCGTTCGACGTCAGCCTGCTGCCTATGTCGCGGACACGGCCTAATGCTTTCGTCTTTGGCTTCGCCCCGCCGACAGCCACGGCAGGCGTCAGCAACGTTAACGACCCGAAGTACTACGTCAACAACTCGCTGTACACAGCGCCGGACGAAGTGTTCTGGTCTGGCTACGGAGACCCTGATCCCGACACATACGACAACGCTCCGGGTAATCCGCTGCGGCGTACTGCAACTGTGCGTTACATCGGCGGAGGTGGCTTTGGCAGCACAGGCGTAATCAACTTCCTTACGTCGGCTGGTAACCAGCAGTTGACCTTCGGCAATACGATCACGCTACCCGTAGGTGGCGGTATGCTGCTCGCTCGCATTACAAGTGCGAGCGTGGCTGCTATCTACAACCTCGACGTAGTGTTTGATGATCCGCAGCTTCCGGATGGACGTGCTCGACGTCTACTGAACCTCGAGTTCCGGGACGGCGTGACGTATCCGGTCGCTACGCAGGCTGTGCTGGTGGCCAAGCACAGTGACGTATGGGTATTCCCGCGCGATGCCGCGTACAACACAGCGTTCGGCGCTAATCGACTGAGTACTGAGGTGTTCTCTACCGTCATCAAGTTCACTGATGATGACGGCGTAGTTGATCTAGACAGCTCGACGATCGGTACGGTGAGTATCACTGTTGCTGATTCAACGCCGCTTGTCGCAGGCAACCAGTGGGAAGTGATCGCAGCGACGCCTGGCGAGGATCCGGCCGCTTGGACTGTGCGCGGGGGCCTGCTGGCTACACAGCTTCGCCTAGAAGTTACGGCCGATTCCATCGCCGCCGTGACCTCGGCGTTTAGCGGCAAGTTTGGCGCACCGATCACACTCCGGTTCACGCCCAGCAACCCGGCTATCAATCCCGTAGATGTACCTTTCTACATCTACGCATACGGCGGTCCTGAGTCGTTCCCAACACAGTCGTTCAACGACGGAATTTACCCTGGGGCTGCGACTGAAGCAGATGTGTATTACCCCAACTACTCGCATGCCACGGTGCTGAACGCGGTAGTAGGGAATACGCAGGACGGAGAAGACTTCTTCGAGGTCGATGACAACCGGCCGCCGTTGCGTGTTGGCTCAGGCGATCAGCCAGGTGGCCCGTTCTTCCCTGGTTGGCCTGGCGATCCGTCCCATCCCAACTATGACGAGACGGTGGCCGACCTGTATCCGGACCCGAGCAACGTCCCGAACCTGGTGTACGGTGGTGGCCGCGAGTCTCTGTGGGGCGTGACCGCCCGTAACGTCTGGGACTTCGTTTGGAGCGGTGGCAGCGTTGTCAACATTGCTCAGCGCCACGGCATTGAACTGCGCAACGTAGGCGGCGATGAGACGCTGGTCGAGTTCAGCACTATCCGTCTATGTGGTCGTTCAGGTGTTCGCGTACTGAGCAGGTTGACTGGCAACCAGTTCGGACCGCCAGACCGGGACCTGTTGACCGCTCCGGGAACGATTTCTTCCGATACTGGCGGACCGTCGTGGGGCACGCTGTTAATCACAGACAACGTGATCAGGGATACGGGCCTCTCGCACGCCGAGTCGGCTGTGGACATATCAGGCCATCAGTACGGCCAGGTGCGGATCGAGAACAACAACATCCGCCTTGGCTACAACCTGAACCTGAGTCACCTACGGTACATGTGCGGTAACGGTGTTGACGTGAACGACGGGCCGCAGTTCACGTTCCGCAACAACACGGCGTACTACGAGCACTGGCCGGTCTACTTGACAGATCGAGATGGGGTACCGCTGATCTCGTACCAAGACATCGTCGAGGGTGTCATGGCGTTCGGCCCCACCGACCCTAGTGCGCCGCTGCCTACTGAGTTCCAGAACCTCATCAACACGTGGCCAGTGCTGCCCGGCTCCGACGTCCACCCGGTCACTGGAGGGAGTCAGACGTTCTACCCGCCTGTGTTCGACGGGACGTTCGCGCCTGAGCTGGTAGGCTCCACAGCCTACGGCGTGTTTGATATCCGTGGCGGCAACCAGCAGGTAGGCAACCTCAACATCGAGGGCAACATCATTCGGATCAACGACATCGAAAATCTGGCTCCTACGTCTGGTGTAGCCAACGGCACTGGTGCTTGGTCAGTCGATGTGCCTGCGCGTAACCGTAGCTTTGCCGCAGTCAGTAACCCTGGCGTCGGAGAAGCTGTGGGCTCTAGCGGGGACCGTGTTCGGGCGGATCTCTTGTACCGATATCGCAGCACCTGGCCGTTCATCGACCCGAGATTTAGCTTGACTGCTTTGATGGTTGCCGGCTGCCGTGTAGCTAGGATTGTCGGCAACACGCTGGCTTCGTCCAGCCAGTTAGTGGAGCTCGACCCGGTGCGGCTGGACGCCAACATCAACGGCTCAGGCGACGTAGCAAAAGAGGAGTATCTCAGCTCCAGAATCTACCTCTTGATCGCGGCCGACAACGTATTCGAGGCTGTTACCAGCGGTGCGTACACCTCGAACCTACTGAGTGGGCTTGTTGATTACGGTGTTCCTAGTGCTGACGACACACTTACGTCACTAGAGATCACAGCTGCGTTCCAGGACAGTAACTTCAACACGATTGGTCCTGGCGATACGACAGTCGGACTACTGATTATCAACATGCCCGCGACGTACAGCGGATCAATCTTAGTACGCGGTACGATCCCGCTGCCTGCAGGGCTCAAGTACTCTGACACGTCGCCGCTGAAGATCAAACATCCGGTAACCGGCGAGGCGCTCACGACGCAGTGGGAGCCGGTGTCTTACTACCCTGATGGCGAGATGATGGCTGTAGTCGAGCTCATGGCTATGGTCGACCCGACTGGTATCCCTGTGAACTCTGACAACCAGGCTACCTTTGAGGTAGTCGCTACTGTTGCTGGCTGACGCCCAGACTCCATGAAGAAGATCACCTTCGCACAAGGCCAGCGAGCTCTGGTTGAGGACCTCAACAACCTCCACAACTTCACGGAGGAAGAGGTCGACAGGCTGCTGCGCGCTACCACCTCATCAGGCACAGGGAAGGTGTTGTTCGACAACATCATCCCCACTGCTGAGCTGGCAGGAACAGTGCTGACTATTACTGTTCCGGCGCAGTACTTTGCAGTGAACGGTGTGATCGTCCAGACCAGTGAGGACGTTCGCCAGATCACCGTCTCAGCAGCAGAGCCGACACAGGTGGGCGTGTTCTTGGTTGCGGGTAGACAAGAGGTCTTGCAGACCAGGAACTTTACGTCTACGGACCCGCTGACTCAGGTCATTGTTCAGCAGGATGCGGAGACGGTCACCCAAACGCTTCCGACGTCACGAGTCTCGTATATCTCCAACAGCTCGCTTGTTGTTACTATCGCAGATCCGGTGCTTGGGGCGACAGACGTAGGCTTCGTCAAGCTGGCAACGGTCCAGTACGACAACACAGCGCCGTCCGGAAGCGAGTTGACAGTGCTGGGCAACAGCACAGACGTGTACAGCCTCCCTGGCGGAGTGTCGGTGCCCGTTGACGACCACGCAGCTACGCACCTGCCTGGAGGTGGTGACGCTATCCAGGTGGCGGCGCTCGACGCAGCGCAGCCAGGTGGTAGTCGTCCTGGTCTCATGCCTGCTGGAGCGTTCACGGCTATAGATGAAGCCGTGCTCGATGTGCAAGCAGCGGATACTGCGGGCTACTTATCGATCTCCGTGACTGGGTCTAACGTCCCGGCCCAGATCCAGACCAATGGGCGCACAGCGACTATCGACATCAATCGGTTTGATTCGCTGACAGTCGTAGATGACGGCGGTATCGAGAAGCTCGGCGTAGCCTTCTTGCAGGCAAGCGCAAAGAATGGCACGGCAGACACCGCTGCACGCTCAGACCATATTCACCCGCTGGCTGACTCAGGTCTCATCGTTCAGCAGTTCGTGCTGGATCTCGCGCCTGCACTGCTTAGCACGTCGGTAGCCTACGAGCTGACTCCGCCGGTGGTAGGTGGTACGCCGGTGACTGTGGCCAAGATCCTGAGTGTCAACGTGCTGTGGCAGCCGCCGAATCTAGTGACCGGCAACACTAACGACGGCATCGAAACAGGTTGGCACATGTACTTCAAAGATGGGCAGAACCAGACACTCGGCGCGCGTGCCCATGTTCGTGGCACCAACGTGTTCGACCTGGAGATTGGCCAGCTGGGAGCATGTCTTGTGACCGGACCTGCCTTCGACTTCGCTCAAGACCTGTCCAACCCGCAGTACAACGCAGGCGACTTTGCGCAGTCTGGTCGGCTGATCATCCTGGCTACCGCCATCCGTGCCGGTGCCGTCAACCTGGTGAGCTGATGTACGTCAACGACAACACACGCGTGAGTCTCAAGGGACGGGTGCACGTAGCCAAGTACGCCGGCCCACTCCATGACGCCTCTACTGATGCGTACCTTGGCGGTTTCACCGGAGATAACTTGGTGGTCAACAGTGCCGAGACCGTCTTGGTTGGGCTGATGCGTCGAGACATCGCGGCGTACATTCCGCAGAACGTGGTGATCGGCACAGGCGGTGACCTCGAGCAGGTGAGCAAGCTGGACAGCGGTGCTCGGGTCGCTCCGGCTGCCACAGACACCGAGGTGCGCCAAGTCATCGCGCGCCTGCCCATCGTACAGGTGGTCTACGACGAGGCAGCGGACCCCAACACCTTCACGTATGTGGCGATTGCTAAGCCATCAGAGGCAACGACCGGCTCACTCAACGAGTTAGGGCTTGAGTCGGCCAACCAGACGCTGATTTCGCACTACGTGACAGAGCCTGCTGCGGGTGAAACGCGTGCTAAGAAGTTCCCTAAAAGCACGCTGGAGTACCTCGTAGTGCGCTGGTCGCTGACGCTGACGCTGTCGTAGCCAAGCTGACGGTGACCCTGACCGGCACCTTAGCGGTCAGATACATACACTTTGGTAGTGGGCACACTCGCAGTGTCCGGGGTCTCTAACACTACCAAAGAGCTATGGTCACTAAGAAGCGCGCCAAGAAAGCACGACCGGCGGCTAAGCGTCGGTCCAAGAAGTCAACAGAAGACTTCGACGTAGAGCAGTGGGCTAAAGAGCAGCCCTCCTCGCGCTCTCGCCCTCACCGCTGCAGCGTCTGCGATCGGCCTGACATCGTGCCGGTCGTTCGCCGGATCATGGAGCTGCGTGCTAGCGGGGAATCTCAAGCAGGGATCGAAGCTACGTATCAGATGCTAAAGCGGCAGTTCAACTTCGAGCGTAGCATCAGCACCCTGAAGAGGCACATGAAGCAGTGCGAGCCGAAGCTGTGGGAGCAGATCGATGGCCAGTAGTGAGCCGGAGGAGATTGACGACTTCGACGTACAGCAGTGGGCCTCTGCTCAGCACCGCGATGACACCGAAGAGATCAGGGTCCTAAAGAAAGAGAATGCCAGCCTGCGGCAGCGACTCACAGTCGCAGGTCGGGGCGCTTCTATTGTGCTGGGTGCTGTGCAGGAAGCCTTTGACGAGGATCTGCCGCGCATATCGGTACCTAAACCCAAGAAGCACGGGAAAGGTGACGAGGAGGTCCCGGTGCTGCACATCAGTGACACCCAGATGGGTAAGATCACTGAGACATACGACACCGCTATCGGGATCGGCCGGCTGAAAGAGCTGGCCAGTAAGACAGCGAAGATCATAGAGCTGCGGAAGTCGATGGCCACCATCAAAGAGCTTCGGCTCTACCTGGGTGGTGACATGGTGGAAGGTGAGGTCATCTTCCCGCACCAGCCACACTTGATCGACACCAGCGTCATCAAGCAGAGTGTCCGTGACGTGCCGTACGCGATCACAGAGGTGATCGTCTCGCTGCTGTCAGTGGTCGAGAAGATCCACGTGGTCTGCGTGGCTGGCAACCACGGCCGCCCGGCCTCTAAGCACTCAGGGTCGCACCCAGAGACCAACTGGGACACGGTCTGCTATGAGATCGTGCGGATGATGGTGCACGGCACCGAAGTCAACCAGCGAGCTGACACGTTGGAGCGCGTCACGTTCAACATCCCTCCGAGCTTCTACGCGCTGGACACGGTGTTCAACACTACCAACCTGATGATCCACGGACATCAGATCCGAGGGATGATCGGCGGACCGGCGTTCGCTCGTCAGATGATGGGTTGGCGCGACTCCATTCGAGAGCCGTGGGACAACCTCTACTTCGGCCACTTCCACGTCTACAAGCAGGGCGACCTCAACGGACGCTGGTGGTTCTGCAACGGCACTACTGAGTCGGACAACGACTATGCACTAGAGAGGCTCTCCAGCTCCACCACTCCGCGCCAGCGACTTCAGTTCTTCAATGCGAAGCACGGCATGATCGCTGATATGCCCATCTTCCTCACCTACGGGCTCGCTGGTGGAGACGGAGAACAAGCTGCTTAGTAGCCCTTACGGGCGAAAGAAGCTGCGAGAGTTCCTGCGCATCCTGCGTTTAGAGCTACCGCCGATCGTGCCCGTGGAGGTACGCACTGGGAATCCTGGAAAGGACAACCAGGCGTACCTCCATCTGCTATTTGACGAGAACGGCAATCCGAAGAAGTTCAGGATGGTCATTGACCGCAACCTCCACACAGATGCCCTACAGCACGTCATTGCGCACGAGTGGGCGCACGCGCTTGGGTGGGGCACGGAATCAGGGAGACTGCGCCCCCACGGCCCAGAATGGGGTATGTTCATGCACCTCGTGTGGACCGCCCTGGTAGAAGATTAGATGACCCAGACGATCACAACTGCGTTCCACGCCCTCGATACCTCAGCGCTGCAGAACCAGCGCTTTGTGGGCATCATCGACCCCGGCGTGTACGCAGGCTATCGCGTTCGCCCGAACCCAGGGCAGACCAACCTGCTTGACATCACGCGCGGGGGTGATGGGGTGAGCATCTTGGCCACGACAGAGGGCGTGGTCATTAAGGAGTCAACGGACATCTTGGCAGCCGTGGCTGTTGAGCCGGCTGACGCTGCACTGACGCGCATTGACCTGGTGGTGGCTGAGTATCAGTTCTCCGCCTCATCTGATGTCAAGCAGACTTATCGCGTCATCAAGGGCAGGAACCAGACAAACCTCTCCACTGCAGCGGTTGCGCCTACGACGCAGAGCGACTTCCAGATCCCTCTGGCCTACGTCACGATCCGGCCGCAGTCCGCGTTCGCTGGCTCTGCTTCTGCGCAGGTGCTCGCCACTGACGTGCTGCATGTGCCCAAGGCTAGGTGGCTCAGCTCACCTGTAGACGTTGCAGCACTCAAGCCTGAGATCGACCCCAACGACAACCGCCGCCTGTTCGTGTACGCAGGCGTCATGGCGAACGTCGATGGCACCGAGATCATCCGGTTTGACGGCGGCTACACCGACATCTTGGACGCCAACTCGTTCACAGCTAACGAAGAGCGCTACTACCTCGTTGGTGTGACTGATGAGGGCCTGGTGTCGTTCGTAGGTGAAGCAGCTACCAAAGCAGACCTGCCGGACCTCTCTGTGGACGTGCTGCCCGTAGCGATTGTCCTAGCACGCAAGACAGACGCCTCAGTCCGCCTTGTGGAACTCGAGGACATCCGCGTGCCGTTTGCTCGCCGACTGGCCAGCCGCGTTGAGGTAGACGACTACAAGGACTGGCTGGCTGACTCTGTGTTCTCGAGCCTGCACGTTATTCAGTTCAAGGACGACGAGCTGATCGAGCTCAACACAGTCGAGCTTGCTGAGGCTGAAGACAGCTCTGACCTCACCGCCACGATCGACTCAACGGACACGTCGCTCAAGATCACGTGGACAGGCGGTGGTTCGCTACCTACTGAGACAGTCGCTATCACCACGGCTGATCTGCTGTCCGGGTCAACTATCACCAAGGTTCAGCACTTCTGCGTGAGCGCAGACACTGCATTCAGCGGTTTGCGCTTCCAGTACTCCACGAGTAGCCCTACAGCCGGGTTCACGTCTCAGACGTACCGGCCTGGTGAGATCGTGCGCGTCCCTGACAGCGGCGCGAAGAAGCTCTACCTGCGTCTGCGTGTACCTACGGGTGGGTTCATCAACAAGGTGGCCAAGCTCTTTAGCCTTGGCGTGCTGATCAACCTGGACGGCAACGTGCTCAACGCTGCCACGGTGGGTGAGCTTGGTATCGAGTCGCTGCGCAACAGCGCCACGCGCAACCTGATCGCCAACGGCAATTTCTACTACTGGTCGCGTTACACGTCAGGTGGTTCACTGCCTGACCTCGCCACCCAAAACGACCTGTCGTTTGTAGTCAGTGAGGTGCAGGACGAGCCCAACCTCGCTGATGGTTGGCAGGTGACTGAGTTTGGCCCTGGCGTCTCAGGCGACACGGTCAAGCGCATCACGCGAGCTACGACAGACAACGACGCGAGCACTGCGCTAAAGCTCACCACGGTTGAAGGCGATGGTCAGCGACTGATCTTTGAGTACCGCATACCTGCGGCGTTCGAGCTCAATGGGCGTTCCATCACGTTTGCCACCAACTTTGAAACCAGCGCGGCTGCTGCCTTGGGTATCGGCATTGCGCAGTACACCAGAGTCGGCGGTGAGCTAGCGCTCAAGAACAAGGTCGAGTCGTTTGCTCAGCAAACAACAGGCGAGCTCTACACCACTACAGACGTCACTGTCGGTCCTGACGTGGATCAGATCGGTCTGTACTACGTGCTGATCGGCGCTTCGGCCACGGTCACGCACACGGTGTGGAACGCTCGAGCATCGGTAGGTTCGTACACCGTGCTCCCGTTCACCAAGGCGCCAGAGGGCATCGCAACGCTGCGCGGGTACACCGAGCGTGGACGTGCGTACGCCACGCAGAACGCGACTGAGGGTGCAACCCTCGGTCTGGGCCAGCAGCTGGGCACACGCAAGGAAGCCACGCTAGGAGAGCTGGTAGCACGCACTGCGCAGGTGGCCGAGGCCAACCGGTCCACCAACGTGGGCGACATCTCGTACGTCGCTGATTCGGACAGCGTGCTGATTACCGCGTTTGCTGCCTCTTCTGGGTTGGCAGTGATCGACGTCGACTGGGAAGTCTTTGTTCGCTACACCGGCGGGCTGATCTGATGAGCATTATCCAACCGCAACGAGCCGGCACACAGGAGCTGTCAGGCTTCTACGACAAGGTCAGCACCAACGCTGACGCCTCGCGCTTCTTAGGGTCAGAAGCAGGCAAACGGGAGATCATCCGGCTCGACTCAGCGACCAACGTCGTCGATGAGGGGTCAGGCAACTACCTGGTCACCCTCGACACCTTCAGCTACTTAGTCGGTATCAACCAGCTGCAGGTGTCATTGCGAAAAGTGACGGGCGGCATCAACCACTGGCTGCGCATCCTGGACAGGGACACCACGATCCAGGATCCTAGCTTCTTGGCAGTGCCGTCTTACCTGCACTACGAAGAGGTCTCGAGCACGCAGGTGCGCATCGTGACCTACTCCACGAGCCTCTCAGAGAACTTGTTCTCCTTCCTGTTCGAGATCCCGCACACATCCGTGCCTGCGGAGCTGCGCGAGAAGGTTGTGGTGCAGGACCAGGGTGATAACATCGCCTTCGAGGGCCTCGGCAACGGTGACGGCATCCTGCTGCGCTCAGTGGGTGGCCGCAAGGTGTTAGCGCAGGTCGACGACAGCCGCAACTGGGTGATGCGCTACCTTTGATCCGTGCAGAAACAAGCAGGGATCATTGACTGGGCTCGCGGTTACTTTCGCCGCAGCACTGCCCCCAAAGGCGAGTTCGAGAACGTGCAGTCCTCGAACATCGAGGCGGTGAAGTACGAGCCCGAGCGCAGGGCCATGACGGTGCGCTTCAACAGCGGCGGCGTGTACGAGTACGACAACGTGCCTAAGCACAAGCACACACAGATGATGGGTGCGAAGAGCAAAGGCAAGTTCCTCAACCAGCACGTCAAAGGGCACCACGATTTTTCAAAAGTCGACAACGACGGAAATGTGGAAAATGCTCAAGATCACTTTCTCAAGGCAGCTGCGTGGCGGGGCTACGCCAGAGCTGTTTGAGGACGTGGCATAAGTAAGCTGACCGTTCTTTATACCTACTAGGCGACAACACGAGCGACTCGTTGTTTGACCAGCGGTGGGTCTTCCTTGACATCGAGTCCGACGGCCCGCGTCCGGGTGATCACTCGATGCTCTCGTGCGCATTAGTCGAGATGCGCATCTACCCCGATGCGGTAGAGGAGACCGCCAACTACTGCGCACGCCTTCAGCCACTGTCTGGTGCCACACAAGACAAGGCAACCATGACGTGGTGAAAGACACAACCAGAAGCCTGGGCCGAAGCTCGACGCGGCCCGTTTGAGCCACCTGAAGGCTGGGCGCAACGCGCTCATCACTTCCTGTACGGCCCGAAGCCATGAATCTACGTATCGTGTTTGCCGCCGAGTTCGGCACCATCAAGCCTGTGCGTGTGTATGACGAATCGTTGATCTCTAAGTGCGAGGGTACCTTCGAGATCTACATGCAAGAGGTGCGCGCGCAGTACCGAGAGCCCATTCGTGTGATCAACGTCATGGTCCCCACTCAGGCCATCGCTGATCGTTTCAAAGAACCTGCCATTATCGGAGAAGTACAGGATGCCCAAGGGACGACGACCGAAGAGAGTTGACTACCCCGACGACTACGTGTTCAAGGTCGGGTTCAAGTGTGATAAGCACCAAATCGTGATCACACGCAGCGCACTCACCAACGAAGGTGAAGAGGTGTGGCGTGATCACGCGTACCACAGCAACTGGAAGTCAGCGATCACCAATGCCATCAACACGCAGCTGCGTTGGCTCGTAGACCAGGAACCGCAGAGCATTGTCAAAGATGGCAAGCGCTTCTTGCAGCTCTGGGACAAGACCATTGACCTGGTGAACGTGCAGCTCGAAGAGCACGGCCACGCCACACGCATCCCTGCACGCGAGGACATCGAGATCGAGGATGAGGAGGATGAGGAAGACGAGGAGCTTGCCGCTGTGATCAGCGCGGCAGTAGATGACCTCGTGGACGAGCTCGACGATCTTTGATACGCGGCCGGGGCCTCACGCCTCGGCCATTTCTTTAGGTATACAACATGCGGCTAACTCTCCCCATGCACCAGATTCTGCACTTGCTCGCCAAAGAGGAAGTGTTCATGTCGCCGACAGAGATAGGCAGGAAGCTCGAGCACATGTGCTCAGTGCGTTCGCCCGGATCCTGGGCTCAACCGTGGTGCCGCAGGCTTGAAGACCTGTGGCTCGCCGAGCGCAACAAGCACGGCAAGTACAGGATCACCGGTGAAGGTCGGATCCTGATCGATCAAGACGATTACGTGATCACGCACAGCACTGAGTCCAATCTTCGTGACGCGGTGCAGCAAGTGGTCACGCATTGTCGCGGAGTTTACGAGACCGAGGATAGCATGCGAGTGCGCGCTGCGGCGTACGGCATGCTCGACAGCTTGGAACGTCGTGACGTCGCAAGCACGTACAAGACACCGCAGCTTGACTGGTTCGGACGGCAGCCTGTCCTCGGTGTAGACGAACCCGAACAGTAACCATCCATGAAGCAATATCCCGCCACCGCTGCCCAGCACCACCGCCAAGTCCTTCTGTCGCTTACTGAAGCACAGCAGAATCTGGCATTGGGCATGAAGAACTTCGAACACCTCAAGCAGCGCTGCATCGACGCTGAAAAGGAGCGCGATGCCTTGGCTGATGAGCTGTACGCACTCAAGACAGCCATCAAAGAGGGCAAGGACATCAAGGTCCTGCTGCAGCTCATCGAACCTGCTGAGGCTGTGAGCTGATGGATGATCCTCAGGTATGGGTGCTGGTTGTGCTTGTGCTGCTTGCTGTGTGGCTGATCGTGGATAACCACGTGATCAGGCGACAGGTGCGCACGATCTCAGCAAGCGTACGACTGCTAAGGCGTGTGGTCGAACTGGAGCATGCGCTCTCTACGCTACGAAAAGCTCAGGATGCTGCGGATGCAACGTTAGGTGCACCTAAGCGGCCAGCAGTTCGACCACCGCAATCAGAACAATGATCCTTGAATCCATCCTTCAAGAGATAGAGGCTAAGTTCAACCCGCACCCGATCGGTGATAACGATAGGGTGACGGAGGCGCGGCTCGATTCGCCTGACATCGCAATCGAGTACCTAATCAATGAGCACCGCAAGTCGTTCGCTCTCTATCGAGAACGCCAGCGTCGCATGTTCGCTCGTCGCGCCATGGTGGGCGTTGACCCATCAGGTTTGCGCGCGCTAGCATCGCATCTACTTATTCCCGGAACTCGAGAGATCAACGAGCAGGATCTCGAGCTCATAGTTACTGCTCTACGAGACAAAGCTGATGCCCTCGAAAAAGACGCCCTCCAACAAGCGACGGAATGGGAGGCTGGTACCGCTGAAGAAGAGGAGCGGTAGCGCTGGACGTCGTCGTCGACGTGACACGCACAAGGCAGCTGACCCTGCCTACATCACCAGCGTCTACGACAAGCTGAAAGACTGATGCGCGATCCCAAGCGCATCGATGAAGTGCTCGGCCTCATTAAAGACATCTGGGCTACCAACCCAGACTGGCGCTTCAATCAACTGATTATCAACTGCGGGCTCACGACGGCTAAGTCAGACGTCGATGGGCTCGCTTGCTTTTTCTTAGACCCCAACGTGGAAGACGATGAGATACTCAACAAGCTCTACACCGCGCGTGCGAAGTACTGCTCTGCGCGCGACTGATTTCGATACCACCGTTGTCCTGACTGTGTCGATGCTGGCGCTTGCTACTGCAGTTGCGCTGATCGTCGGCTGGCTCACTCGAGCTGCAGGCGGATGGGCCCTCGTTGGGCTGATAGCGGTGGCATACGCAGTGGGTGTACGCCTGTGGCTACGGTCCCGGCCCTCTGGCCGCACGCAGATCATCGGCTGGGCACTGAAGCAGCAGCAGCAGGAGCGTAGACGTGTCTGATACCTATGTGCAGTTCAACGTGTCCCTCATCAACCTGACAGACGAGCAGACAGAGTGGTGGGACGACGTGCGCAAGAAGATTGAGCTCTACAGCTTCGAGTACGACGTGCGCGCTGAGCACGAGCTGTGCTTCGACGTGCAAATCAACAACCCAAACGAGGTGCTGATCGGCGCACACGCCAGCACTGAGGGACTGGAAGGTGCGCATGCGGCTGAGTGGCTGCAGCGCTACATGTTTGAGTTCGACATTCTGGGCAACATCTGCTTCCAAGAGGTTAGCTGGGACAGTCGTGGCCTCGACGCCTACGGCGTAGGCTTCCACGTCACCAAGGACGGCTACACCGCTATCGACGTACACCAAGAGCTCGCCAAGCTCTGCGAGCAGAAAGCAGTCTCAAATGGATGAGGTAAGTCAGGAGCTGTACAAGAGGCAGCCGTTCAACACCCGCGAGTACCGCTATCACCTAGTGGTGGCGGAAGGAAGCTACTCTGCAAATACCTTGGTGGGGTTGCTGTGGAGTGTCTTCGCCCATCGGTGCCGCCATCTGTTCCACGGCCAAGGATGGAGGGATTGATGTCGTCGTACCGTTTCGGAAGGGTCACCGTCCTGGCATGAGATCTATGAGGGTTCTTTCACTCGCTCGTCGCGAGTGGGAGAGCCCTCTGTTCTTTCTTTAGCCAACACTGGGTGTATGGTCTGTGCGATCCTCTGGGCAGCGGCCATTCTTGTAGTGACCTACCTGCTCCTTGACCTTCTGGACATCGTCGAATGAGCTACTCATCCAACAGCTACACACAGCTCGAGTTCGAGTTCAACCAGCCCGAAGTGTTCACCATGTGCGGAGGCGCTGCCTGCGGGCCGCGCTACCGCTGCGCACGGTGCGGTAACCAAGTGACATCAAGCGATGGCCGTTGTGGCCGTCGCGTTTCTGTACAAGCCAACGACGATGCTACAACCCGAGAAACCCGCGACGACTGATGCTCAAGTCAAGCGACTAGAAGCAGCTGTGCTAGCCGCGCAGATGACAGCGTCTGGCTATGAAGAGGCAGAACTCGCGGCCGAGGAAGCGCTCGGCTTGCGCTGAGCCAAGACACTGAGGGTATGGCCACGTTCACCGATCAGTACCAGGAGTGGTTGAGTCAGCTGACAAAGCGGCTGCTCAACCAATCGCACACCAGTAGCACGTTCTTGCCTGGTGAGGATCCGGCTGTAGTCACGAGGAGAAGCTCCGCGCTGCCTTCTCACTACATCACGGCTCCTGAGCTGATGATCGGTCAAGAGCTCGAGGTACCACCGCCCACACTGGATGATGGTGTCTCTAATGGTCTTGTTAGGCGCTTCGGAGATGATCAGATACCTCCGATTGATAGTTTGGGGTTTTCACAGGTCCCCTCAGTGCCTGACAACCGTGCTTGGATCTTGGTTGATGGTGACAGCGCTGATGACCAGCCTTGGGCAACCAAGCCACCTGGCATCGGCTTCTTAGATGGCTGGGTAGATGGTCCTAACCAGACACCCAATGCGAACGGACAGACGTACAGTGCTCGCCTGTGGCATGGTACGTCTGCTCCAACCACTGAGCTCCAGGAGAACCACCCTTCTGGGCCGTTGTTTGATCCGTCGACAGGGGTGCTGTTCTTCGCGAGCGGCAACCCCTACGACTTCGGCATCCCCTCCAATGACCAGTTCTTCTTTACTGGTTGGTTGTATGAAGGGGAGACAGTCGCTGAGCGTGTAGCCCGGATCAACACCAAGTGGGCCTACACACGCATCTGCGTGACACCTCGCAGTGGGCTTGATCAGCTCAACCAATCACTGCGGTTCCGGTTAGCACCACGATCAGTCAATGACAGGCTGATCGTACTTCACAACAACTTGGCGCTGATGCGCCCTTTCGACTACACCGTGGCAGCCAACGGCGCTGCCCTCGTCCTCACCCAGTCCCGCGCTGTTGTCCGTGCGGGTGACTACCTCCAAGTGTTCTACAGGACCTACAGCTGATGTCACTACTACACCCCAACCGCGCAGCGCTCCAGAAGGAGAAGGAGGAGGTGGTCGGCGCGCTGTTCGATAAAGCTGCGGAGGCCGATCGTCGCCGGCAGGTACTCGACCAAGGCGCGGGCTTCCTCGCAGCCAATGGATACAAAGAAGCTGCTGAGATCATCACTGACACCTACATCCCCCGGCTGATCGAAGCCGCCAAGTACCTGGAGAAGCAAGCGTGCCGACTGGCCGCTGAGTACGACGAGAGACTGAAAGGCAACTGAAATGGCCCCCGAGAACAACGACAGAAGAGACCCCGTGAAAGAGAACGAGTACTCCAACCCCGAAGCCCAAGCCATCTTCGAAGCCGCGCTAGCTGAGGTGGACAAGAAGCTCGATGACCTGCCGAAGCCGCTGACGCGTGAGATGGCGCAGGAGCTCCAGATGCGGGCAATGCAGGAGACCTTCGTGCAGGTCCAGAACATGTTCATGAATGGGCAACGCGAGGTTCAGCTGATCGACTACATCGACGAGAACGACACCGAGTACACCAAGACCGCTCGTGTAGCCGCTGCGCTGGCAGCCATGAACAACGCTGCGTTGGTGGTAACCGCTATCACCAACCGGGTGCTGGAGGCAGAGCAGAGCACCTGACACCAGTAGTGCGCAGTATCCTGGGTCCGAATGCAGCATGATGCCTGCTTAAATCGTCGCTGTTTATGGCAAGAGTAAAGTGCCGGCCTGTGTACCAACGTGGTATGCAGCCGGCACTTTCCGCTTCCCCCAGCAGAGGAACATTGTGACCACTCAAATGATCTCGCAAGTACTCAAGCGTTCGGCGGTACGCCAGTGGCTGTACCACGTGGCCCTGGCTGACAGCATGGTGTCTCACGAGTACACCATGAAGTGCAACGGCACGGTCTACCTGCGCCTGCGTGCTCGTGCCGATGACGACGAGATCCGCGTGTGGGACGCCACGCGTGAGGAGCCCGAGATGCTGTATGTCGGGCCCGTGAGCAAGTTCATGTCAATGGCGGAGGCGCAGCAGCGCTAATCCGTCGCAACCCCGAGGGCCACACACGTGGCTCTCTTTCCGCCTTGCGTATGTTCTTTCAACTGGTGATGGCTTTTCTACACCCCTTATGCCCCACACCATGCGTACACCCTTCGACCCGCAGGAAGCGTTCCGAACTTTGCAGCAGGCCGGAGTGAAGCCGGGTACCATCATGCTGCGAGCGAACAACTGCCCCCGCTGTAAGCAGCATCACGGCCAGATGCCGTTCTCAGAGTTCACCAAGCCGTTGGTCGTGGGTGATCGCGAGTTCACGCACTACGCCACATGCCCCGCGGCGCAGGAGCCCATCCTCGTCAAAGTTACACACGACATCACATGAGCAAGCCCTGGACCGAGTTTCTGGTCACCAACAATTCTGAGTACCACTGGAACGTGGCTGATGAGGACGCGATTAGGATCGTTGTTTCTTATCACGAGCGGGAAGACGATAAGCTCGTCATGAAAGACGTGGTGAGGTTCCCCATCGAACTAGCCCCTGAGATCGCCAAGCGCATCAGCGAGGCGGCTCGCCTAGCAGAGAAAGCACGGTTACCCGAATGACTGAGTACCACAAGACCCAAAAGGTCTGACAACCCGCGCGGGTGCATGTGGCATAAGTCACACGTACCCGCACCCTTTACCCCTTTCTTCTTTACTGCAATGAACGACAACAAAGAGTCAGACGATCACGTGGACGTTGAATACGTGCTGTGGGATAGTGCCGGTGACTTCGCGTTCACCATCACTACCGTGCCTAACGACTACTGCGTCACCATCCAGGTCCGTGGTCGCGATCTCGAAGGCAGCACTACGATGCTCCAGACCAAGCCCAGCAGTGAGCTGGTCATCAGCGGCTCCAAGCACGCGCGACAAATCGGTGAGCTGCTGATCAAAGCGGCTAAGCACCTGGAAGAGACCCAATGAGCGAGCTCAGTGACAAGGAGCGCATCAAGCAGCTTGAGGCTCAGCTCGAGAAGATGACTTTTGTTGCCGTTGACTGCAGGCAAGCAGTTCAGCGCATGTCGGATCTGGTTAGCCGTGCAGCTGATCACTGGATGGAGCTGCAGAACACGTACCCGGTCAAGTGGGAAGGTGCAATCGACGATGCGATGGCTGCGGCCTGCAGGGAGATCAAACAACGCACCGAGTTACTGCGGCCTTTCGTGCTGTTCTTCGAGTTCCACAGTAAGCCGCGCAGCACCTTCAGTATCCTCGATCCTATGGCAGAGGCGTTTGTCATCACCGAGCAGGACATGCGGCTCGCCCGTAGAGCTCTAGACGGCAAGCCCATCGATTACGAAGCAGAGGCAGACAAGGCATGACTGTAGAGCGTTGGACACTCAACATTGACCGGGCTACCGGCTACGTTCTTGAGACCTCTGATGATGGTGAGTATGTCGAGTGGGAAGAGTACGAAGCACTACGCACCAAGCTGGCTAGGGCGAAAGAGGCATTCGAGTTCATTCACGGCAATATCGGTCAACTTGATGTCGCTAACGAAGCAGAGTCCATGATTAAGGAGCTGAGCGTGTGACAATCCCTGGTGATAACCCGAAGCACGAAGCTGGCTCAGCCAAGTCAGTCACGCATGTCGTGCCGCCTGTTGTGATGCACGAGCTCGGTCTCGCAATGCTAGAAGGCGCGCTTAAGTATGGCGCGTACAACTGGCGCACTGCTGGGCTCGTGACATCTACGTACTACGATGCAGCGCGCCGTCACCTCGATGCGTGGTGGGAAGGCGAAGACACTGATCTCGAGTCAGGCGTCTCACACCTCGTGAAAGCAATGGCCTGCATGGTGGTGATCCGAGATGCAGAAGTGCAGGGTATGGTCCTCGTTGATGACCGCCCGCCCAAGACCAAGGACGGTTGGCAGCAAGACATCAATAAGCAGGTGCAGCAACTGAGGGAGCGTTTCGATGGTCAAAGCAGATGATCCGTGGACCCCTGCCCAATCTGTGCGTCAAGACAGCTCTATGTTTGACGCCGCTATAGTCTTTCATCGCGACAACCCCGAGGTGTACAAACTGTTCCGGCGGTTTGCGCTAGAGGCGGTAGCTAGCGGGCGAGACTATTTCGGTGCAAAGATGATCTGGGAGCGCCTTAGGTGGTACACGATGATCGAGACCAGAGGAGAGCCCTACAAGCTCAACAACAACCACCACTCTGTGTACGCGCGCATGTTCATTGCGGAGTATCCGCAGCACGCTCGATTCTTCCAGCTGCGCAGTAGTGCGGCATCCGGCTTCTCGACAAACCAGGATCCCTTCGCATGATCGACTTCAAGCCCCTCAGAGACAACATCCTCCTCAAGCTCGACAACAAGATCACCGAGTGGGACTGTGGCATCGTGATCCCGGATCAACTGCAGGAGCCGGCTCGAGAGGGCACAGTGCTGGCTGTCGGTCCTGGAATCACTGAGGAGTCAGGCGACTTCCTGCCTACATCAACGAAGGCGGGAGACCGCGTGATCATCAGCTCGTACGCTGGATTAGAAGTTGACCTAGACGGAGATACCTACCTCGTCCTGCGTGAAAACGACATCCTGGCGTACACCAATGACTGAAGAAGAGAGCCTGAACTCGCAATACATCCAAGCCCTTGGGTTCCTCACCGGCATTGTCCCTGACATGGCCATTGACGTGAACAACCCGATCGGCATGGCAGAGCGGATTCACGAGCGCTATCTCCAAATGAAAGATGAGCTCACCGACCAGCGCGTGATCGGCTGGCTGGTGTTCGTCAGCTTCCAGTTCGCCGTAGCCCAGTCAGTCGAGGAGCGTGAGTACTACAAGTTCCCCGTGCAGCTGCCCACGCAGATCCTCAACGCACTGATCGACCGTGACTGGGTAACCACGGTAGATGGTCCTGATGGCTCGGGCCTCATGATCACGGACAAGGGCGCGGCCATTGCTGACATCAACGCCCCTGATTGGGGTGTGGAGCTCGACCTGACCCCTGAAGGTGAGGGTGATGACGGAGTATGAGTGGTACGCAGGTCGTAAACGCCAGCTGCCAGTAGGGCATCAGAAGAACTGGCCGGCTCGTCCTGCTTCACTGTGGCGTCTACTCAGCAACATCTGGGTAGGCATCTGGCGAGATGCAATTGTCGATGAGATCAGAGCGTGGCGCGAAGTGCGTCGCATCTATCATCGGCGCATGCGCTGCGGCCACTCAGGTGGTCATCTATGGAAGCACGATGAGAAGCAAGTAAGCCGGGGCATGGAGCAGCTTTGGCGTTGTCACGTCTGCGGCCACTTCGAGTGGTTTGCTCCAGAAGACGCGCCACACCCGCGCATCGACGTCTAAACGTGAGGGGATATGGGGCATGAGTCCTGTATCCCCTCTCTCTTACTCCTTTGCTTTTAGGAGCAACTATGCAGTACACCGACTCGGACTGGATCACATATCAAGTTGCCTGCGCGGGCAGTGAGATGCGCAACGATGGCATCATCGTTTTCTACGTGCTGGACCAGGTGCGTGTAGGGCCACTCGCGCGACGACGCTGGTGGCAGTTCTGGAGGTCCAGTATCCCCCGTGCCTCTTATGTCCGAATGCGGACAGTCAAGGCGTACAAACGCGGACTCAGCAAACCGTTGTATGACGAGCGGACCGACGCTGAGATTGAGCTCAACCCGGCATACGACGTCATCTTTGAACGCACCAATCAGTTGTTCATGAACGCCGCTCAGCAGCTAGTGGCAAAACATACCAACCTTAGGGATACCGAATGAACTCAGAGCACCAGTTTCAGCAAGCACAGGCCCACTCCGAAAAACACGTCAAGCAGCGCATGCGTGAGATGGAGGTTGTGGCCACCGATCTCAAGCGTCGTGTACTTGCACTAGGCGAAGCCCGCAAGACGATCGCGGCGAGTGGCCGGGACTCGCTGATCGTGGCGGGACAGCAGACCATCACCAAGGCAGATCAACTGGCAGCCATTGATGCTGTCGTCGCTGACATGCAGGCCGGCATTCAGCAGATCGAAGAGACCCTCAAGCACTACAAGTCCGATGAGTAGTCCCCATGCCGGGATGTGGTCTGAATCGGCACAATGGTCCCAGGCCCTAGCGTTCAGGGATCAGCTGGTAGCGTCCATGATCGAGGCTGGAAAGCTCCGACGGGACGCGGCTGACCCTGAGAAACAGGACGAAGTTGTGAAGCGCCTCGTTTGAAGACTGGATCAGCGCCCGGCCACCGCAATGGTCGGGCGCTTTTCTTTTACGGTATGTTCAGGACGATTGGCTATGCACGAAGGTACGAAGATACTCCTGGGCACCGTAGCGGGTGGTGCACTCGCTTGGATCGGATGGGTCAGCCTGTCCATCCATGACTTCAGCAGCGGCAACGTGATCAATGGTCGGCAGGACGACGACATCAGGGAGCTGCGCGCCACCATCCAGGACCTGACCGTCCTGTTCCTGCAGCTGCCGCCCCCGATGGTGTCAGACATGATGGTCAGCGAGGAGCCGGTAATGCTGCCTGCGCCTGGCATACCGGGCTCAGCCGGCCCTGCTGGTCCTGGTGGTCCCCCTCCTGAGTCTGAGATCGAGGAGGAGCCTGTGGTGGAGCCGGTGCTGATGCCGGTGCCCCCGTTTGATGACATTCAGCGCAGCCTGGAAGGCCGGCTGAGAATGCGGGGGATCGAACCGGCCGCCAAAGGCAAGAACTGATGAGTGCGCTCAGGTTCACCAGCACGTACCAGGCCGTCAACCTGCTGCGCAACGGCCACTTTGACCTGGTGCAGTCAGATGGTCGCCCTGCGGTGTGGGAAATCGCTGGTGCAGTTGAGTCGTCGCTGCCTGAGGCGGTCTCGAGCAACAACTTCGCTGTCTTGACTGACCAGGATCTATCTGCAGGGCCTGAACGCGGGCTGCAGTTGACGCTGCAGAGCACCAACAACATTGAGTTGCTGCAGTCATTCCTGCCCGACCCCAACTCGCAGGTGTTTGACTTCCAAGTACCGCTCCAGCCGGAGAAGGTAGCATCGGTACAAGCTGGCTATATCGGTGAAGTGAGCTCGCTGATCGAGGAGGAGGTCTACACCTTCTCGTGGAGCTACCGAGGTACTCAGGGAGGCTATGTTTTTACGCCAGTGGCGTACGGGCTTGACGGTACCGAGCTCACTCTGACGCCTCTCGAGGGTCAGCAGCTTGACCGTCGCGCTCAGAGCGAGGGGTTGTGGCGTCGGTTCAGTGCCATCGTTCAAGTGCCCCAGCCCGTGAGCAAGATGGGGCTGCGCACTAGCCGTCAGGCTGACAGCGATCTGGCCACAGTTGACGTCAGTTTGTTCTCGTTCACGCTCGGGGCGTACTCGGCGCTGCCGTACCTCGGTGACCCTCTGCTTGAGTGCTTCCCGCAAGGTGCGATCATCATGTCCATGGGTGGCGGCTGCCCTCCCGGGTTCGAGGAGCTCGGTAACGGTGATGAGCAGCCGCTGGACGAGTGGGTTGCGGCCGACTCTGACGTGCAAACGCGCATTGGCAACTTCCCGCGCACATCATCAGGGCTCACCGGTACTGAGCTGCACGGTTCCGAGGTCACCAAGATCACCCCGGGCACACCCGACAACGTGAACTTCGTGTCTGAGAACTCAAAAACGGTCGTGGAGGATGCCGGGCAGACTGGTGCGGAGCTCGACTACGCAGGAACCAACCCTTCTGTAGACGCACCGGGCGGTAACAACGGCATCCCGGATCACCCTCACACCTTCGAGCAGGCAGCCACACGTCCTGTCTCACGCGGCTTCCGCCTCTGTAAGCGTCTATGACCGGCAACCTAGAAATCATGAGCCAGCGCTCTGCGCCTGGCCTCATCCGCAACGGCAACTTCGCCCACGGCTCTGCGTACTGGCATGGCTCGTACCTGCGGCAGCTACAGACGAGCGCCAGCTCGTCCAGTGTTCGCACGCGCTACGCGATGGAGATCACGCGCCCAGCCGAAGGTGCGTATCTCAGCACGCAAGAGCCGGGCATGTGGCAGTACCTGGACCGTCCGGACCTGGTCCAGTTCCCTAGCTCTCGCCTAGTCACCGGACTTGAGTTCATCCCGCTTGGTTACAAGAAGGCGGGACTGCGGGTGCTCAAGCAGTTCAGCACGATTGATGGCAAGGTGTTGGACGATCTGTTTGCCGTACCGCTGGAGCTGCCGCTAGAGAATTACACCTCTGATCTGATCTTCCAGCATCCGTTCGTGCACACAGGCACGGTGCAGCTCAAGGATGGTCCGTCGTTCGCTCGCGAGCAGTACGAGGTGCGTCAGAAGCCGGGTGATGCACTGCCGCTGACGGACACGTTCAACGACACAAACTCCGGGGTGTATCGAGTAGGGCAGTTGCTGCTGAACTATAGCGGCATTGCGTTTATTCCAGGCGACACCGTTAATGCTGGCAATCCTCAGCTAGATCGCTTCACATATCATGGCCTGACCGTAGTTCCTCCTGCTGATGTCAGTATTCAGCACGTAGCCAACCAGCTGACTGACGGCATCTCAGGCATCAGTATTGCGGCTACGTCTGAGTTTGGCGTAGACACCTGGACGGTGACGATTGACGCATCTGCAGCGGTGATCAACGCATTGCCACGATTTCAAGTCGTAGGTGTCACAGGTCTGCGCGATGGAGACATTTTTGTCGTTGAAGCGCCGCTACCGGGCGTCGGCACGATCAGCAACCTCAACGTCGGAGCTACGCAAACTACTTTCACGCTAGCTCTGGTAATTAACCAGTCGGCTAACGTGCTGTTTGCTCAGCCTCCTGCAGCGCAAGACCAAGAGCCGATGTCGTGGGCGATCTTCCCTAAGTCGGTAGCTAACGTCACGCGCACTTTGCCGGTGTATCGCTACGACATGACAGTAGCGATGACGTACAAAGCAGCCGGTGAGTTCCTGCGCCCCGCCCTACCTATCCTCGAGTTTCGCCAATTAGAGGCTGACGGCAACATAGACGGGTTTGGTCGACTGTCCGAGCGTATTGTCGCTGAATCGGCGGAATCATTGGATGTACGGTTTGAGCTGCCTAACGGTAACGAGGATTTGACCTACCGTCGCTACGTGAATCGCATCATCCGCGAATTCACCGTGCCTCAGGATGGCCGCGCTGCCTTGCGCATCCAGCCGCCGCAGTCAGGCGACGCCGGCGAGTTCAGCGGTCTTGTTAAGAGCATCGAAGCTACTACGGAGACCATCGGTGGCTCACCTGTCGAGGTCGTGTCGGTGGCGATAGACCTGGGCGTCCCGACAATACTCATACCTGACTGGCTTGCCGTAGGTAAGGTGGCGCTGCTCACCAGTACTCCAGGTGTGTTCGCTGACCAGCCGTGGATCAACACTCTGCTGGACGTTCAGCCGCAGATCCGCGTGCTGACGTCATCAATCGACACATCGGGCGCTACGAGCGTTGTGACGGTGACAAGTTCGTACCTTCCGTCCTTCGGTAACTTCTTTTTTGCGCAGAACCAGCCTTGGCCAGCCGGTACTGTCAATGAAGTGCCGATCATGAGCTCTATCGCGGAAGGCGCGGTGCGTTGCCAGGTGTCAGACGTGTACGCATGCAAGGGCGACATTACGCAGCGCGTGGCTATCTCTGACGACAACGCGCTGCCTCCGGGCACCACGCTCAATGACACGGTCTCGGTAGACCCGCTAGTGCACCGAGTGGACCTACTGGACAACGTCATTTCGCCTGGCACTGTGGTTATGTACGCAGGGGGCGGCATCTGTCCTCCCGGGTTCAAACGGCTGCAAGGCTTTGCTAACTCAGGCACTGCACCTGTAGTGACGCTACCCCTGCCTAGCAGTACTACCTATGATTCGATTACTGATCGCACGACACTGGTGTGGAATAATGAGGAGTTCTCACTACTTGACGAGGCCGGTGCACCTATCGAGCTGATAGGTGCTACCAACGTCGAGTCGCTAGAGGTCGGCACTGGAAACGTGAACTTCGAGACCATCGAGTTTCCGAGCTTCCAGCAGCTCATGCAGCCTGGAATGCAGGTGCGCTTCAACGGCGCGACAATTCCTCCTGCAGAGCTTGCCGAGCTGAGCGTCAGTGACGAGCCCGGCAACGCGATTCAGCTGGGTGGCGGAGATCAAGGCTTCTACCGAGGCGGCCTGGGTAGCGCTCAATCACTTGTGCCGACCAACGAAGCAATCGTTGATCTGTGGTTCAAGTACAACCCTGGAGCGTTCGACAACAGCCAAGAGCACTGGATCGCAAACACAGTCAACATCGACGACAACAATACGGCTAAGCGCGTCGGGTGGGGCATCAAGATCCTTACCGACGGGCGCCTCCAGGCCGTCATGTACATCCGGGCTAACTCGACGTACCTCACGAGTACAGCGACCACAGATGACGTGATCGATTGGGCCAACCCCACAGCATCAGGCTCTACAGTAGGCGGATGGTTCCACGTTGCTGCATTGTTCAAGGCGGGATCGTCTTTTGACTTTGCAGCTAACCCGGGGTCGGGTGCTAACTACGGCGCAACCATGGTCGTCAGCGGCGCGGCGTACAACGTGCAGTCGACCACACGCGTGCCTTTCGCGAACCAAGTTACGGGCACAGGTATTCCGATCAACGATGACTCTGTGTTCCTCCAGGTTGGTGCAGCTGAAGTGCTCAGCGGTAACCCGATTTCTACTGCTGACGTCACTATCGACCACCTGCGCATCGGAGCACCTAATGAAGATCTGACTACTTACGCTCAAGCCACCTGGAATAACGCAAAGGGTACCCCGGTCCTGCCTAGCACGATTCTCGCAGAGTACACCCTCTACGGTGACTACCGGTTCGATACTCCCTCATTCGGTGTGGTTACGAACCAAGTTGGCCCTACTGGTGCATCCTCTGCTTTGACCGCTGCCTCGTTCTTCGATCTGGCGTCTGTACCAGGACACGTCAAAGCCGTACTACCGAACGTTGGTATCACCTTAGATAGCTTCCGTGCTGCTGCGGAAGACCAGGACCCTGCGTTCTTGATCACGGATGTAAACAATAGAACTTCGCAACTCGTCGGGTCTTTGGTTTCCGCTGTTCCTACTGACCCTAGTGGCAATACTGGCGGTCAAGGACAAGGAGTGGTTGGTTATCCCAACTTCGTTGGTCTTGGTGGCCTCGTCAGTCAGAACCAAGGTCAACAGCCGACTCCGCCCGTAGGTCCTAGTGCCGAGGAGCAGACAGAGACGTTTAGCGACGGGCTGCCGTTCGATATTAACGTCGGCACGTCCTTACTCTTTGAAGGAGGCGTGCCTGTTGGTTATTACGGTGTGCGTAAAACCCAGTTCCTGGGAGGGCCGCCGGTGCCTCTCGCAGGGAGTTCATCAGTCTTCGAGCCGTCAGTAGGTGATGTGCTTTGGTTGTCGGTTGTCGACAAAACTGTCGGTACTATCGTCCGATGCACAGCTATCAACCAGTTCAATCTTACTAACGGTGACCCAGCTCGTCGCTACATATTCAAGCGCTACGACGGCCAGCAGCTGTTTGGCACTGAGATCACTGAGGAGATCTCGGACATCGGAGTCATCTCGGTTCGTCCAGCAAAGCTGTATGGCGTAGGTCAACACACGATTGACGGCAACGGCAACGTAGCCATCGCTGGTGTAGTGCAGACCAACGCTCAAACAGACATAGGGCAGGTGTGGTCGACTCGAGCACTAGAGTCATCCACTACGCTGACGGTGGCTGGGCAGCTAGAGCTGCCTGAGGACGTGGTGTCCTTGCGTGTCGAGGCTGGTGGATACGTTCGCTACGACGAGCCTGATACGCAAATGAACTACGGGTCAGGCGGCCACAGCCACGAGATCCTTAACGGCAGTGGCGGCCCTACTGGTCCCACTCTGCCTCGTGTCAAGGAGACGGGGTCGACCAGTGGTGGGGCGTTTGACACGGAAGACATCCCGTTCACTCCTGTTGCTGCAGAGCACGACCACGGGTTCCTCGACACCTACCGGTTCCCGATGCCGCTTGCTCGACTCGTAACCCTCTGCCAAAAGCTCTGACATGGGCATTGCCGACATCCCGGACAAGTACGAGGCAACCGCCAATGACTTTGCGCGGTACAACCTGCTGAATAACGGTGGGTTTGACTCGTTCCCCGGCACCACCGCGCTAGTTGAGAACGTCAACCCAGCATTCAGCGGCGGCACCACAACACCGAAGCGCACGTTCATCGACCAGAAGCAGTACCGGTTCACCAGCTTCTCGTTCGCTCCGGCTGAGGAAGCAGGGCTCGAGAACCGCGTAGGGTCGTGGGACGTCTACGGGGTGAAAGGCAGTGTTGAGGTAGCGCCCACTGACGCGTCTACCGGCTTCTCTGTCTTCGCTCGAGATGGTGGCAACTTTGCTCGTGTCACATTTAGCGCAGCTGGCTCGATCTACTTCGAGCAAGACTTCAGCGACTTAGCCAAGCTGCGCGGCCAGCCGATCATGCTGGCGTACAGCGGTGCTGCCGGTAAGAATAACGTCACCATCAACATGCGCTTGCTGGATGGCGAGGAGGAGGTCTTCAGCACACGCGACGAGTCCTCTACCTTTGGGCAGAACCGCCGCATCGTCCGCCAGGTAGACATCCCGGCTACAGCAGCGTCACTGAAGTTCCAGCTCGAGCTCGTAGGTACCGTAGGTTCCCGTTGTTCGATCTCCAGCATCACATCGGTGCTAGGACCTACGGGCAACACGCTCCCGTTCGTGCCCAGCATCTGCGATGTCACTGTACCTAGTGGCCTGGTGATCCTGTTCGAGGGCGATGCGTGCCCGCCGGGGTTCAGGGATGCCATGAACGGGGCAGAGGCGATGCTGCTCGGCGTCAACGGTGAGCACGCCATCCCTGATGCCGACGGCCAGGCACAGGTGCTGGTCGGTAACGACGAGCATGACCACAACCCGGAGGGGCCGCCCGACGCTTTTGGTGATGCGTCGTCAGTTCTGCATGAGACGCCAATTCCTATCCCATTCGGGTCTCAAGCCTTTGTACGCACCCCGCTATTCGGGACCTTGCCTCAGTTCCCAGGAGAGCAGCCGGCTGAGGTGCTAGGCACGCGCCACACGCACAAGCTCACGACCAAGATGACCTCAGTGCCTCCGTCATTCCCTGTGCGCGCCTGCATCAAGCTATGAGCTCCATCTACTACGACGTCCCCTACGTCACCTTCTTCTACTCGCCGTTTTGCCGCGCATGCGAGGAGGTGCTGCCCCGAGTTGTAGAGGAGGTCCAGCGAGCTCGTACGATGGTCATAGCCCGCATGCCTAACCTTGCGGAGAAACACCAGCTACCGGCTGTGCCTGCCCTACTGATACCCAAGGGGGTGATGGGGCAAGAGCAGCCGGTTCTCATGATCGGTAGCAAGATCCCCGAATGGCTGGAATCGCTGCACCAGACCCCGACCACCACCAATGGCTGATCTGACAATCATCACTACGGCGCTCCCCAACGCGTTCGTAGGTGAAAGCTACCGAGTCCGGGTTCAAGCGCGGCGCGGCACCCTCCCCTACCGCTGGACCGCCACTGGTCTGCCTGAGGGCATGACCATTGACCTCGATACCGGTACGCTCGCAGAGACGACTGCCGGTATCCTCGCCCCCCAAGTTGGTGTCTACACGCCGACAATCACAGTCACTGACGCCGTTGGAGCTACCGCCCAGCTCACGCCCTCACTGACTGTTCGCCCGGCTAACTACCGGCGCCGCACAACGCTAATGCTGGACCCCACGCTGCAGGCGCAGGTGGAGCGGTTCCCGGCAGACAGCGTGACTCGAGAAGAGGTCACTGGCCACTTCGCAGAAGGACCCCGTCGAAACGTCCGCCTCGGCCCTGGTGGTGCCTTTGAGGCTGACGTGTTCTCGCACTGGGCAGGGCAGATCGGCTTTGCTAGTGGCGCATCAGACGCAACCATCCCTGAGTCGCCGAGCGCATCTCCCTCGAGCCCGACCCCGGCTAGCCCCTCGCCCAGCGCAGGTGTGTCGGTCGGTCCGGCGGTCATCAGCCTGTACGACGTAGTCAGGGACCTGCAGGACAACGCCAAGGTCCTAGCTGAGCCGGTAGTGCTCACGGTCACGGCCTACGACTCGCTGGAGTCACCGACCACACCGGTCCAGGCAATTGGCTTCACAGCCTCTGACGTCTACCTCGGTGACAACCTCGATGTTGTCCTGACGGAGTACACCAGCGGATCGGCGTACGATTCGCCGGACTTCTCAATCGGCTATCCGGCATTAGCTCAGTCTATCACACTGCCTGCTGACGCCAAGGTAGACGCCCTTACGGTGTACGGCAGCCGCCCCGCTACCGGCCAGGTAGGCGGGGTGACCGTCTCGATCTCTGAGATCGCAGGCTCACCGGCTGATACTGTTGCGATCAACACAGGGGTCTATGCCTCGCCCTTAGGTAGCTCGCCTAAGGTTGTGGCAGTCGGCTACATCTCGCCTAGCCAGTTCAAGACTGACGCAAGCCGAGCTGCTTGGGACGAGACGTTCGCAATCAGCGTCCCGCTGACTGTGCCTAACGCAGTCAGCCCGGCCAGCCCCGGTGTCGCTGCGTCGCCGATCATTCTGAGCGGCAGCACGGACTACTACCTGGTGTTCCAGAGCGACTACTTCCTGTCGCCCTCGAGCCCCGCGAACTACCTGCGACTGGCCGCTACGGTTGACTCCACAGTCACCAACGTCATTCCTGGTAGCACGGCCTCGGTCGTCACTACAGGCGGCGCGTTGGTCAGCCCGCTGTACGCCACGAACGAGGCAGCGAGCCCGGCTCAGACAGTCACGGCAGTTGCTTACGCGCTGGACGTACTGTGGAACTCAGCGACTGTTGGTGTTGTCACCATCCAGTCAACTGATCCGTTCAACAGCCCCACGGCAGACAAGTACTGGGTTGGCGGTTCCACGACCACAGCAGCGCAGGTACGTCAGCAGGCGTTCTCACTGATCGACGGGTACGATCGCAGCGGCGCAGGCCCTGTTGAGGATCTCACCAATTGGGATGAGGTTGTAGATGCCTACGGAAACCAGGCCCAGATCACCCAGGTCAATATCGTTGGCGGAGCGGAAGTCAATCCGTCGGGCGGTGGTCAAGTCGATGCGGACGGCTTCCTCAGCACGGGAGGCATCACGCTCCGAGTTGCGTGGACGCCCAACAGTCGTGGTGCTGTACCTCCGGCACCGTTCAAGGTTGTGGCCGGTCGTCGCCGTACCCTCGGGAACCTCGATGCGGATGCCCTCATCCGTACGGCTAACAAGACTGGGTCGACTGACGCTGCGATCCTAGCGCAGCTGTCTGATGCCATTCCGTCCAACCCGCTGCTGTCACTGGCTCAGATCGAGCCGGATGCCGCAGGCAACGTTGGGCTGACGGTTGCTAGCGGCGCGCTGGGCATCAACAAGTTCTCAGCTTCCTCTACTGTTCAGCTGTCGTTCCTTGCGACACTTGTTGCTGAGCAGCTGGGCGGCTCGAGCACTTCAGTGCAGTTCGATTCGCTGGGTGCATTGACGCTGCTGGCCGGTGATTACCTGACTGTCACGCCTACGGCCAATCAGATTCGCCTAGACGCTGATCCGGGCGTTGCGACCATCAACAGTGTTGCACCTGATGGTTCGCAGAACATTCAGCTGACGGCTGGCGAAGATGCTGCTCACGCGGGCCAGACCTTCGTCACCTTCTCGACCGGGACCAATGAGGTTGTTGTTGGTACCAACATCCCGGATGCCACTACGTCGCAAGCAGGACTGCACAGCACTACAGACAAGGAGCGCATCAACGCGCTGTTCTCTGGTGCTGCAGCAGTCAGCACTAGTACGACCGGCGGAGTATCAGGTGGTCACTCGCACACAGCGCGTTTCCTCACGCTGGATCAAGACATCTCCGGGTACTTGACGCTGACGTCAGGCATGACGATTGAAGATGCACTGTTTTCGATCAACACTGCGCTGGCCTCGCAGTTCACCACGGCCAGCGAATCAGGTGCGCTGTCGACGCTTAACGAGACCTACATCCCTGCGTTCCAGCAGAGCTACCTGTCTGACAGCAGCCCGACCATCGTCTACGCGTCACCGGGGTACAAGCCGGGTGATCTGGTCACCAACTTGGTAGCCGGCACGGCAGGCACGACGTTCAGTGTTGTGACTACTCCGTTCGGCGATCCGGGCAACGCAGGCACGCTTTCGCTCGAGCTGGGCACAGCTAGCCCGTCACCGAGCACTTGGACAGTGCTGGAGCAGCTTGACATATCGCTGACTTACGGCAACGCGCTTACAGCTATCGGAGGATCTCCTCCTAACTACAGCGACGTGGCGACCCACATGGGTAGCAACCCTGTGCAGCCCGGTGGCAGCCCCACGACCAAGATCGCTTTCCAAGCGGTTGACTATCTCGGTCTGGATAACACATCAGCGCCTGTGTTCGAGCTACGCGTTTCAGGTAATCCGGTATTCACGGACTTCCCGGCGCCCCTTGGCTTCAACCGGGTACGTATCTCCCATGACACCGGTTCGGGAGTCAACCGCACCAACAGCATTGAGATCTTCAAGGATCAGTACACAGGCGCGGCCGATCCGGTGATCAACACGGCGGAGCTGAGCATCGACAACGGTGTGGCTATCCGCTACGTGTCGGGCATCCCGCACGTCACTGCCTCGGAGAACTGGGGCCTCTACGTCGATGCGGACAACCTCTACAACATCACGTACCAGCAGAACCTGCTGACCGTAGCGGATGCGAGCGACGGTACGTACTCGTTCGACCTGCAGTACTACCTGACCACGTATGCCAGCCCGCAAGACGCTACGTGGATCCCTAGCCCGGAAACGGTGTTCCTGCTCGGTACACCGACTGATCCGTACGACACGGTTCAGCCGATGACCGCGCTGGTGGCGTCGGACGGCTACACCAGCCGTGACCTGACGATCAACTTCAACGATGTGTTCGTCAGCGACACGGATGTGGTGCTGAACTTCTCCGACCCGTATGGCTCTCCGTATGGGCGATTACTACACCTCGGACGGGCCGGCGCCTCTGTCGGTACGACTACTGTCGAAACCTTCGCCAGTGAGAAGTATCGAATCTACCCCGACACATGGGGTGGGACCGACCTCGTTAGCCCCGTTACCAGCCCCATCTTCACTTCGTTCACTACCCAGCCCGTGGCAGGGGACGTGCTCGAATCTGGCACGTACGGTTGGCCGAGTGGTGCGGAGCTCACGGCGCTAGGCACGGAAAGCACCTGGAATGTGACTGACGGCTCGCCGTCAGCTGAGGCCCGCTCGGGCAAGACGTTTGCGGTCAATCCGGGCACACGCACGTCGCGCCCGGCGCAGGTCAGCGACCTCGGCCTCGTACACCCCGGCTACAACACAGCTACGGAGTACGATGCACGCACGCAGATGCCTGCGCTGAGCAGCCCGTTCAACGTCTACGGCAGCTACGGTAGCCCGTCCTACGACTACTACACCGACTACTCGGCTCAGAGCTCAGTGGTCTACTACCGACTGTTCACCAGCGGCACAGCGGCCAACCAGGGTCGTCTGCGGGTGTACGGCTACTTGCGGGATGCCTCCGCCTCTCCGGCGCTAACTTCATACGAGAGCTACAGCTCTCCGCTCAGTAGCCCTGACTTCGTTGGCAGCTGGTACAACGTCGGCCCCAGCGCTTCTCCGGTCCCGACCCTGAGTGGTATCAGCGCGGAGATCAAGTTCGTTGGCGACCAGAGCTCGGTGCACGCTGATACGCCGCTGGGTAACCCCGGCAAGACCGGCTGGCTCGACATGCTCACAACAGGTGCTTCCAGCCTGTACGAGTCTGGAGAGGACGGCTACGGTGCGGCAGACACAGGAGGCATCACGATTGGCGCTGGTTACGTTGACATCTACTGGCGGGCCGGTGCCTTCACTACCGGCAACACCAGCAACCAGGCAGTAGTCCGCATCGCACTTCACGGCAGCATCGGCCTGCGCACTGTTATCACCCAACTGCAGATGCTCAACCAATCCACTGACACCCCCTGGAGTAGCGGCGCGTGAGTGATCGAGCTAAGCGATATGGCGAGGTCGTAATCACCGGTGCGGCCCTCGGCGCAGTAAGAGGCTACTACAAGGGTCTCCGTCGTGCGGCCGACAACATCACCAAGGGCCTGCAAGGTCTTGACAGCAAGGTGGCGCGTCAAGCGGGCCAATCAGCTCGCTGGTCGGGAGCGTCACGGGCTGTTGCTAAGGCAATCAAGACTGACCCCGCAATGCGCTCGCAGTACTTAGCCGGTTCCCCTAGTACTCGCGCCCGAATCTCATCTAGCTACAACCAAGGTGCACAAGACTTGGGGAAAGCTGGGCTCAAAATTATTCGCAACAGCGCTCGCAACAACGCCATCAAAGGTGCTGCTGTTGCCGGGCTGATCTACGCCGCAGGCAGGTACGCAAGTCGCGTGAAGAAAGACACTACTGCCCGACCCCCGGGCGTCGCAGCTGACGGTCGGCTGGTGAAAGCAGCTGCAGTTCTCAGTATGCTCAAGGCGCTGCCGAAGCCGCCTTCGCTCAAGCCGATAAGGTCGATGCAGATGAACAAGCCGCCGAAGCCGATGATGGGTCAAGTCAGTGCCCCGAACCACCTACGTAACACGTTGAGCAGCAACAACATCACCAGCCGAGCTGCCGGCTCTCTCACTGGCGGCGGGATGCTCAAAGCGGCTGAGGAGGCTCCCTGGGACAAGAAGAACCCGAAGGAAGCCAAAGGTAAGAGCAAGACGCTGACGCCCGAGCAGAAGTCTCGAGCAAAAGCACGCGCTGCAGCTAACGGTCGGCCCTACCCCAACTGGATCGACAACGCGCACGTGGCCAAGACAGCGATGCTTCGTGGCTTCGAGGACGAGCTGCAGAAGATCGCCGCACGCCGCACCGACATCTACGCCTCCAAGTCGCTCATAGACGGCCACGCAGGCGGCGAAGAGGCGAAAGAGCGTAAGCGCAAGCTCAAGAAACAAGCGTCGGAGACACCTGCATGGACTCGCAGCGAAGGCAAGAGCAAGACGGGCGGGCTGAACCGCAAAGGTGTTCAGTCGTATCGAGAAGCTAATCCAGGCAGCAAGCTTAAGATGGCGGTTACCAAGGACCCGAGCAAGATCAAGCCGGGCTCAAGCGAGGACAAGAGGCGCAAGAGCTTCTGTGCACGGATGGGCGGGATGCCGGGGCCGATGCACGACAAGAGCGGCAAACCGACGCGGAAGAAGCTTGCGCTCGACAAGTGGAACTGCTGAGCTATCTCTATTTGATTGCTTGTGATGGCGACGTTTACTAATCAGCAAGAGGCGTGGCTGTCATGGGCAGTTAAACGACTGCTAAACAAGGCGCACCTCTCTGAGGTTTTCTTCCCTGGTGAGGATCCTGCGCCGGCTGGTGGCACCACGTCGTTACCTAGCCACGTAACTGTCAGTGCGTATCAAACTGTTGGTGAGGAGTTGGAGATCCCTGCGCCAGCTTTGATCAATGGAGGAACGACTTCGCTTGTACGGCGCTATGGCGACACTTCAGATCCGCCGAACAGCGGGCTCAAGCTCGTACAGATCCCTAGTGTCCCCGACAACCGGGGCTGGATCGCTGTCACAGGCGCGTCTGTCCTTACTCCGCCTCTTGCTACACAAGATCCAGGCGTAGGCTTCTTGGACTCGTGGGTGGACGGTGATAACCCACAAGAGAACAGCCAAGGTCAGACATACGCTGCGCAGCTGTGGTACGGCACACCGTCGCCTCGCTTCGGTGGTGAGCTGCTACCTGACCACCCGGCTGGTCCGCTGTGGGATCCGAGCACCGGCATCCTGGTGTTCACCAAGGACGACCCGTACGAGGTAGGTGTGCCGGAGGGCTCTGACTTCTGGTTCACCGGCTTCCTCTACATCGGGCAGAGCCTGGGCCAGCGGCTGGACGCATCTTCAGTCAGCGGGCAGGTTTGGAACAAGATCGAAGGATGTGTGCCTGGGAGCTTGCTTGGCCTGGGGAGCTCAGGGCAGGATGTAGCCATAGACATCAACCCCGCTGTGACGGTGGCTGCCACCATGCTGGTCTTCCAGAACGGTGCGGCCCTGGTCAGTGGGATTGACTACACGATCGCCGGTGATGGGTTGTCTATCACGTTCACGCAAGACCGGCGTCTTCTCGAGGCTGGTGACGAGATCCAGCTTCTCTACCCGACGAACTGATGACTGAAGAGACTCCTAGCCGGCCGCATCAAGTGACGATCATCTCCGGTGAAGTGCTGGACATCAAGCACAACGGCATCGATGCGCTCGAGGATGAGGCAGAGGTGGACTACACCGTCACGTTCCGCATCCGTCGGCCCAAGGACTTCCTACAGACCACAGCGTTCCGGCTCTCGTCATCCAGAGACTGCGCTGTTCGCGCAATACGAGAGACGCTCGACACTTACGTGCGAGTAGAAGAACCTATCAAGGAGAAGGGCTCGGTAGCGCAACGCGAGCGCTAACATAGTCTCACCGTCAGGGGTCTACCACGGAGTGACAATGCAATACCCTTTTGAAGACGAGGCCGACATCGACACCGGCTTCTGCATGGATTCCATCACGAGCGAGGATCTCGCCTACACGCTTGTTGGCATGGATCGAGACCAAGGTGAGATGCAGATCTGCTTGGTCTACGAGAGCGCGGAAGGCACACGCTCTCACATCTCGATGGACGCGCGCACCAGCGCTGCGATCATGCGCGCGCTCGGCCTCTACTGTCAGGCTGCGATGCAAGCGCAGCAGAAGTCGGTAGAGATCCCGGACGCCTGGCCGCCCACTGAGTAACTTCCACGCTGTGATAAGAGCCCGTACTGCTTCGGTAGTGCGGGCTTCTTTTGTGTCATGAGTAGTTTGTCCGCGTTCGTTACAAACCAAGGAGCAACATGTCTGGCGTTTACTACGACGACAACTTCGGCCACTGGGCTGACATGGACGATCCTGACATGCAGGAGTTCTACGACCGCGTCGCTCAGGAGTCAGTCGAGAAGACTTGCGAAGGCTGCCAGCGCAAAGTCAAGCTGCTGCCGCAATACGCCTACTGCGATAGCTGCGCTACCAAGATCGAGAGAGGAGAGGACCTAGCGTGAAGCTGATCCGCACACAAAAGCAGCAAGAAGAAGAGGTGCTGCACCTCTGTGCCGAAACAGAAAGCGAGCGGCACTCACTACAAGAGTTCTGGGCCAAGCTCCAGAAAGGAAAGAATCTACATGGATCGTACGCAGATGCTCTAGCGTTCGCCGAAGTACTTGATGACTGCGCGGCACTCGATGAGTAATACACCGATCTTTGACCAGGCGTGTCGGCTTTGCGAATGGCACTCTCGGCTCGATGAGCAGTACGGGCAGCTGCTGCGCAAAGCATCACTGTTTCACTTCGAGTTCGACCCCAACGAGGAGATGCGCAAGCACAAGGCAGAGCTCGCCAGTCAGGACTTCAGCATGTTCGCGTTGCCGTTTCCGGTGACAGCGGTGGAGGATCGGCGATCGTGTGTGGTGCTGTTTGACATCTCTACGCGAAGTCAGGGGATGGATCCTGGCAGTATCAAGCTCAGTGACATGCTTCCTGCGAAAGGAGAGAAGCGCGACTTCGGCACGGACAGCGTGCGCGGCTTCGCAGTGTTCATGCCGGCCGTGACAGGTGACGGGTTCATGGACAAAGACGCCGATGCCGACATCCTGGCAGACTTTCGGCGCATGTACGGCGTCACCACAGACAGGAGGGACTTGCGGGGCTGCGCTACTTACATCCTTAGCGGCGTGTTTCGCATGGCGGAAGGTGACGGTGATGGCCCCGGGCCGGACTACAAAGTCGGCGTCGTCCCGTTCGGTATGCAGATGTACGCAAAGGACCTCGTGATTGTTGATCGTCCGCTGACTGAAGAGCAGATGATGGACGACAACGATAGGTGGGCACCTACGCGGCAGGACTTCATCACCCACCCTACCACAGCAGTCGAAGAGCTTTGCCTGCTCAACAGCGGCGACCGGTGGTTGGTGAAATCACAAGCAACTACCGGCTCTAAGCCGAAGAAGGGTGCTATCCGCCGTGGGTGGCAACGCCCCAACTACACCCTCTTGACTAGAAAGCAGATCCGAGAGACATTCAAGATCGATGCGTCGAGTGAGGCTGGCCGTCAGCTCACTCACGGTCATGCGCGCAGAGCGCACTGGAAGACTCTTCGTCATGAGCGCTATCGTCGCAACCACGACGGCACGCCTCGCCAGGTGTTCGTAGCGCACACCTGGGTAGGACCCTCATCCGCCACTGTCGAAAACAAACGCTACGAAGTTGTTCTCGACGCTCCCCAAACCGTGCAGCAGTCCCTTGTTCCGGCTTGAAATGGAAGACCCTGGAAACAACGCAGTCATCGTCACTGGCGGTAGCACCTACAGCGACACCACCCGCGTCTACGAAGTGCTAGACCGCCTCAAACCGACCATGGTTATCCAGGGTGGAGCAGAAGGCGCAGACCATCTTGCCCGTGTCTGGGCAGCTGATCGCGCTGTGCGCTGCCTCACCGTTCCGGCGGACTGGGACAAGCACGGCCGAGCGGCTGGACCGATTCGCAACAAGGAGATGATCGATCTAGGGATCGCGCGCACAATCGTGGCGTTCCCTGGCGGGTCCGGTACCAAGAACTGCGTCAAGCAGGCACTCCAAGCAGGACTCACAGTGCATGAAGTTCGCCACGAAGAAGCTCACGATTGACTACGAATGCTGGGTACTGCATTCGCCTTATCCAGACATCTCCTGGCGTGGCGCGGAGAAATGCGTGACCACTGAAGGTTCATCAGCACCGCTGATCTTTGCCTCTTTAGAGGAGGCTCTCGACTACCAAGACGAGCACGCGTTGATCGAGTTCGTGCCGGTCAAGCTCGCACTGGTGATGCCTCCTGTGCGGGGGCCACTAGGCGGTAATTGACAGCCAGCCATTTGGCGGGTCTACACTTGAGGAGACTCAGGTGTAGTCCCGCCGAGGTACCAAGTGGTTGATTTTACGCCGAGCTTTACGCTCCGCATCCGTGACGACGCAGGCGTCGGACAGGCCGTAGATGGCTTAGAAGCAGAGGTTTACAACCAGCTCAGCGAGCTGGTGTACGCCCCTACGTTCGGTACGTACTCGCCCGGTCTCTCGCCTATTCCCTCGAGCCCCACGAGCCCGTATCCCTCGATATCGGAGCTCTCAGACGCTGAGGGGACGTATTACGAGGTCACAGGGCTCGAGCTCTCCGACTCTGATCTGTTCCCTGGCGCGCTGCTCAGCATTCGCTGGACGTGGCAGGACGCGACCTTAGCCGATGGCTCGAGCTGGAACGCCTACTCGTTCTACCCGCTCCAGGCACGCCCGGCCACATCGACGGTGGTGACCTGGGAGCCAGCCACCGTGCCCATCACGGGTTACCAGATCGAATCCAGAGCCCCTGGGGTCACCGACTACACGATCATCGGCTTCTCTGTTTGGCCGGTCTTCGTAGACGTCACGGACTACGGCACTGCTGGCGCGGCTCAAAACGTGGAGTACCGGATCTCGCGGCTGGAGCAAGACCTGTCTAGCCCGAGCTCAGCGGAGTTCGACACGCAGGTGCTCACCAGCACAGTCGCGGCCTACCGCACTGAGGAGCCTATCTGCGTTGTGAGCGGCCGGCTGGTCGATGTCACCGGCCAGTCTGATGGAATCGCACGGCCTCTTTTTTACGTGCACGACAAGGACACTCCGCTGTTGGTACGGCAATCCTTGTTCAAGGAACATCGCGCCTTCGTCACCACGGTAGACGAGAATGGGGTCTTTGCGGCTCCTCTTGTCCGTGGTGCGTTGGTCACACTGGAGATCGCCGCCGCTGGCTACGCGTTGAAGTTCGTCGTGCCCGACGCAGCGCACGCGGACATCTCGAGTATCTCTGGAACCCAGCAGAACATGCGCCGGGCTGAATAATGGCTGATCCCAAGTCGAACAACCTGAACCTCAACCTGCCGGACAAAGGCTCGAACAAAAACGAGTGGGATGTCCCGGTAAATGAGAACTTCCAGATTCTTGATGATCAGTTCTCTGGCGCAGGGGAGGTCGGGCACAGCCACTCTGGTGTGAACGGCCAGGGCCCGAAGATTGACCACGCCAATCTGAATGACGCGGGGACCAACACCCACGCGGAGATCGATACGCATATTGCGGATGCGTCGATCCACGGTCCGTTCACCGACGAGACCCTGGGCAAGGTCACCAATGCCGACAACAGTGACGAGTTCACTAACGTCACTGAGATCCAGTTCGCGAACACCTCTATTCAGGAGCTGTCCAGCGGCGTGGTCTTGGTCACCGCCCAGGCGCAAACAGCGGCTGAGGAGCTGCTCAATAACTCCACCACGTCTGCGGCAGTTGCTTGGACCGACAACTTCAACTGGCCCGTAGGCACGCTGCTTGGCGACCAGTGCTGGGCCACTGACGTCACGACAGACGGGCCGTCGTTTGCTGTGCGAAACAACGCAGGGTCCGGCGCAGGCACTCGAGCTGAGCTGATTGTGCCTGAGGCGACTACTGGCGCCGTCACATCGCTTGCTGATTGTCACGTACCTCACGGCCTGGTTCAGCGCGTCACTGTCGTAGTCGACGACGTCAGTGACGGCGCAACGGACCTGGTGGCCACAGGTGATGCGGTCACGCTGAGCCTGGACCTGCTGAGCACTCCGCAGGTGGGAGGTGTTAACCGGCCTACCCTAAGAGGCGTTTCGCTGCTGATTAGCAAGGCCGCAGGTTCCAACCTGTTAACTTACCAGCTCAGCGTTGACACGAGCACAGGTCCGTCGCCCCAAGTCACTGTTGACTTGACTACGGCGATCGACACGCTGTTCACGCCGGTCACAGGCTACTCAGGTGACTTGACGCAAGAGTTCCTCGAGGGCTGTCACGAGTTCTCGGTGTCACGAGCCAAGGTAGAGTCGGAACTCGACAACGACACTCCGGCGATCACGTTCCACTACTACTACAACTACCGACTGGCCGCGACCTTCACCTGCAGCCCCGCCAGCACCGCCACGGCGCAGCAGCGGAGCTTCTACTCGAAGGTCGACGAGCTCATCAACCAGGTGTTCGCTACGTCCAACCCGGTTGAGCCGGAATTTGGTCGCATCGGGTTTGGTGTTGGCTACGACGTCCGGACAGGCAGCGCGCTCCAGATGCGCGTGCGGTGCGTCACGGTCACCTCGCAAGATGACATCTTCTTGCCTACCCCCGGCGAGCTACCGACGACCGACATTGATCCCGGAGGTGGTGGGGAGCCGTGCTGCCCGCCTGGCACCACAGGTGGTGGCGTCGACGTAGGCGATCCGTTCGTCAACGGTGGCATCCTCGATGTCGGCGATCCTTTTGACTACGACGGCCCCAACATCTTCGGCACTACGTGGGTCATTGACTCTGAGGTTATTGCGCAGAACGGCAACGATGTTGGCTTCCTGGTGGTGGAGACCAACGTAGCAGAGCCGCGATCATTCACGGTGTTCTGCGAGCCGCCGGCGCCTGCTGCATCTCAGTCAGGCATCCCTTACGTACCAACTGCCACTGTTATCGGTGCAGGCGCTGCGGCACTGAGCGAGCTCATACTTGAAGGCAGTAACTTGCCCGAAGGTCAGTGGGACGCTAACAACAACGTAGCTGACTCCCAGCAGCTAGTGCAGGTCAGTATCTTCACCGATCAAGACCTGTACTACAGCGGCGGTCAAGGCTGGATGCAGAACTCTGCCAACGCGCAGCTCATTCCGGCTGGCACACAGCTGTATCCGACCTACAACGGCCCGGGAGCGCTGGGCTTCCTGAGCGGCATGATCGTGTTCAGTGATCAAGAGATCACTATCGACGATACAGGTAGCCAGCGAAAGTTGATCTCAGCAGCAGCTACAACAGCGCTGTCGGTGCTGCCGAAAGGCGCAACGTTCACCATTAGGCTGACGCCCAAGTTCAATACGAACACTGCAGATTGGTCAGCAGAGTTCCCCGGAGCTTTGCGCATCGCGCAGGGTAACCCATTTGACTACCCGGTCACGCTGACCAAGTTCAAGTACGACCCCTACGCCACTAATCCTAGCTGGGAGCCGATCACCAACGGTCTTACCGAAGGTGATGTAGTGCTGTTTGGTTTCTCCGGCATCGACATGCCGGTTGGCCAAGGGTACTGGAGTCAAGCGGGCGACGGACCGGTGTGGAGCATCAGTGACGCAAACAGCGTTCTACCGACAGACGGGCTACCGCCTAACGTATCTGCTCCGTACGTGTTCGCTAACCCTAACGCGCAGGTTCAGGCTAGCTTTGCTGTAATCAACATGCCGGATACAGCGATGGCGAACACAGTGCCTAGCGGTGCGCCGTTACCTGACGGCTCTATCGGCACAACTCAGTTCAACCCGGCTATAGGGCCCAACTCTATCGGGTTCGAGAACAACGGGTTCTGGGGCACGTGGAAGATCAACAATGACTTCTTCACCGCTGCTCTTACTGGCGGAACAGACCTTCGCATTCGTGTCTTCGACCAGACCAGCAACGTTGAGTTCGGTGCGTTCGATATTGCTCTAGTCAGCGAGATCAGCGCACGGCCCCTAAGTTCAAACGGAGCCATCCTGATCGATCCGAGTGATGGTACCGACCCGATCACCCAAGCCGGCAACATCGTCACAGTCCTAGCGAGCCTTTCCCATAGCGACTGGGAGTCCGGTCAGACAGGGTTGTTTGAGGCTGATCTCGTGTCGGGCTTTGCTAACAACGGCACAACGCTCACTGACTCTGATTTCTCTGCTAATGGTTCCGGTGCTACTAAGGTCTTTGCCCTAGAGCTTCAAGAGCTTTCAGCGACAGAAGGCGAGAACATCGTTGTCACGTATCGAAACAAACTCGCCTTCGATCAAGGGCAAGCCGGCCAAGAGCTCACAATCAACTTTGGTCAAGTAGCTGCGGGCACTACGCCTGCAGAGCCTGCGATCATCAACACAGCGTCAGCTGGTGTGATCGAGAACGATAGCTCAGCGGACAACCAGATCACGCTGAATGTCGAAGCTATCGTCGACGGAGCTTCGGTTGAGTTCTACGCTCCGGGCTTGGTGGTGACGTCAGGTGCGATCACTACTGCAACAACACGACTGGATCCGACGTACATCAGCGTGGCCGGGGCTACGCCGGCTATCCCCGCAGGCGGCGCAGGGGATTGGGTCATTCCGCTCAATGTGATCGACCCCGATGATACGCTCGCAACGGTAACTCCTACAGGTGCGTTCGACATCGTCATTCGGAACCCGGATGGCCAGTACTCTAACGTGTCGTCTGCCGGTCAGATCACGTTCGATCAGGATCCGACGTTCAACAGCATTCAAGTGCTGCCTGCTGCTGACCACTTACCTGGTGAGCTAGATCTGTCGAATGCTGCTGCCCCAGGAGCGGTGTTCAATATTGAGATCGACCTGATTGGTGCCGCTAGTAACTTTGATGGCGGCCCTCCGACGATCACCACAAGCGGCGGGTACTTCAGTTCCTTCGTAGTGCTGCCTAACCCTGTAGGCAACGTGTGGACAATCTCCGCTCAGCTTAACGGCACTGCCGCTCTCGGCGATACGGCAGACCTAGTGATCACCAAGCAGCCTGCGCCAGGAGGTACCGGCCCGTCCACTGTGGCGTTGTCAGCTTTGGAGTTTGTCCAGTCCTTAGGTGTTGGCGGCGGCGGTAGTAACCCCGGTACGCTCGGCGCCACATTTGGCGGTGGCCCATTCACCAGCTCGGTTAACCCGACGTCTTTCAGCGGTGCACCTGCTGAAGGGTTGTACAGCGAGTTCACGATCGCTGGTCGGTTTGCACCTGAAGACGGCACAGGCAGTAACTTGACAGTTGACTTCGTTGACTCAACTGGTACTACCGTGGCTGCGTCAACAACGATCACAGCGGCAACGACGTCAAGTATCAGCGGCTTTGTTCGTTGGGCAGATAACAAAGCAGGCAAGCTGGTGACCACCAAGATCACAGACTCGACGCTGTCGCAGACTGTGACGGCTGGTACGTCAGCCCGCATCGTCCAGCCCGCTGCTCCGCGTGTTCGCAGCGCTGTGCTGACACCTGCGTACGAAGGCACAACTGGCGCAACGCTGACTATCTACGGAACCGGGCTTGTTCCCGGCTCAGTACCGTCAGGAGCCAGTGCGCTGAACTACTCGTACTCGCTGTTTGATAGCGGCGACGACACGGCGTTCTCGAGTGCTACCTTGACCTCGTCAAGCAGCACGCAGCTGGTGTACTCGGTAGACATCGCAGCCTCTACAGCGGGCCGCAGCTTCGGTGTTGCGATCAACTACCTTGGCGGCAACACGCTGCGTGCAGGAAACCTTGGGTTCATCCTTTCGCAGCCGGCTGGCGATCCGACGATCACAGGCTTGACGCTGTATAACGAGTTCGCTGATCCTGACGCAGCTACGGTTGTTGCGCCGGTTCCGAACACGGACAAGACAGCACTGCTACGCATACAGGGCACCAACCTGGGTAGCGCCAACGTCGATCCTGGCGGTCTGGGCGATCCGGCTAGCGACCCTGGTGTGTACTTAGAGATCGTCGGTGAAGAGGATGACTCGGTCAGCTCTGACATCAAAGAGACGCCGCCTGGTCCTGGTTTGAGCGCCGCACTGTCCGAGGATCGGATTGAGGTGGTAGAAATTGTCACGCAGAGCACAGACGAGATCATCGCGCGTGTTCCGGCATCAATCCCCTACAGCAACCTCCGAGCGCGGGTATGGCTCAACCGGCCTGCTACGCACCCTGACGGTGCTGGCGAGTGGGACTTGGCTGCTGTGGACGCAACTGGTGCGGGGAATGCGCGAGGACTGACCTCTATCGGCACCACTGTTCGCTACGGGCAACACGCTCGTGGTCCTAAGGTGAATGTCGATCCGACCCAAGGCGCCACACAGCTCGATGTAGCGCGCTCGCTGCAGTCGCAAGTGGGCCCGGGCACTGAAGGTGGTTTCGTGACGCTGACCGTGCGGTTGCGCGAAGCAGTTGCCACCACTGAGGCCCCTGCCGTGACTGCGGTGGCCTCTGACCTCTACGGGGTCAAGTTCGAGAACATTGCAGTAACTAAGCTGGTGTCTCCGTTCGAGATCCAGATCACGATGAATGTTCCCGAGCCGGGCGTGAACAACACGTACCCCGATGCTTCGTTCACCACAGCGACACCAGTTGTTTGCGCACTTCAGTTCGCAAACGGCAGCATCATCGCAGGTGCTACGCTGGGCGCGAACGATTGGGGCGACACCGGTTCGTTCATCGCATACTCCTAAGCTGAAGTAGTCCAAGGACTAACGAAATGAACGTCCGAACCCTCTACCGCGGCTACGTAGACGGCCTGGCTAAGCTCGCCAACATCGAGCTCAAGTGGGACGCTACACAGCAGCGCAGCCTTCCTGGGCAGCAGATGCCGTCAGCCAAAGCCCCCAAGCCGCAGGGTGATCCTGCCGCTCAGCAGGCCCCTGCAGTGCCGGACGAGGTTACGCAAACCGGTCCTGCCGCTCCCGAGCAGCCTGCAGACGCCGCTGTCGGTGCAGCGCCTCCGCCCGGGATGATGATCGATCCCGTGCAGGCAGAGAACCAGCGACTCCAGACGCTGGTAGAGAACGCAAAACTCAGACTCCAATACACGCAACTCGAACAGCAGATCGCAGAAGCTAAGAATCCGGCTACAGCCGGTGCAGCTGCGGCTGTTAAGACCCGGGCATCTGGGTCTAAGGGTTCGGCCGAACCGAAGGCTGAGGCCAAAGCAGCAGATAAGGCAAAGTCCGAAAAGGCTGAGCCGAAGGCGTCAGGTAAGAAGCCTGATGTGGCTGGTGCGGCGGCCAAGGCCACGGTTAAGCCGAGTAAGGGCAAAGCGGACGACAAGGACGCTAAGCAGGACAAAAAGCCTGCTGCCAAGACCAAGGACGGCCAGGAGGCCAAGAACTGATGTTCAAACTCGCCGGGATGGTGATCGATGCGTATGACGATCCTTCGTTCGTCAACAGCATCGACGCCCAACAGCTCTTCGGTAAGGAGCTCCCCCACCCTCACGAGATTGACTCGCTTCCCGACCGCGCCTTCGCCGTGAAGATCGCTGACGGTAGTGTCAATCAACGCCGATACCCGATCCACACCCGCGCAGCTGCGTTCTTCTCAGCAGCGTATCTCGAGAGCAACGCTGAGTCGCTGCCCGAGGATGTGGTGAAGACGGCTGCTTCGCGGATCAATGCAGCGTTCGAGCACTACGGCCTCCGGCCCAGCTCTGGACTGCAGAAGCTGGCAGAAGCAGCGAGCGATGCGGACCCGACCGTCATTCAAGTGGTGGTAGAGCAGGCCCCGGAGCAGCAGTGCGTTGGCAGCCTCGAGAAGGTCGCCGAAGTGCTGCAGGATCAGTTCGTTCGCAACTACTCCAAGATGACTCCGCGTGATCGTTGTGAGTTTGCGGACGGCCTGCTCAAGCAGGCTGGAACTGCTGCCATCACTGACGATCGAGTCTGGGACTACGTGCCGAAGCCGATTCTGGGCCCGTGGTTCGAGGGCGAGCTCAGAGACCGAAGCACCCTGACAGAGGGCACTGAGTTCTCGGACATCTACACCAAGCTGGCTAACCACCAGCCGGTGCTAGACGACCCACAGGACGGCATCAAGCTCGCCCAAGAGATCGAAACGCTCGATCGTGCAGCTGGCCTTCGTCCCAAATACGGCCCGGAGATGCGCGACCCGTACCTTGCCTGCTTCGGTGGTATGGACCTGCGCAAGACAGCCAACGAGCTTCGGCGCATGGAGGCACAGCACAAGCTGGCTCCTGCGGAGGGTCTGACAACCAAGGATCAGTTCCTGGTTGATCTTGAGAACAGGTTCCCGCGATGGGATACTTCGTACGTCAAGACGGCCAGCGTTGCTCGAGATCTGAAGTCTGAGTTCGATGGGCCGTACCGCGAAGCCCTCGACGAGTACTTTGGCTGATGAAAGAGCTTGCGGGCGTATTTCGCGCCCACCACATACTTCCAGGCGTCTACCAAGAGCTGCTGAGTAAGCAGTTTGGTGGCGCCTGGTTGGAATGGGAGCCGGAGACGCTGTGGTCCGAGATTGAGCGCGAGTTCCACGCTCAGTGCTCGGACATTGTGAAGAGCAAGATCATGGCTCTTCGGGCATTCAAGCTCACAGATCGATTCTTCACGGATGCCCACGTGTTCGAGAACACGTGCCTGGCGATGAACGATCTGCCTTACGACATTGACTTGTTCGAGCCGGTCGCGGTCGAGGAGCTTGAGTATGCTCTTCGAGCTTTGCTGCCGCTCAAGAAGCGCACGTTCAGCCGTGAAGTGCAGGGGTACGTGCAGGCGTGCTGCCGACGCGACGGGCTGATCAAGTACCCAGCTATGCTTGCCTTTGCTCAGCCTGAACCAGACGCTGAGTACAAAGACCTTATTCGCGCGATTCAGCCCAAGCGGAATGACAACCCTGATCTAGAGGATGTCGTTCAGGTACAGTCGAATCGCCTCTACAACATCGATCTGTACGTAGCCAACAAGATTGGCCAAATGGCCGTGCCTAAGTGATCTATGAGCCTCGAATCCAGTAACTCACTTGGCAACCGGTCAGGCTCTGGCAGCAGAGGACGCGGGCTAGGCAACTACGCTCACCCGTTCTTCGACCCGAGCACCAGCTACATCCCGAACTCCGTCAAGGAGATGTTTCGGTGGTGCTTGTACCTCTACACGACGCACTCCGAGATCGCTCCGACGATCAACAAGAAGTGCTCGTATGTCATCACACCGCTGATCTACGAGTCTGAGAGCTCGTACTCAACTAGAGCGTGGCGTGAGCTGCTCGAGCGCAACATCAAGCTGCGCGAGGCGGAGTACAAGCTGCTGCTGGACAACGAGGTTTACGGCAACGCCTTTGCGTCCATCTACCGACCGTTCGACCGGCACCTGATTTGTAAGCACTGCGGGCACAAGTTCATGGCGCGGACGCACAAGGACTGGAAGTACCGCGACAACCGATTCGAGGGTCACTGCCCTGAGTGCAAGACGCAGAACAAAGACTTCGAGGTCTACGATCGGCCGGTCAAGAACCGGAAGCGAACCAAGATCATTCGCTGGAACCCGAAGTACATCGACGTCCGGTACAACCCGTTCAGCGACAGCTCGACGTACATCTACCGCATCCCTCAGTGGCTGCGTAAGCGTGTTCAGGACGCCAACTCCAACCGCGATCTAATCCTTGAAACTCCGATGTCGATCCTCAAGGCGACGAAGGAGAAGAAGAACGTCAAGCTAGATCCCGACAACATCTACCACTTCAAGAACCCGAGCGTCTCTATGGAGGACGACGCTTTCGGGCTCCCGCCGCTTCTCCCGGTCTTCAAAGACGCTTGGCTCTTCCAGACGTACCGCCGGGCACAAGAAGCGATTGCGCTTGATCACGTTTTGCCGCTGACTGTCCTCACGCCCTCAGCACCCGCTGGCGGCCCCAGCCCGCACATGGCTGCGGACCTCGGGGACTGGTCAGACAAGATGATGAACATCATCCAGAAGTGGCGTCGTGATCAGAACGGTATCTACACCATGCCGTTCCCTGCGCAGATGCTGAACATCCGTGGTGACGCGCAGGCGCTCAATGTCCACAACGACATGACGATGGTGCGGGAGCAGATCACTGGTGGTCTGGACACGCCCCAGGAGTTTGTGTACGGCGGACTCAATTGGACTGGCTCGTCAATCTCGCTGCGTGTTCTGGAGAACATCTTCCTGAACAAGATTGAGCAGCTCGATAACTTCCTCAAGGACTTCGTCATCCCGCGCTTGACGCGCTGGTGCGGCATGCCGCCGATTCACCTGCGTCACCGTGACTTCAAGATGGCGGACGACGCGCAGCAGAAGCAGATCGCGCTGTCGCTGCGGCAAACGAACACGCTGTCCGATCAGACCACGATCGAAGAGCTCGGCTTCGACTTCGAGCGCGAGAACACGCGCAAGCAGAAGGAAGAGATCGAGCGCTTGGCAGTCATGGAGCGTCAGCAGCTGCAGGCTGCCAAGGTCCAAGGACAGGCCAGCGTGATCCAGGCTGAGTACGCTGCAAAGGCTCAAGTGGCCCAACAGAAGGCACTCGAGGCGGATATCCGCGAAGCTCGGGAGCAAGGCTACATCGCTGAGTACGCACCAAAAGGGGATCCGAACGCCCAAACTGGAGGTGGAGACCCCTACCAAGGCGGGACGCCTAATGGAGCACCTAGTGGTGCTCCTGATCAGTCCGCTGCGGCTGGCGCTCCGCAACAAGGTCAGCAGCCTGGGGACACGTCTTGGCAGGCTGATCCTCAGATGCTCGACACTATGTCGGACAACATGCTCAAAACGATCCCGCCGAACATGATCGAGCATGAGATTGCCGTCCTACAGCAGACCAACCCGGCGCTAGCTGCTGCCATCAGGCGGCGTCAGAGGCTGATCCAAGATCAGGTGAACGACATCAAGCCGCTGCCTGAGCAGAAGCCGCCGCGCAGAGAGAACAGTCCGGTATGACCCGACGCAGGACCCTCACAGACCGAGTGCAGCAAGGCGTTGCACAACGACTGAAGCAGCAAGGAGCTATGCCCAAGCTCACTGCTGCGCTCCTGCGTATTGACTCTGAGGAGATGGACGTGTCGCGTGCTCGACGTATCGAGCTGCTCGACATGAACAAGGACATTGACTGCCGTCGATGGCAGGTGCTGTACAACGATACGGCGCGCTACGAAGTCATCAGCGCTACTGAGAAGACCTCAGCTGCCGGTGACTACTTCATCCGCGTCATCTACTTCGAGAAGGGCGATAACCTTCCGCTCTACAAGTCCCAGCAAGAGCTGCGCGAAGGAGATGACCAGGCAGAAGCACGGCGCGTCCTGAACAGCGAAGATGACGAAGAGCTGAACGAGCTTTTCGCTGGGTTGTCGGACGACGCTGATGATTGAGTCCGCGCACTTAGAGCGCTTCACGGAGCTCCTGGCTAAAAGCGAGGACATCGTCAAAGCTCAGTTCCCGGTGATCGGGGACAAGAGCACGCTTACTGCGTCCAACTTCCGTTGGCGCAAAGTGGGTGCTGACGTACTGCTAGACGTCAAGCGACAGCGAGACGTGAAGCTCAAAGAGGGCACGCTCAATGCTGTCCTGGTAGCTGACGTCAAGATCAAGAACGAGAGTGGCAAGGTGCTGGACGAGAAAAACCGGCATCCGATCTTGCTAATACCGCACCTTACGGCCAACGGCAGCTACCTGGTAAAGGGCAAGGAAGTCCAAGTCGTCAGCCAGTTTCGTCTGCGTCCTGGTATCTACACGTCAGATGCTAACGACAACCAGGTTGAGGTGTTCCTCAACACCACAGCGTCGAGAACGCTCAAAATCCTGCTTAACCGGGATACGGGTCTAATCCGGCTGCGTATCGGCTCCGGCTTCCATGTGCCGATCTACTCTGTGCTGCGCTGCATGGGGATGCGCGATGCTGAGATCCGGCAGTTGCTGACGAACGAGCTCTACCCGACTAACTTCGAGGCTGCGGATCTGCGCAGAGACGTAGAGCGTATGTTGTCGAAGCTGCGGCCCTACGCGCAGAGCAACGAACTCGACGAGCAGATGAGGCTCGTCAGGGAGTTCATGGAATCAAAGCCGCTGGACCCTGCTGTCAACAAGCTGACGGTAGGCCGGCCGGTCAGCAAGATTGATCGCTCGGCGTTCTACGAAGGCGTCAAGAAAGCGCTGGCTGTTTCGCGCAAGGAAGCGCAGGCAGACGACAAAGAGTCTCTGGCGTTCAAATCGATCCACTCAGTCGAGGACTTCGTACCTGAGAAGATCCAGAACGCTGCTCCTGCCATTCAGCGCAAGCTCAAGTTCGAGCTGATGCGGAACCCGACGATCGACTCTGTCATCCCGCCGATGACGTTCTCTGAGCCGGTCACCCAGTTCTTCACCACGTCGGAGTTCACGCGCTACAGCGACCAGAACAACCCGCTGGACATGGCCTCGGTCAATGCCTTGGTCACAACCATCGGAGACGGCGGCATCTCGAGCTCGCACGCCATTACTGACGACGTGCGCACCGTACACCCGTCGCACTTCAGCCTGCTCGACCCGCTGCATACACCTGAGGGCGATAAGGTCGGTGTGACCAACCACCTCTCGCTTGGTGCTATCAAGAAAGGGCAGACGCTCTTTGTGCCTGTCTACGTTGCAGCGACAGGTAAGCGCACCGAGGTGTCTGTTCAGGACCTCGACGGTACGACCGTTGCGTTCCCTGACCAGTACAGCAACATGCCGGAGGACCCCAAGAAGGGCTTTGATGGCAAACCTAAGCCGAAAGACCCCGAGTCGGTCCGCGCACGTCGGCGCAACCAGATCGCTGACGTTAAGGCTAGCGAGGTTGACTACATCTTCGTGTCGCCTGACGCGTTCTTCTCGAGCACCACGGCAATGGTGCCATTCCTCAACAACAACCACGCGAACCGTGTGTTGATGGGGGACAAGCACGTTGAACAGTCGGTAGGGCTTGTAGACCCCGACAAGCCTCTAGTGCAGCACCGGCTTGCAGGAGGTGGCTACGAGGAGCTGTTTGGGTCAGCGCTAACGCCTAAGGCTGTCGACATCCGCACTGGCGAGGCTCGTGGCGGTGTGGTGACTGAGGTCACTGACGACTACATCAAGATCCGACCTAGTCGTGGTCGCGTCTACAAAGTGCCGCTTAGGCATAACTATCCGCTGAACTCAAACACCTACTTGCACGACGAGCCGATCGTCAAAGTAGGAGACCGTGTCAAAGCTGGCCAGGACGTAGCGCGAAACAACTTCACCAAAGACGGTTCGCTGGCTATGGGGAAGAACCTCAAAGTCGCGTACACCGCCTGGAAGGGGTACAACTTCGAGGACGGTATCGTCATTTCTGAGTCGTGCGCCAAGAAGCTGACCTCTACGCACAAGTATGAGTTCCGCGTACAGATCAAGAAGAAGGTACATGTCGGGCGTAAGAAATACCTGGCTGCCTTCCCTACTGAAGTCGCCAACTGTCCTGCTGACCTCTACACCGAGTCCGGCATAGTCAAAAAGGGTGCAACAGTGCCTCCGGGTACTGTGCTGATCCCCGCTATCCAGGAAGCGGAGTACCACCCGGAGTACGACTACAGCAAGCTGCACCGCAGTGCGGGCTTGAAGTTCGTAGACATCTCAGAAGTCTGGGACAGTGCATATGAGGGCACTGTTGTTGACGTTGTGGAGTCACGTGGATTTGTCAAGGTCTACATCCACACCAAAGAGCAGATGCAGGTCGGTGACAAGCTGTCATCTCGCCACGGATCTAAGGGCATCGTGACCTGCTTTGACGATCAGACAGATATTCTCACTGCCAATGGCTGGAAGCCGTTTTCAGAGCTGACGCTATCAGATAAGATTAGCGCGCAAATAGGCGGCCGTCTTGAGTTCGTCACACCAGAAGCACTTCATCGGTTCGATTACTCTGGGCCGATGTACGGAGTGGCCAACGACCACCTCGACTATCTGGTAACGCCAGACCATCGGGTGTGGAGCCGCATCGAGCACTATCGCGGTCAGACCGCTGAATACAAGTTCCAGCGAGCTGATGAAGTCAAGGGACGTCGGTACCTGCAGTACGCAGCTAAATCTTCGCTTCCTGAACACACTGCCGCAGTGTTTGTACTACCAAAAGCAGCAAGAGCTAAAGGGCGTGACTGTCTTCGTAAGTTCAATACTGAAGACTTCGCCGAGCTGCTGGGATGGTATCTGGCTGAAGGCTGCTTAGCCGGTGGTCGGTACGGCGTCGCACAAGTGCGTCAGTATCGCATTCATATCGCCCAAAGCCAGGTAGCTAATCCCGACAACTGTAAACGTATCGGGGCCTTGCTCACCAAGTTAGGGATCACCTGGAAGTACCACTACACCGATAAATCTCGAGGGCACGGCTATTTCCGGTTCGCCAACAAAGCTGTGTACGAGTATCTGCACAGCCTGGGTAATGCGTGGGAGAAGTACATACCTGAGCATTGGTTTCATACGTCTCAGGCAGCGCTCACACGACTTGTAGACGCGTTCAACTTGGGCGACGGCGCGAAACGGCCGAAGCACCAAGCTATGTGTATTTCGATAACCTCAGAACAGCTTGCAGTAGACTTGCACCGCGCCTGGGTTCTCACAGGAGGTAGCGGGGTCATTCGATTTGTTGCTGGTCGCAACGAGTATCGCGATCAGTGGTGCTTATCTCTGTACCGTGATCGCGTTGAGCAGGGGTTCCAGAACAAAGATCGATACACCACTGAGTACAGCGGTGAGGTGTTCTGCGTGACAGTCCCTGGTGGTTTGGTATATGTCCGACGAAACGGTAAATGTCATTGGTCGGGAAACTGCATCCTTCCGGACAACGAAATGCCCAAAGGTCAGGATGACCAGACCATTGACCTGCTAATGAACCCGGCTGGCGTGCCGGGGCGTGTCAATACTGGTCAGCTGTTTGAAGCAGCAGCTGGCAAGCTCGCAGAGAAGACGGGCAAGGTCTACTACGCAGACAACTTCAACGAGAAGGGCACTGCCGGCACACTGCAGAAGCTCAAGAAGGAGCTCGCAGACGCTGGAATCAGCGACGAGGAGACGATCGTTGATCCCACCACGGGCGACCAGCTCGATGACGTGCTCGTCGGGAACATGACCTGGTTCAAGCTGAAGCACCAGGTATCGAAGAAGATCTCTGCACGCGCCGCTACTGGTGAGCGTTACTCCGTTGACCAACAGCCGACCAAAGGCGGTGACGCCAGTGCGCAGCGTATTGGCGCGCTAGACACGTTCTCGTTGCTGTCCGGCGATGCCACCGCGTTCTTGCACGACGCGTTCGGGCTCAAGAGTCAGCGCAACGACGAGTACTGGCGCGCGGTACAAACCGGGCAGCCGACCCCTCCTCCGCAGACGCCGTTTGTAGAAGAGAAGTTCATTGCCATGTTGCTCGCAGCTGGCATCAATCTCGAGCAGTCAGGTAGCACTATCAAAGCTACACCTATGACTGACAACGAGATCCTGTCGATGTCGAGCGGCGAGCTGAAGAAGCCGCTGGTAGTCAACGCGAAGAACCTGAACCCTGAGAAGGGCGGGCTGTTTGATCCTGGCCTGACAGGCGGCATTGGTGGAAACCGCTGGAACCACATCACCCTCGAAACTCCGGTTGTCCACCCGTTGATGATCGATGCTGTCGCAGCAGTCGGCGCCTTCAAGACTAAGAAGCAGCTGCAGCAGATCATCGATCGTCAGCTGTTCGTGACGCCCGACGGTCAGATCACTGAAGAAGCCGAGGGCAACATCACTGGGGCTGACGGTGTCCGCCGCATCCTGGATAACGTTGACGTAGAGAAAGAGATTCAGATCACCGAGAAAGCCGCTGCTGGTAAGCGCGGCACTGGGCTGGATAAGGCGCACAAGCGGCTGCGGTACTTGAAGGCGTTGAAAGTGTCAGGCATCAAGCCTGCCGACGCCTATGTAAACAAACAGCTCCCCGTGATTCCGCCCAAGTTCCGTCAGATTGCGGTGCAGCCTGATGGGACGCTGAGTGTTGCTGACGCAGTGCACGGATACCGGGAAGTCATGCTCGTCAACAACCAGATTCGCGAGCTGCGCCGTCTCGGGGTTGATGAGGAGAACCTACGTCCGCTCTACCAAGCACTCACGGGAGCCGTGGGAGGTGTGGTCGGAACGAGTGACCCACTTACTCGCGCACGCAACTTTCAAGGTTTCGTCTCACAGATCAAAGGGAAGACAGCTCCGAAGTATGGGTTCTTCCAATCGAAAGTGTCCGGTAGGGCGCAGGATCTTACGGGGCGGTCAACCGTAATTCCGAACCCGAAGATGCATCTCGATGAGGTCGGTGTGCCTCAAGAGATGGCAGCTCGGGTGTACAAGCCGTTTGTGGTCAAGCGGCTGCAGTCGATGGGCAAGACACCTATCGAAGCACGCAAAGCGATCGAAGAGAACGATCCGCTGGCCGTCAAGGCGCTCGAGATTGAGATGGAGCATCGGCCTGTGCTGATGAACCGCGCCCCGTCGCTGCACAAGTTCTCGATCCAAGCGTTTAAGCCGCGACTGATCCAAGGCAAGGCCGTTGAGGTCAACCCGCTGATTGTGGGTGGCTTCAACATGGACTTCGACGGCGACACGGCGGGTATCCATGTGCCGGTGTCGGAAGAGGCGCGCAAAGAGGCGTTTGACCGGCTGCTGCCTAGCAAAAACCTGTTCAGCCCGCAGGACCACAGTCTCGTACATTCGCCGACCAAGGAGACTGCGCTGGGTGTGTACCTGATGACCACCCCAAAGGTCAGAGGCAACACGCCGTCAGTGAGTAACTGGGAAAGCCTGTTCCAGCTCTACCGCGACAAGAAGGTCAAGGCGAACCAGGCGGCACGCGTGGGCGGGCAGGTGCACTGCATCGGCCAGTGGATCTACGCGCAGACTTTCCCGCAAGCTGTGCGGCCTGCGTACCGCTCAACGACACGTAAGCTCATGGACGCCGATCTGGAGCGTGCGGGGCGCGAGCTCTCGTCCGGCGAAGCAGCGCGTGTAATCACAGAGGTCAAGAACCTCGGCAACCACTACGTCACCGAAGTCGGCTTCAGCGTCAGTCTCCGCGACCTGGAAATCGACACGAAGAAGCGGGATGCGGTGATTAGGAAGGCTAAGCGCCGCAGCAAGACCGTCGGGTACGACGTAGCGGCTAACGAGGCCGTGGCGGAGCTCAGCTTGTTGCTAGACGCTGCAATCAACAACCGGTTCGTCGAGGCTGGTCCGCTGTCTGGCGCGCTGGGCAAGAAAGGCCAGATCCAGCAGATGGTGCTTAGCCCCGTAGGCACCCGTGACCACAAAAACCAGGTCGTACCGATCATCGTCGGCAAGTCCTACGCAGAAGGCCACGACCTTGGCGCCTACCTCAGCACAACGCCTGGTGCACGTAAGGGTCTGATCGACAAAGGTCTGTCTGTTGCTGATACAGGCTACTTAAGCCGCCTGCTGGTCAACTCGAACGTCGAGATGACCATCAAAGCGGATGACTGCGGAACGATGCAGGGTATCGAGATGTCTCTTGACGACAAGGAGATCTCCGACCGCTACGGTGCTGAGGGTGCGTACCGCAATCAAATCATCACGCAAGAGCTTGCACGCCGCTTGCGGCAGAAGGGCGAGAAGCGCATCAAGGTGCGTTCGCCTATGACGTGTAAGGCAGTTGGCGGCATCTGCCAGAAATGCTTTGGCCTCGACGAGAGTGGTAAGTCACCTCGCATTGGTTTCCACATTGGTGCGCTTGCTGGGCAGACTATTGGCGAGCGTGCTACGCAGGTGACGTTGCGCGCGTTCCACACAGGTGGTGCGGTTGGCTCAGAGTCGAACCTTGGCTTTGACCGGATCAAGCAGATCCTGGAAATGCCGCAAACCATTAGAGGTAAAGCAGTTCTGGCTCAGAACGACGGTGTAGTTAACAAGATCGAGCCCGGTCCTACCGGGGGCGACTATGTCTTCGTGTCGGGCACTAGACATTTCATCCCGCAAGAGCTCGCAACCAAGGTGACGCGAGGCCAGCGGGTCAAAGCAGGCGATCAACTCAGCCGCCACGGCATCGTCGAGCCGAAAGAGCTGCTGGACCTCACAGGAGATCTGCCGCGCGTGCAGAACTACCTGATTGATGAGCTGGATAAGAACTACAGCGCGTCAGGCAGTAAGATTCGCCGCAAGATCTATGAGACTGCGATCACGCCTTTGACCAACCGGGCGAAGGTCACTGAAGCCAACGATGGGTCCAAGTTCGGTGTCGTGTCCGGCGACTTTGTGCTTACTAATCAGATCGAAGAGTACAACGCCAAGATTCGCAAGATGCGGGGCAAAGAGATCGAATACGAGCCGCTGGTCGCAGGCATCAAGGCCGCGCCTAGCTACAGCACCGACTTTGTCGGATCGCTAATCCACGAAAAGCTCCAGAAGACGCTCGAGCGAGCCCCCACCATGGGGTTGAAGACTGATCTGCAAAAAGGTCATCCCATCTCTCAACTGGCGCTGACTAATCTGCGCTCCATCGACTCTGTCAAGCGCCCTGTCAAGATATGAACGCATACGAAGCACTCTTGGCTCAACTTGAAAAGCTGGCAAACGTCAAGTTGACGGCCGGAACTGGATTCAATCGTGCGGTGCTGCCCGGGAGCCGAACTATACCAGGAGGATTTGTGAAACGAGGAGCTATGGAGAGCTACGTGTCTGAGCTCGCCAAGATTGCTGAGCATCAGTACACAACGACTGAGATCGACCGCGCAGGCCGTCGGCAAGACTTGGAAGCACAGCAGTTCCGCCGCGACTACAAAGGTGCTCCGGCCACTGGTGAGGAGCGCGAAATCGTTCGCCGCTTTGCGCAGAAGACGATTGCCCTGCCTCAACAAAAGGGCTTGAGGATCTCACTCAAAGACTGGGTGCAGCGCCTGATTCGCATCATCGAGACGCGGCGTCCTGAGATTCGCGAGAAGATCATTGAGTCGCTGAAGGAGAGCGTCAAGCAGATCTGATGGACGCGGGCTACCCTTCAGGACTTGGAGGCAATAAGCCTGCTGTGTTGAGCACAGCGGGTCAGCAGCTGTACGCCTACCAAACGCGAGGGGTGAACCGGTCGCACCAGATGTTTGCTGGTGTGATTCGTGGCTACAACCCGAAGACACGGGTTTACAACGTCACGATCGACCGTATCGGGGATCGTCTCTGCTCCGCTATGCGGCAAGGCGCAGAACGGCCGTACTCGCAAGGTACGCGCGTAATCACTGCTCACTTCGTAGGTGCTGATTGGGTAGTGATCGGTGAGCTTGATGTCATCTCTGCCAATACAGGCACAGAGGCCAACACCATCGAAGAGCAGCTTGCTGACTCTGCAACCAACCTCGAAGGTGACCTCCTCAACCGCACAGGTCAGCAGATCAGCTTCCGACGAATAGACCAGCGCGGCATCGCTGAGTCGGCGATCTTCCCCGGTGACGCGATCATGCAGAACCGTGCGCGGCTCAACCAGGAGCGTGCGTTAGTGCGGGTCTACGACTTCGGAGACATCTTGCTCCAACCGAAGTCCCGCCGCACCTACTTCCTGATGCACTCCCAGGGAAACCGCATCCAAGCGTCGTGTCGGGACTGGTCGTTTGAGTCTGCAGGGTGGACGGACACCCACACCACGGTCACTGCCTCCGGGGCGACACAGGGGCGGGTGACGCACTTGAACCTGCTTCGGGCTCAGAGTCTTGCGCAAGACGTAGACCTGCGGGAGTTCACCGGATTCGTGCCTCTGGTGATTGTCGATGATGTAGCGGGGCTGGGCAGCCTCCCGATCGTTGCTCGAGGGCGCCGCCGGCTGTGGGGTGGCCATCGCGTCGAGGAGATCGACAACGAGACCAACACCTACCGGATGCAGCAGCAGGCTGGAGAGCAGCTGCTGAGCCTGGAAATGGGGGAGTTGGCCGCAGAGAATGCGCCGCACCCCAGCACGGACTTTTCGAACCCCAACACCCCTGGAGGGGTGCAGGATGCTGTTGGCGGGCCTGTTTCAGCCGGCGTCCACTTCAAGGTTGGTGACAAGTTCGACATCACGTTCAACTCGGACTCCGGCGAGCTCAAGATCCAGGAGACGGGGTCAGGCACCCCGCATCAGCTGGTCATTGACTCCCAAGGCACACGGGTAGAGCGCGGGTCTCAGTTCTTCCGGTTGACTGACGAAGGGCTGGAAGTCACTGTCAACAGGACAGTTGTAGTTTCCCAGAATGGAGTAGACGTGACTGGCGACGTCGAGCTGCAGGGCAACATGAACATTCAAGGGAATGTGACCGCCCAAGGAAATGTCACAGCTGCCGGCTTGGTGGCGGACGCCTTGGGGGACCTGGTCGAGATCCGCACCAGCTACAACGCACACATTCACCCGACGCCCGAAGGTCCGAGCGGTCCCACAAGTGTCCCGATGACCTGATAATGGGTCTAAGCAGCTATGACCAATCTCACACAGTACTGGGTCCGCGTTGAACCCGCGTTCGACAGCACCTCAAGCGTCAAGACGACGCAGCTTGGTGTGATAGGCGTTACAACCAACGCTAGCTACAGCATCACCAACAAAGGTCGCATTCCTGTGATCCTGCGTATCCAGGTAGCCGGCGCCGGCGGTACGTGGGCTACGTTGATGCCCGGAGAGACCGGAGGCTTCAACGCCACTGGTACGTCCGCCCAAGCAATCACGTTGGATGCATACCGTCGCTACGCGCCCATCTTCGTTTCTGTCAATTCTGACAAGTTCTCACCAGGAACCGATCCGCAGCACATTGGTGTACTGCAGGTGACACGCAATGCCTAAGCTCCGGGGACAAGCGCTGTTTGCTGAGGCCCCGAGCTTCGGCGACTTCGAGAAGTCGGCATCCTCACGGCTGTCACGTGACTCAAAGAACTGGCCTGAGGAGGTCATGGACGTGCTGCACCAAACGCAGCCGTACTTGGCCGACTACCACATCAACGTCCGCATGAACAAGACGGACTCTGATAGTGGGCACGGTGTCGGTGCGATCAACATTGACGACAAGGTAATCATCCCTGTCGTGATCTCTGATTGCCGCCTAGCACCGCTAGACGTGTTCATTAGCAAAGAGGACGTGCTGCCGCTCACACGTCCTGCGCTGGAGGAAGCGCTGCAGCGTGACGACCCGATCGGGGAGCCGGTGAAGCCGGGCCGTTCAGGTGAGTCGTCCGACGCATCGATTGCGTATCTCACGTTGCCTCCGTTTGACGGCAAGTACGCTTACGCATCGCTTAGCTACGCTGACGATCAAGTCAAGCAGGCTATGGCGTACCTCAAGCCGAACCAGCTGGAGTGGGGTCTGACGACCAGCCGCGCTTTCGAGGACGTGCTGCGCAAGTACGCAGCAAACGCCACTGAGCCTGTCGTTGAAGACACGCGAGCAGCAGCAGCCGTAGTCGATGTAGAGGTCAACCCTGCTCAGCTGATCCAGGAACCGGGCATATACAAGGTCGCTACCGCTGATGGTGAGCGAGCCGGCTTCGTAGCGCACAACGTCTACTACTTCGACTTGGACGACCTGCGTGAAGGTGTCCAGGCGTTTGTGGGCCTCGACAAAACTGCCGCGTTTACTGATCGTCCCCTGTGGGGCTCTGCGTACGACGGCGTGCCGGAGCTTGAGGAGGACGACTGGAGCGGTACCGGCGTCTTTGTGTTCGTCAAATCGGCGGACACCATCGTCACCGAGCCCGTGAACATTCGCGGTTCCGCCGGCAATGACTACATCGCTGAACTGCGTGGCGATAAGTCAATCAAGTTCCGCAAGACTGCTAGCGAGCAACCGTTCCAGCGTGTTGAAGGGGATGTGGACACCATCCTGCTGAACGACGACTGGATCTTCTTGAAGCTCGCAGACAAGGCACAGCCTGTGGACTACCAGCCCACAACCAGCGACGTGCCGGCAGCCCAAACGATCACAAAGGTAGGCGGCTACGCCCGCATGCCTGACGGTGAGACAGTCAGACTGCGTGAGTTGGCTGACTACCTCGGACGGACGTATGAAGATGCCTTCGCAAAAGAGGCCGCTAGCCGGCTGATGGCTGATGGCGTAGTCAGCTACGTAGAGCTGCCCGCTCCGGAGGTTAAGCCGATCGAAGGCATGCCGGTTCTCTCGAACGAAGAGAAGGCAGCTCTCTGGAAAACGGCAGCTCTGGTTGAGCAGGCTATCTACCAAGCTGAGCGCCAGCAGCTCATCAAGTGTGCTGAAAGCGCAGAAGAGCTGAGCCGACGCACAGTAGACGCAGTGCTCAGCCTCAACTTCTTGAACGAGCAAAACGTCCTGAAGTTCGTGGAGTCGCTGGACACGATGCGAGACGCTCGTCGCGCCGTTGCTCAGTTACTGATTGCAGCACGCGTTGGCCTTGAGGTTGACTCGTCTCCGATCCGTACAGCGCTGTTTGCACTAGACGCTGTTATCCGCGACCTGACGGAACTGAAGAACATTACTTACAGCGGGTAAGCCATGGGAGAAGCCGATAAGGCTTACTCCCGCGTCCAACTATGCAAAGAGTTCGGCATCACAGACCGGACGCTGCGAGAGCTAGAAGGCTCTGGACAGCTAGAGCTGAGCTGGGAAGCAAAGCACGGTCTGTTGAGGACGAAGCTAACAGTCGCCAATCGGCGTCTGCTACACGGCGCGGGTAATCATATACATTCATTTGGGTCCGCTACGCAGCGCACTCGGGTATCTCGTGTACCTTTCCAACGCTTTCTGTTTCTGCGGTTTTTACAGCTCCCGTTAGACGACGTTTACGACGAACTGCTTGAGTACAACCTCGCATCGTCGCGGTTTCCTAAGTCGCAGCTAGAGCGGCATTACGTCATCTTCCTGCGGAACCTGCCGGACAAGCTGAGAGTTTGCGTCAACGCAGGCAAAGAACCGTCAACCAAAGTAGAGACCCAGCAGCTGCGCACAGTGCTGGAGACCTGCGAGATTGACATCTTCTACGACAACCCAGAGCGTGTAGACGGCTTTTGGTTGTTGACGCACCCAGAGGAGAAGTGGACGCTCGAGACACTGCTGGCTACGACCTCATCACTTGAGGAGATCCAGGCAGCGGCAGAGAGCATGACGGGTATGTCCGTTAACCCCGACCAGTTGCTGTTCTATCAGCAGCTGTTCTCGGACTACTCGTTCCTGAACGGCGAAGAGCTCAAAGCCCACCTGAAGCGTCTCAAGCCGTCCGTGCGCAAGCTGCTGTCCATCGGTATCGGTAGCGATGTCGATTCGGTCATGGCTCAGCTTGGTCTCCATGACGGCGAAGCAGGAACCGAAGCAATGCTCAGCACGCTGCAGCTCAGCCTCATGCGGCGGGTCTACCTAAACCGCGATGCATCTGACGCCGACTCGCGCGCCATGTTCGACCGCGACTTCAAGGCGCTCATGCTCTTGGTTGACCGCGCAGAGGATCCCAAGCGCAAGCCGGTAGGCCAAGCTGAGGCAGAGTCTGTGTTCGATCGTTTCGAGATCCGAGAAGACGACGTCGACGACAACCTCTTCGAGATCCCTAAAGACAAGGGGGCTGAAGACGTTGGCTGAACTTCTAGGAACTGCTCCGCCCACTACACATGCACAGCTGCTGCGTGACGTGGCGGTCACGCTGGCCAACAACGACCTCGAGGCGATCGATTGGTCGAAGTACAACCAGCAGGCAGAGCAGATTGCTCAGGAGAGCCAGCACGTCGCGGCTCACCGAGTCAAGAAAGACCTGGGCGGACCTAAGGCGGTTTCTACTGTCTCTGGCTTCGTCAAGAACTTCTTGACTGTCGACCGCGAGCCGTTTGACTTCACAGGCAGAGAGTACCTGTACGGCGTCTATGACCTGCGCAAGCAGTACCCAATGGGGTGTCGTAACGTGCTGATGCTGGCTGGACGACAGGTTGAGAAGTCCACGTCCCAGGCAGCGAAGTCCATCTCGTTGGCTGCGATGTACAAAGCGTACAAAACGCTATACATCGCGCCTCGATGGGATCAGGTGTCCGTGTTCTCTACGCAGCGATTCCGCGCAATGTGTGAGGACTCACCGGACATGGGCCTGTGGGTGCAGCCCAGCAAGACGCTGTGGCAAGTCTCGTCCCGTGAGTTCACCAACGGTGCGTTTTTCAACTTCCGGTCGTGCTACCTGTCCGCTGACAACGCTCGAGGCATCACCTGCGAGCACCTGTTGGTAGACGAGATTCAGGACATTGTCTCCGACGCGATTGAGGTTCTCGAGGAGTGCCAATCCCACGCCAAGGACCATCGCAAGTTCCGGCTGTACGCTGGAACACCGAAGACAACATCCAACCTAATCAGCCGAACTTGGACTAGAACCAGCCAGTTCGAGTGGCTGATCAAGTGCAGCGCATGTAATCACTGGAACTATCCAGATGACGAGATCGTTGCGGACGATGCTTACCGCTGCACGCGCTGTCGAAAAGAGATCGAACCGCGAAACGGCAAGTGGGTTCCCAGCCAGCCGAGCTACTTAGACCATCGCTGGGGCTTCCGCATCCCGCAGCTGATCGTACCGTTCCAAAGCCACGCCAAGGTCAAGGCCAAGCGCGAAGAGTACAGCGCGCGTCGGTACTTCAATGAGGTGCTGGGCTTGCCGTATGACGAGGGTCAGCTAGTGCTGACCGAAAGCGTCATGCGGAATGCGTGCGAAGAGCGGGAGATGAGCCAGTTTCGTGCTATCCGCGAAATAGCCAATCGCGGCGTCCCGGTATTTGCCGGCATTGACTACGGCTCAGGAGAGGGAGACAACCCGTCGTACACCGTGATCACAATTGGTCACCGTGACAAACAAGGCGTGTTCCACGTTCTCTACATGAAGAAGTTCACTGGTACAGAAGTGAACCTCTCTAAGCAGGTAGGAGCGCTCAACGAGATCATGACCCAGTGCAACGTGCGCTGGTGCGGAGCTGACTGGGGCTTTGGTGCGGCTCAGAACGCCCGACTGGTCGACGAGTTGGGGTGGAACTGGTACGGCGCTGAGCGGCTGCTGATGCAGATGCAGTACGTCCAGCAGGGCCTCCTGGCTAAGTGGCGCCCTGACGCTGAGCGCTACTCGATCGACCGCAACCAGATGATCGAGCTGATTGTCGACAAGATCAGAACTGGCAAGACGCGCTTCTTCAACTTCATGGACCTGAAGCCGTTTGTGTCTGATTTCACCGGTATCTACATCGAGTTCGACGAGCGGCGGAACACCTACAAATACGACCACGAGGTCCCGGACGACGCATTCCACAGCCTGGCGTACGCTGAGGCGGCTTGTATGCAGTACTACGGCGAGCTCACAACCACCCTGCTGCCCAACCTGCCCTAACTCTTGCCCGCCAGGGCGCCTACGATTGGTATGAGGGCGATTTTAGCGGCCCTGCTCACCCATGAAAAACATCGAGATTCAGTTGCTGGCTCAAGACGCTGCGCGGACCTACGTCCGTGACGGCGCTAGCCTCAATGAGTCAATCGCCAAGATCGCCCAGGACAAGGGTCTGACGCGCTTGGAGATCGGCTCGCTGGTGACAGCCGCCAATCACGCCACCAGTGACGGGCTCCGCAAGGTGGCAGCCAAGGGCGGCCAGGAGTTTGACCTGGCATCTACAGATGCCGTCCTCGAGCTGCTCGGCCCGCAGGACAAAGGGGTGTCCGTACAGGAGATCCGTAAGGTCGCCTCTTCGTTCATCACTGGGCGGGGCTCGACCCTCGACCGCGACCTGGACCGGATTGATCCGAAGTCTAAGGAGCTGTACGAGGCCGAGAAGCGCGCAGCCCTGATCCACCTGGAGAAGGTCGCATCTCGCGCTGACAACTACGGGCGTATGATCAATGCGCGCTCCATCGGTCTAGCTCAGGACTTCCGCGAGGACATGACTGAGCTGATGAAGCTCGCCACTGAGTACGTCTACTCAGCGCGTGGGCGGCTGGCCGACATGCACAAATACGCTCAGTGCTTGACCCCGGACAGCCCCGGCCGCTGGACCCCGATCTTCCAGGCGGTTCAGAACGAGATGCGTAAGCATGCGCACCCCACTAACGTCGCCCTGGCTGACGCCACTGAGCTTGCCGCCGTCGACGACTTCGATCGCTCAGGCGGTCGTCTTGGTGGGCCGGACGTGACAGTCATCAACGGTCGGGCGGCGCTCTACGGCACGCTGACCGAGGTCAAGCGCAAGATGGACCTCTCGGAGAACCTCAACGATTGGAAAACCGAGGTCGACAACCTGAGCAGCACTGTTCGTGACATCCAGCAAGTGATCATGGACAACGAAACCGCTGAGCCGCAAGTTCAGAAGTTCGCAGAGTCGCTAGATGCTCGCACAGCCACAACCGATGGGTTTGCAGCTGTAATCGACGCGGCAATAACAAAGACAGCTGCATCTCAAAGCGGTGTCGATTCTGTGATGAAGGGCTACAAGCCTACGTCACTAAAAGACGTACTGAGCTCCGGTGCAGACAAAGCAATCACACGGGGGTTCGGTCAGCTGACGCGTGACTACATCCCCGGTACCCACCAAAGCAAAGCAACGCCGGCGGCGCATAAGAGCAAATGAGCGGAGTATTCACTGAGTTTGCCTGCCTCTACGGCACGCACCTCTCTCGCGATCAGCGGGCAGATGTGTCAGACTTCGGCGTAAAGCTGGCGCGCGCGATCAGCGAAGATGACAGTGAGGCTGTTGTCGACCTGGTCAAAGAAGCTGCGCAGCAGATCGAGGATCCGGATTACGCAGAGAGCTTCCTAGGCTTCTGCCAGGAGTTGGCAGACGACTGCGACCGGCTTGAGAAGACTGGCGCAGCTAGCACGCTGCTGCCGGCGCTCAGGAACCCGACGAACATTGCGAACGCGATCAAGTTTGTAGGTGCGGGTGCGGGCCTTGCTCTGGCAGCAACGCCTGCTATCAGCGCCAGCATCCGTAAGCGCCAGCGTGGGCGGCAGATTAACGAGTCCGTCAAGCAGATCGTCCACGAGAACCCAACGCTGCGCGACGATCCCAACGCCCACCATTACTTCCGAATCATCAAGAACTTCGCTCCTGATGTAGCGGCGGATCCGCTGCTGGCGGGCAACGTGATGCGGGATATGCAGACCTTCGGTCCCCGCGCACTGACAACTACGCGCGTCAAGGACCTGCTCAGTCTGCAACGTGATTACGGGTCCTACCGTGATGAGAGCACCGCGAGGTTGCCTGAGCTCGGTAAGTCAGTGGCCAGCCTGTCGAGCAAGGCGATGGAGGGCTTCGCGGGCCGCAAGAAGAACTGATGGCCGAGTATCAGTACACCGCCATCACCGACCCGGGCGGTGCTCCTCCCGTCTATCGTCAGCAAGACGAATCAGATACTCGTCGAGCAGGCCCGCAAACCGGTCATCTCGAGAATCGAGAAAGCTACCAGCGCAAGCACTCTCGCAAGCACCGCAACTATCGAGGCGTAGAAGGGCCGGCTAAGTACGCAATGCTCTGCGGGTTCGCTGACGAGCTCAGCAAGCTCGGGTCGAGCCGAGGGAAGGCTATTGGGTCACTACTACGTGCTAACGAGGACATTGTGCGCGCTTACAGTTCGCACAGGCGTAGGATGAAAGAGCGCAACAAAAAGTGAGCTTCGCAACCTCAGGCAAGACGTTCGATGTAGGCGGCTACCACGATTGGGGCCCTGACTACAGCCTTGTGCACGGCTCGACGTTCGACAAGATCGCATCTGCTGACTCAACACCTGAGTCGCTACTGCGTGTAGCTGAGCAGCTGAAGCCGCGCCAAGACGGGCGCTACGTCCTGTTGAACGCGTTAGGTGCGTGCGAGACTTGGGGCCATAACCGCAACGGGGACGCATTCCCGGAGTGGAGCCTCAAGGCTATGGATCCGCCTAGCGACATCGCACGCTACATCAATGATCGCGTTCGGAAGAAGTACCCGAACATCGTCATCCCGCCCAAAGAAGCGTACGGCGAGCACACGTTCCCGCGTTACGCGCACGTCTACAAGTTCCACGAGAACAAAGACCCTGCGAAGTCGATCGGCGATGTGATCGCCAGCGCATACAACGACAAGATGAAGCGGGTCGAGCTGATTGTGTTCGTCCGCACAAAGCACGCGCCTGACGTCGTCAAGATGATTGACGACGGTACACCGGTCCCGTGGTCAATGGGCGCTAAGCTGCCTTACGACCGTTGCAGCATCTGCGGCAACCCGGCTAAGCAGCGCGCCGACTACTGCGACCACCTAAAAAACTGGCTGGGGAGGATGCTCCCTGATGGTCGCCGTGTTTACGCGTACAACGATTTCCCGCGCTTCTTCGATATCTCCCGGGTGCTCACACCGGCCGATCGCAGCGCGTGGTCGATCCGCAAAGTAGCCAGCGCTTCGCTGTCCAAGAAGTCCGAGATACGGAAGGACATGCCGATGGAGCCTGTGGCTAAGTCAGTTCCTGCCAAGAAGTCGGATACCGACCCCCGCCTGGTCGACTTCGTGAAAAAGTCAGCCCACCAGGACCTCACATACATTAAGCCGCTCCCGGCCGGTGTACTCGAGAAACTGGCCAACGCTGGAGCACAGGAAGCCCTGCGCGCTTGCGTGTCGTTAGGGATCTATCTGACGAATGACGAGTACGAGAAAGTGGCTGGAGAGACTCAAATCTCAGATCCGTTGCCGCTGGCTTCTCCTAACCGCACACTGGTAATGGCTTTGGAGCCGCATCTGGAGAAGCGGTCGATGTTCGATCCGTACTTCACCAGGCGCACCGCGAGCCAGCTCTCTCATTTCGCCCTAGTAAAAACTGCGTCTGCCTACGGGCACGATCGGTACCGTAACCTGCTGCGTCAGATAGACTTGGAGAAGTTTGCTGCGCTACAGGAGAGAGACCCGATCATCCGCTTCGCGTTGCAGCGAAACGGCGTAGACGCAGCTTTCACTGTACCCCGAGCATCGAGCTCGGTTCCCAACTGGATGCCATTCCTGGCAACCGCAATCTGAACCAACCATGTCACAGAACATCGAAGACCTGTTCAAGCGGTTCGCAGCTGAAGCTGACGAGGTCGAGAAGACCGCCTCGGAAGGTTCGGACGCGGCTACCGAAGCGACCACCGCTGACGAAGACACCATGGACAAACTCGCGGAGGACCTACAGGCCGCAGGTCGTGAGTTTGGCGAAGCTGCTGTTTCGCACATGATCGAGAAGCTCGCTGCTGGCGTTCCGGCTGGCGGTCGCGGTATCGCCATCCCGGAGGGTCCGGTCCACGCTACGGCGAAGAAGATCGGTCTGCTCAAGGGCGAAGCCCACGCACCGGGCGACGATACCAGCGTTCGTGCTGAAGAAGACGGCGCGATCTCGGGCAACCCGGCACCGGTCGTCAACCCGCAGCGGAACCTCCCCAAAGCGGGCGCCTGATCTACTGTCCGCCGCAACCTCAAGCGCACTGAACCAATGACCTCATTCAGTAACTACCTGGCTGAGCGCCGCGAAGCTCAAGTCGAAGAAGAGCTGCTGGCCAAGATCGCCGCAGTCGAAGAAGCCTGGGCCGGCGATGAGAATCGCATTGCTCGCCTGTCGGAGGCTACCGATATCGTCAAGCAGGCCATGGAGGAAGGCTCGCTTTCGTCCGACCTGTCGCGCTCGGAGCAGTTCTCTCTGGCCGTTGACCTTGTCGAAGCCTCCTTCGAGGACGACGAGCAGGTCAAAGAGGCCAGCGAAGAGGGCTACTACGAAGACGTAGAAGAAGGCCCCGACTTCGGCGACGAAGAGCTCAACAAAGAGGCGGCGGAACAGGTCATCGGCCTGGGTCGCGTCCTCGGTCAGCGCCTCGCTGAGCTTGGTGTCACCGTCGACGATCTCGAGAAGATTGCCGAGGACGAGCAAGAGGCTTTCGGTCGCCACCTGGCGCAGCTGACTGCTGAGATCCTGGGCGAAGACGAAGAGAGCCGCTGACGCTCTACTGAGCGATGCAGTTCTCTTCCCTAGACGAGCTTCTCAAGGTTGCCGTTGAGGCAGGCAAAGCCCCTATCGAGGCTGAGCCTTCCTCAGCGGAACAAGAAGAGGAGCTCACCCGCGAGATCGACGAGACTTTGGCAAAGCAGGCGGCTTCGACCGAGTCGAGCCGTACCGGCGTAGCCAAGCTCGCGCTTGCAATCGACCTCCTCTCCAAAGCCACCTGAACGTGGGTAAGACCGTCCAAGTCCGAATCGACCTGCTGGAGAGTCTTCGTGACGCTCTGTGCAAGCAGGCTGCTGAGCGCGATAGCGCCCGAGCCGAGGTTGCGGCCCTTCAGCAAGATCTGGAGGTTTATCGCGGCGTTATGGCGCTCGTGGAGGACGGATTGGTTGATCCTGCGGACATGACAGAGAAGGTTGCGGAATACCGCACCAACCCCGAGAGCATCGCTCTCGTCAAGCAGGCCGCTGCTCTCGGATTCGGTTCAGCAGACGTCGGAGCACTGGACCACACTGGTACTGGTGACTCTGCGTCTGGTGCATCGGCCGAAGCCCGGCTGATCACTGGACTTCGGACAGCACTCAACCCCGAGTAACAAACCATGGCTACTAGCGAAATTCGCAAGACGCAGAGCACGGTCGCGCTCAACGCGAAGCTCACCAGCGTCAACCTGCAGGCCGTCAAGTACGACGGCTCGTTCGACATCGCCGAAGGTGAACCCTTCGTCGTTGCCTCCACTGGCTACGCAGCTGCTCCCACCGGTACCGCCTCTGGTGCTACCGCCCCGGACATCCGCGTTCTGGTCAACTTCGTCGACTCCGGTCGCACGGACATCCAGTTCAGCCAGACGGACCCGACTGATGCCGGCGCTCCGACGCGTTCGATCCAAGGTGGCGGTCTGACCGGCATCCAGGGTTCGGGTGCTTTCGAGATCGGCCTCCCGGCGGGCTCCTGGAACGACGCCGTGCTTCCGACCGTTGGTCAGGGCGTGTTCATCGCCACCAGCGGCAAGTTCGATGCCGAGGCGTACAACGCAGGCGACTACTACTACGGCACCATCACGCGTGTCGAGGGTGGTTACGCGTTCTTCGACTTCCACTCACGTCCGTTCACGGCTCCGGCGCTCGCCTGATCTGAACTGACACCCTCCTTCCACAACTGACCACCACTCAAGACAGATGAGCGATTTCCAGCTTAACGCGGATGAGTTCAACTCTCTCTTCGGTGAGGCGATCAACCGTGGCGGAGACGCACTCGAGAAGACCGCTGAGGTCACGGGCTCCTACATCCAGGACAAGCTCCGTGAAAACAGCTTCGCTCGTCGTGTGCTTCCCCCGCAGGTAGTCACCACCGCAGAGCTCACCCGCAACACGACCGATGAGGGCCTGTCGTACATCGACGACATCGAGCCCGATTCGCTGGCCATGCAGATCAACATGCGTGGCGAGCCGTCGAAGACCTACATCGAGGCGAAGCGGTACGAGATCCGCTTCACCACGATCAGCTCCGACAAGTTCCAGAAGAGCGAGTCCGAACTTCGCTCCTACCGCATGCCCCTGACGAAGGTTCTCGAGCAGAACACCGTCAAGGACATCCAGGAGCAAGAGGACAAGATCTTCATGGATCACGTCCGGACTGCTGTGTTCCTCGCGACCCGCCGTCGCATGAACACCCTGGTCGATCGCGGGACCGTCACCCACGAGGGTGACGATATGGCCCAGGCGACTGGCAAGAACTTCAACTCGAAGTACTCCTTCGCCTCCTACATCTACACCCGTAACGTCGCTAACGCCGGTACCTCCGGTGCTGTCGGTGACGGTGGTGCCCTGAGCCCGAGTGCCGGCGCTCCGGCCACGCACGGTTGGGATGCGGACTTCGACGCCACGCACCCGAACTACAACCCGGCGAACGCGGTCTTCTCGAACTTCCTGACCTCCACGGCTACGGAGTTCGACCGCAACGTGCTGCGTGACCTCATGAAGGTCCAGCCCGCTCGCGAGATGAAGGGCCGTGTCTTCCTCCTGCACGAGGTCGACTGGACTGACACGATCGCATGGTCTGATACCGAGGCTGGCCTCGAGATCACCAGCGAGATCACGCGTGACGGTTACAAGTACACCACTGTCGGTGGGTACACCTTCGTCACCACGGTCCGCGACAACCCGAACATCGTCCAGCCCGGTCAGATGTTCTCGTTCCCGGCTCCCGAGTTCCTCGGTCGCTTCCTCCTGCTCGAGGGCACGCGCTTCTTCATCGACAAGCGCGGTCGCTTCATCGAGTTCGAGGCGTGGGAAGAAGTCGGCATGGGCTTCGGCAACATCAAGGGCATCGGTAGCATCCTGCTGTCGGGCGCTTCGATCGACATGCCGAACCTGTTCCAGAACAGTGCAGGCACCGCGCTCAACACGACCGGTACCTTCACCTTCTACAACGATCCGGGCAACCCGTTCAACGAGTGATCTGATCCGGATCTGATGTGACCTACGGGGCCTCGTAGACGGACGTTCCCCGTCTGCGGGGCCCCTTTCCTTTACCCCACTACACAGAACAATGGGTAGCGTCGTAACAGTCGGCAACTTCGGCATCACCGGCAAACTGCCGGACATTGACATCGGACCGCAGCGCTACCGCAAGGTCCGCCGGGACCGCCTCACTCACAAGTTCATGCAGCGATTTGGTCCCCAGATCGCAATCATGGATTCGCGTACTCGCGTGCTCGAGTACATCGGTGTAGACGTGCTGCCGGAGACAGCGGTGCGTGTCATGCACGCCAAGGGCGTAGCCAAGACGGCTATCCAAGCTCCGACGGAGCGGCCCAAGCGCGCAGCAGCAGCACCCAAACCGGCACCCGCGCCTGAGCCGGTGACCGAGCCGGAACCGGTAGTTGAACCGGAGCCGACACCCGCACCTGAGCCGGTAGTCGAGCCCGAGGTAGACCCGGAGGTCGAACGACAGGCGGAGCTGGTGACAGAGCTGCGGACCCACACCAAAGCTGAGCTCTTGACGCTCGCTGAAGTGCACGGTCTGCGACTGAGCACAGCGCTCAACAAGCGTGACATCATCGAAGAGCTCGTTCAGTTGGACGAGCTTGACGTCAGCCTGCTTGACGACCAAGACGACGAAGAGGAGCTGGACCTCGAGCTGTAATGGTTGAGCCGTCGTACAGCTCCTACCGCACTGCAACTGAGCAGGGTATTCCCATCCCGACGATCATGATTCGCATGGTCCGGTCGATGGTGCAGGACTACGCGCAGACCAACGAGCTGTTCGACGGCGAGGAGAACTCGAACGAGAAGATCGCGCGGTACATCCTCGACACTATTGAGGACTGGAACGGCACTCCCCCGCTCCTGTCCGATCGGCTTGAGCCCCTGGATCTGGTGACCAACAACCGGTTCCACGGGGCTCGACCGATCATTCAGCTCGGCTCTGCTGTGCGCTTGCTGCGCTCCACGATCCTCAAGCTCGCGCGGAATGACATGCCGTATACAGCTGGTAACGTCAACGCGCAGCCTAACGCCGTTTGGCGCAACCTGCAGGCCATCGTGTCTGAGTGGAGCGCTGAGTACGAAAACAAGAAGACCCAGTTCAAAGTAGGCCAGAACATTTCAGTTGCCTACGGTGATGGAGGCTACCGTGCGGGTCAGACCGAGTACTACGACGGGTACGACGGCGACAACCTGTACTTCATCATCTGACCTCAAGCAATATCGCCAAACCAATGAACTACCTAGACGCATTCATCGACGAGCTGACCAAGTTAGCTGCTGATGACGATAGCAGTAAGGGCAGAGCAGCGGCAACTGCGTTAGGCGGTGCTGCTGCTGCTGGGACTGCTTACACAGCCCACCGAGCAAACCCCAACGTGAGCGCTTGGACCAACAAGCCGGGCCGCGCACTCGTGGCTGCGCGCAATACGCTCAGGTACGGAGAGAACAAAGTCCGTGCTGGCGTCGCATCTGCAGCAAGGAGTCACCAGCAGAAGACCAGGCTAACCGACATTCGGCGCCACATGAACCTGAGCGATGCGCATGCGGCAGGAGCACCGGTAAGTAAGCCTACATCAGCCACCATTACACACACCCCGGTGGCGGACCGACTGGCTAAGACTAAGCAGATCGGCTACATAGACCCGCACACGCCTAAGGTGCGGAAAGGTAGTAGGATCGGAGGCGGCGCACGCGGCGTGGTCGCCGGTCTGGCTGGCATGGCGGCCACGAACATGGCGCATCGCGCATTCTCTAAGAAGAGCAACTGATGGCAACGTTCAACAAGTTCAACCAGTTCGTTGAGGACATCGCCCACGGTGTTCACGATCTAGCAACTGATCAGCTAGTTGTTGCGCTGACAAACTCCGCCCCTGTTGCTACCAACACGGTGCTGGCGAACATCACTCAGATCGCATACACGAACCTGAGCTCGCGCAACATCACCACCAGTGATAGCACCCAGACATCAGGTACCTATCAGCTGACGCTGGCGGACCTGACGATGACATCGTCTGGGGGGTCTACTGGTCCGTTCCAGTACGTAGTCATCTACAACGACGGTCCTACGTCGCCGGCGGACCCGCTGATTGGTTGGTACGACTACGGCTCAGCACTCACGCTTGGTGACGGCGAGAGTCTGACGATCGACTTCAGCGACGCCAACGGTCTACTGCAGATCGCCTGATCGCTGCTGCTGCAAAGTCGTGGGCGTGGCTGCTACCTAACGGTGGTGCCGCGCCCACGTTCGTTTAGAGCCCATGTCTATTACAGTTCAGTACGTTAGCTCTGCGTCGGTAACTGATGGCACGATCCTGCACATCAGTCCTGTCGATGTAGAGAGAACGTTCTTGATCACTCGAGCTTCTGGCAACTCCTCTACGGCTAACGAGGGGCCAGACACTTGGGCGTTTGGTACTGAGCTGATTAGCCCTAGCGGGATCGAGTGCTCTCGAAGACCTGCGACCACTGCTCTGGGCAATGTAGGTGTCTACGCCGTAACCTGCGATGCAGAGGAGTTCTTTGTTCGGAGGGGTCTGTCGCTTATCGCTACAGGATCATCAACAGGCGCAATCAACTTCTCCAGCCCTCTGGATGTTGACCGCACGTTCTTGACCGCGACTACGTGGGTCAACAACACCGCTAACAGCTCGGTAGCGTTTGACGGCTTCGTATCAGTCCACCTAGATAGCCCTAGTCGCGCGACTACGGTTAGAGCCACTGCGTCCGGTACGTACCGAAACTTCATTCAGTGGGAAGCCGTCACCTGGGCTTCTCCTACTGGCGTCACGGTCACTCACGGGTATGACAACGTCAGCGGTAACCTGGCCGCCGGCACCACGATCAGTACCGGTGTGACGGTCGACACATCTCGGTCGTTCTTGATCGCTACGTTTGACCACGATAGCAACGGTCTCGAGCAGTGCTCGTTGGCAACGACTCTCAACGCCAGTGATATTTTCGTTGAGCGGTACGACCAGACAACCAGCTACTCGAGCAACATTGCGTGGCAGATCATCGAGTTCCCGTCGCCTACGGGACTCGTGGTACAACACGGCGATACTGTCACGGCCGCCTCTGGTGACTTCACAGTAACCGACACCGTCAGTAGCTACGACACCAACCAGTCGGTAGTTACCGGGTGGAACTCCTGTAACGGCACAGGCACTGCGTTTACGCGCCCACTGTGGCTCTACGAAACACTGTCGCCAACGGCAGTGCAATTTCGGCGCATCCGGTCCGGACAAGACTCGGAGATCCGCTACCAAGTCATTGACTTCAGCGGGTTCACGTACTCGCCTCCCGGTGTAGGCGCTTTTACGCTTACTGCTGATCAGCAGACGTACACACTTACTGGCCAGGACACAGCGTTTGCTAGAGGACTGACACTTACTGCTGATCAGCAGACGTACACACTTACTGGCCAAGACGCTGCGCTCAATCGTGGGCTGACCCTGCTAGCGGACGAGGGAACGTTCTCCCTAGTCGGCCAAGACCTTGCCTTTGCTAGAGGACTTTCCGTTGTCGCTGACAGTGGAAGTTTCACGCTGTCCGGCCAGGATGCAGCGCTGACTGCGGAACGTGCGCTGCTCGCCCAGCAGCAGAGCTACGCGCTGACCGGGCAAGATGCGGCGCTCAACCGGGGAGTGACGCTTGCTGCTGATCAAGCAACGTTTGTGCTCGCTGGACAAGACGCTGCGCTGACACGTGACGCAGTTCTTGTCAGCAATGACGCGTCGTTCACTGTTAGCGGGCAACAAGCCGACTTAGCAGCAGCACGGGTCATAGACGCAGCTCAGGCGTCTTACAGCCTGGCCGGCCAAGACACAGACTTCATCCTCGGCCTGTCGCTGACTGCAGAGCAGGCTACGTTCACACTCAGCGGCCAAGACGCTGGGCTTGCTGCTAGTTTTGAACTTGTAGCTGAGCAGCAGAGCTACACGCTTACTGGTCAAGACACAGCTTTTGACCTCGCACTGCGCATAGTTGCGGAGCAGGCGGCCTTTGCGGTTGAAGGTCAGGCTGCTGTACTTACGCGCGCAGCGCTGCTTACGGCCGATCAGGCCAGCTACACGTTCACCGGCCAGGACGCCGGCCTGCTGTTCGACGACTTGTTCATTGCCGAAGTAGGTGTCTTTGCGCTATCAGGCCAAGACGCCACGTTGTCGGTGGTCCGCAGGCTGACAGCTGACCTAGGCACCTACGTCGTCACGGGCCAGGACGCAGCGCTGGCTGTTGGTGTATCGCTCATAGCCGAGGTCGGGTCCTTTGCCCTTACTGGGCAAGACGCAGGCTTCCTACGAGCACTGCTCTTCACCGCAGAGCAAACGACGTTTGCGCTCACTGGTCAAGACGCGGCGCTGTCACGAGGGCTGCTGCTTGCTGCTGATCAGTCAACGTACACAGTAGCAGGGCAACCGATACTGTTCGGCTTTGGGCTGCTGGCCGAGCAAGCAACATTCACGCTGACTGGATTTGAGGCGGCGTTCCTCAATGACGAATCGCTTGCGGCTGAGGTCGCGACATTCACGCTTACAGGACAAGGTGCTGATCTCCGCCGCGCAGCCCAGTTGGGAGCCAGCCCCGCTAGCTTCGCTGTCTCGGGCCAGGACGCTCTGTTCTTGCTGGGAGAAGTGTTTGTCGCTGACACTGCAACCTTTGTTGTCACGGGACAGCCCGGTCTTTTTCGTCTGACAGTAGTTAACGACACCGGAACATTTGTTGTGACGGGTCAGGACGCGACGGTGGCCAAGGCGGTGTCGCTCGAGGCTGAGCTAGGCACCTACGTTGTGGCTGGCCAAGACGCCCTGTTCCCTGTCGGCGAGATCTTGGTTGCAGACGAAGGGCTGTTTACTGCTGCCGGGCAAGACGCGGCGCTTAGCAGGCAGCTGCGCCTGACTGCTGAAACAGCCAACTACTACGTAGACGGACAAGTGGCCGATCTTCGTTACGCCCGAGCCTTGTTCCTCATAGCAGAGTCCTCGGCCTTGTTGGTGGCCGGTCAAAGCGCCGAACTAGCTCGAGAGGCATACCTGGGAGCGGGCACAGTGGTCTTCAATGCCACAGGCGTGGACAGCCTGGGCAATCAGTTCCCCGACACCCCCTCTTTCCCTCAGGCAGTCAACTTCCAGCTGCGCCCTGCATCTGGGGGCATCTTCTACTACTTCTTCATCGGAGACCGGGCGTACAGCGTGACTGGTCAGGCCGCCGAGCTGACCGTCGTACAATCTATTACGGGAGCACCCCCTACTCGCATGCGCCTCGACAACATCTGTGTCTACCAGCAGGACGCCCAGTCCCAGTTGATTGGGTGGAACCTGTGGACTGTAGGCAACGAGAACCCGAACACTGCTCAGGTCCGGATTGATCGTGCGTACTCCGAAAACGGGACGTACGAGCAGATCGACCTCGTACCCGCGCTGAATCAGTTCTATCTCGATAGCACGGTCAACGTCAGTGACCTGTGGCGCCGGCCATTCTACCGACTGCAGCTGGTAGTCAACAACTCAGCGTTACCGGCGTACGACCCGGTGCGGCTTGATGGGGACATCACGGGACCTGCCATCAACGCCATGCGCGCTAGCCAGGTTCTTGTCCGCCAAGGCGGATCGCCTGTGCTGGTGTTCCAGCGTCGGTTCGCAGAAGACCGCTGCAGCTGCTGGGATGCAGTCATGCAAAAGAGCAGCGACCCGGATTGTCCGATGTGCTTTGGCACCGGATACACCGAAGGGTATTACGAGCCCATTGCCACACTTGCTGTCATTGATCCGGAGTCCAAGCAGAACACGCCTGGAGACATCACTCGGCAGGATACGGTGACACGCGCAATGATGGCTAACTATCCGTTGCTGCGTCCTCGCGACTTGATCCACGAGACTAACCAAGGTGGTTGGTATCGAGTTGGTGGTATCACTCCAGCTGAGTACAAGAGAGTGCTGGTAAACCAATCATTCTCGTTGACTCGGATCAATCCGTCAGACATCGAGACGACTCTTGAAGTGCCGGACCTGAGCACACTCAACCCTATTCTGATCCGAGCGGTGCCAGGGAAGACTACCTTCGCTAACGCACCCAGCGCGGGGTCACCTAACCTGGGCATCCTGAGTGTGGACTTCTGATGACAAGCAAGTCAGTCAGTGATCTCCTAGACGAGCTAGACAAGCTCGCAGACGCCGCAGGCACGAAACCCAGACGGCTAGACCCTGAGTGGGAGGCCGTCAAAGAGTTTCAGGCGGCAAAAGCGTCAGCTAAGCCAAGAGGGCGTGCAGGCATGGTGGGCTTGGTTGCTAGCGGTGCTGCCCACGCGGCTTTGGCTGCCCGCACTGCCAAGCAGGTAGCCCGCACGACGCCTGCAAACCTGAGGACCGCCAAGCAGATTCAAGCAGTAGCTCGGACCTTGCCTGCGTCAGCTGCTGTGGGTGTTGGAGCTGGGCTGGGCTACGCTCAATACCGAGCTCGAAAAGCCGGAAATCCCCGGCCCGGAATTAATGCTGCCTCTGCCGGTGCCCTGGCTGGGGCGGCTATAGGCGCTATGTCCGCGTCTGGTGCCGGCCGTAAAGCCGTCGGCCAGGCTGCCTTACGGGGCGTCTCTAAAGGTGCAGCGTCAGGAGCAGGACTCTACGCTGTTCACAGAGGGGCAAGTCGCTGGGAAGAGTCCCGGCTGAACAACAGACTTCGTCGCAAATCATGAACGCTGAACACACGCTAATCACTGAGCTCAGTGACATCCTGGGCCACAACACGAAGACAGCCGCGCTCTTCGCGGAGATGGAGCCGGCTGCCCCTGTAGTTGAGGAGCCGCAGCCCGAGCCGGAGGTCGAGAAGATCGCCGCAATCACGGATTTCCAGCTGAACCAGCTGATCGAGCACCCGGCATTCCTCGCAGGTGTCGAAGAGGTCTTTGAGAAGCGTGCTGCCGAGCTCGACAACGCCATGCAGGCGTACGTTGAGAAAGTCGCTGCCAAGAATCCGACGATATGGGGCAACGAAGTCATGCAGCGCGCGATGAAAAACCCGGGCACCGCCGGGTCTGCTCGCGCCGCAGGCGACGCAGCCGCTGCTACTCGTCAAGCACGTCTAGATAAGGTCCGCGCTGGTCGCGGCGGCGGGTCCGGCGGGTCCGGTGTGGGCAGCAGCAAGCTCATGAGCGCAGTCCGGCGGAATCCGGTTCTTGCTGGCCTTGGCGTAGCAGGCGGCATCGGGTACTTGGCGTCTCGCCGACAGAATGGCTGACGGAACCCCGAGCTTCGGGACGGCAGATCCCGCTGTACACAATCCGCTGACTTACCCTCGGCGGATTCTGCTCGAGGTGTTCCGAGACGTTTTTCAGCAAGAGACGTTCCCTGAGTTCGCCGCGCGGCCGAACCCCTTCCGTCTTGTTCTGACACCTAGCAACGAGATCAGCGATGACAGCAAGCTCGTCATCGCTGACTCGTTCAGCAGTGAAGTGTTCAAGACAGATGGCCGCCCGGCGATCATCCTCAGTCGGGGCACGTTCTCGTTCAATGACTTGGCGATCAACGGCAAAGGGTTCGGGGGCGCTGTTCCCCGAACCACCGTTGGTTCTACCGGTCAGCGGGTCTTCGGAACGACCGGTCGGTCAAAGGCTGAGTTCCAGGACAACACGACTGTTCCCATCAGCATCAACTGCTACGCACGCAACGATCTGAACGCCGAGCTCCTGGCGTGGCTTGCGGGGTCTTTCATCCGCTTCCATGAAAAGGAGATTCGAGACGGGTCTCGGATCCACAAGATCGACAGCCCGATCATCGGCGAAGCACGGTCTGTGCGTGCGGACTCTCAGCACGATCTGTTTGTGGCGCCGATTACGCTAGTGGTGCACCAAACCCTTAACTGGGTCAAGTCAACCACTGCCACGTACGCCACAGCAGCAGGCATCAGCAACTTGTCGGGAAGTGGCTACCCGGAACCGGCCGGAGACGGCCTTGGGTGCGTGAAAGCAGCACCTACAAGCATCATCAACGGGTCTCCGGAAGACCTCCTCGACCAGTGGTACGGCACCTCACCCTGATCTGACATGGCCAGCTCATCTAATCTTCGTCCTGGACTGAAGATCTTTCAGCAGTTCACCACGATCAGTGGTACCCCGCCGGCAACCAACCTGCCGGTTCTGCTGATTGGTCTGAACCGCAGCCTCAACTACCAGATCGACGCGGGAGCAGGCGACTACAACGCCGGCACGCCGCTGACTGCAGTTGACTTCGCCAACTGGCAGGGTGGTGTTGTAGAGAACGAGACCGCGTCACCTGCTCTGCTGCAGCCCGCGATCTTCGTCACGCACCCGACCCTAGGCACAGCGGAGATCACGACTGGTGTGTCTTTCGCCAACCTGGATGAGTCGGCAACCACACCGAACTTCTCCATTGCTGCTGGCGCCAGCGCGACCTTCGAGATCGCATCAGGTACCGCCGGTGTGTTCGCCGTTGATACCGATACGCCGACAGAGAGCAGCTTTACTGATTCGTCGGCTGACTTCGTCATTGACCAAGTAGGTGATGGAGACATCATCAAGGTCAACGGCGTGTCTACGTACAAGGTTGCCAGCGGCGGCCTGATCAGTGACGACCAGCTGTTGGTCACCCGCCTAGACAAAGGGCCGAGCACTATCGGCGCAGTCGAGGCAGCCAAGATCCTGGTCGAGCCTGAGGATGCGAACGGCATCCGCACGCTTCGCAGCACCAGTACAGCATTCAACACAGCCGGCGGCTTCGGTTCGACGGGTACGGGCGTCAAGCAAGGTGACGTCCTGTTCCTCGACCACTGGAGCATCCGAAGCCAGGGCATCGGCCTTGAGTTCGACCAGGTCGGGCAGAGCGAGGGGTCACTGCTCAGCAGCCCTGCAATCGCTGTTGCCAGTAACCAGCGTGTTGTGACGTTGCCCTCTGCCGGCACCACCGTCACAGTCTGGGACAACGCTGCGTTCACTGGCACGATCTTCTTCACGCAGAACGAGAACGCTGAGTATCGCCCGGTGTTCTACACAGTCTCTGACGAGACTGCGGCTACTGACCAGCACATAGTTCAGGACTTTGCCAGTGGCGACCTGCCTGACTACGTAGATGCGGACCCGAACGAAGGCGTAGCCTTCCGCGCGTACACCTACGCGCCGCGCGCAGGCGCGAGCGGCACCACAGGTTCGTTCTCGGCAGCTGACGCAGCTGGTCTTCGAAACTTCATCGACACCGCTATCACCGGCTTCCCCGGCACAGTAGAGGTCGGCGACCACATCCTCATCAAGGACACTGACGGTATCTATCGCCCGGTGTTCGAGATCACAAATGCCGGCAACCTGACTAGCCCGAGCCCGTCCGGGCATTCGCCGGGCACAGACAACACGCTGGTCGTCCGCGAGTTCGGCGAGATGTACTCGGACACGCTGTCGGCATCTAACGTCGACTACGTAATCTGCAACCCGGGTTCGCCCCTGACTGGGGACACAGCGGACATCGGCGCGGAGAACGTCAGCGGGGAGCGCGTACTTACCGCTAACGGCTCCACTGATTTCGGCGCCGACGGCGTCGCAGCGGGTGACCTCGTGTTTAGCGACGCGGGTGTTTTGCTGTTCGTGGTCATCACGCAAGACAGCGCTACGCAGCTTACGGTCAAAGATCACCCGAACAAGGGCATCGTTCTCCAGTCGAACGAGACGATCGAAGACATCGGGTTCAGCGTTCGTCGCCCGCTGCGGGCTGACTTCACGGTCAAGCGCGTAGTTAACGACTCGACGCTCGAGATTACGCAGCTCTCGACCAGCCCGAACAACGTGCCGGACACTCAGACGGTCAAGGGTGCAATCTACTTCCAGACGGCAGTAGACATCGCCGCAAGCCCGGATGTGCTTGGTGACGACATCCTCCTTGTGGGTAGCGCCGATGCAGCGAGCTCCCTCAACTACACAGTTGAGAAGACACTGTCTGGTGCCAGCCTCGAAGGCACGGTCAAGCTGAGCTACGCCGAGATCTTGAACACGTCGACAGACACGTTCATCCGGGTCACGGCCAGCACCTACCAGTCGCTTCTGGGGGATCCGGTTCCGGACAACCCGCTGGCGCTAGCCGCGCAGCTTGCCACGCAGAACACCAACACAGAGGTGTACTGCCTGCAGGTCGGCGACAACAACGTCACAGCCTGGAACACGGCCTTTGCGGCAGCGGCCAGCGATGCGGTCTACTCGATCGTCCCGCTGACCCAAGACGACCTGGTGCTGTCTGCAGCTCAGACGCATGTACTGACACAGTCGCTGCCCGTCAACAAGCGGGAGCGGATCCTGTACCAGTCGAAGTGGCACGTCACGCAGGAGGACAAGTCCTCGCTGCAGTCGGGTGACGCTCCGATGATCAGCCGCACTGATCCGGGCGGCGTCCAGACAGTCACAGTCCAGCGTGACCTTACCGCCGTAGACGACATCATCGTCGGTGATGAGTTCTCAGGCACAGCCTTCGATGGCACGACACTGATCGACTTCTCCGGTCGAATCACAGTCGTCAACGTAGTTGGCTCTACTACGACTCTGACAATGATTCCCGACGGGAATATTGCCAAGGGCGTGACAGACCTGACTGTGACGGCCTACACGATCAAGTCAAAGCTGCTATCGACCACGGAGTTCCGTGATTCGATCGCAGCCTACACCGATGCGATCAGTGAGCGGCGTGTCCGCAACATCTTCCCGTCTCGCTGCCTGCTGACGTTCACAGACACCACCGGGTTCTACGGAACGGTGAATGAGGACGTCGTGGACTACCAGGCGGGCATGCAGTACGCCTGCGCGATCGAAGCAGCCAAGCGCGCTGAGTACGGCCCTGCACGGCCGCTGACGAAGGTTGCCGGCTCTGGTATCCAGTCGATCATCGACCCGTTCTCGGGCAGCGCTGACGACCAGGACGTCATCATCAACGCCGGCAACTACTACATGCAGCAGCCTGGCGGCGAAGGAGCTACGGTCAGCGCCATCCGCGCTCTGACTACGGACACCACGGCTGTGGAGTTCTACGAGGACGCAGTAACCACGCAGATCGACAACTTCGCTCGACTGCTGCGCGCGGCGATTCGCCCGATCCTCGGTACCTACATCCGAGACGAGGGCTTCTACGACGTTCTCTCAGGCATCCAGCAAGGCGTGCGAAACTCGATCCTCGAGCAGAAGCACATCAAGTCGATCAAACTCAACAAGATCGAAGACGACCCGGATCAGCCGGACGGCTTCATCATGGAGTACCAGGTCGAACCTTTCTTCTCCGCCTCGCAAGGCACCATCTTCATCTTCATCTGATGACCTCAACCGTTCTCGGATTTGTTGACGAACTGGCCAAGATTGCAGGCGCAGGAGCAGCTGGTGCTGGTGGAGCGCTGCTTGGGCCGATCGGCGCTGCTATCGGTGCAGAGCACGGTAGTCGTTGGCGGTCTGCTGCCGGCTCCCTCGCCGGCTCCCTCGCTGGCGGCGCGCTCGCAGGACCAGTAGGTGTTGTGGCTGGCTCAGGCGTCGGAGCGGCTGCTGCGCACAAAAGAGAGCGAGACAAGCAGCGCTCGGCTCGTGGCCGGCGCAAGTCCTAAAAGAAACAACATCATCCAATGACGAGCTACCTCAACTGGAACTGGACTAACGAGCACGTCCAGACAGAGATCAAGAACGGCGAGTATGTGTCGTCTGAGTCGACGCTGGTGCTTGCCGGTCCGGCTCGTCTGGACATGCTCACACCCGGCGACCCCACGGCAGTGGGGTTCACCGCTACCAACTCGCTGATCCCGATTGGGCTGCTGCAAGGCATTCAGGTCGCGCAGAACAGGCAGCTCAGCCGTCTGTTCGAGATTGGCTCTAAGCGCAGCTACTTGGTGCCCGGACGGATGTTCGCGAACTTCACGGTCTCGCGCTTCCTGTTCTACGGCCCGAGCTTGATGCGTCTGCTCTACGCGCTCGCTCCGATCGGCCCTGGCCAGAAACTGGGTGAGTTCGGTACTGAGTTGCTCATCGATCCTGACGAGCAGGGGCAGCCGATCTCCTACTTGGAGACGTACAACGAGCTCTTCCCAGACAAAGTGCTTGATGTGGCACCGGGTTGGGGCGGATCAACGACTGAGGTTCAGAACCGTGACTTCTTCACCAACCTGACCTCGGAGCTGTTCAATGTTCCGTTCGGTATGGCACTAGTGTTCAAGGACACGCGTGACCGGCCGTACGGCGCTATGTACCTTGAGGACTGCTATATTGAGACACACAACATGATGGTCGATGCTTCGACTGTTGTGATGACTGAAAACGTCTCAGGGCAGTTCGACCGCATTGCCCCGATTCAGCTGTCGACCAACTCAGCTGGCGCGTGATGGACCTCGGTGCTGCTTACTGCGACGAGCTTTACAAGATCGCCGCTGAGCTTACGACCGAGCGTCGATCGATCTTCCCTGGCTTAGGTAGGAAGAAGTCGACCACGTACTCTGAGCGGGTGCAGGACCGCACAATGGCTCGTGGCTTTGAGCGCGAGCTGGTGGCGCACGGCTACGACCCTAGAGGTATAGTCAGCCCGGGTGAGGTGCAGGTGAAGCACGATCGATACAGAAAGAAGCGAGCCAAAGGCTTCCTGCCGTCGCACAAGGCAGAGTACGTTCACGACGAAGTCAAGGATCGCAGTCGGGCTAAGCGCTACGGCAAGCAGCGCGTAGCAGAAGGCTATACAGCCGCAAAGTCAGACTCCCATCTGTATTGATCCCAGACCCCCCTCCTGAAGTGAAGGAGCCACCAGCCGGCCAGCTGATGGCTCCTTCTTTCATGTAAAACAAGAGCAGCGAGTAAAAAAGAGACCCCGAAGGGTCTCTGGACGCGGCCCAAGGGCCGTGCTACTTGGCCAGTGCGTGCTCCGCCCAGAACTGGGCGGACTCGATGGCCTCGGCAGGGCGCATGGAAGCATCCCACCATTCACGCGGTGAGATGACCGCGTTCAACGACCCGTAGGCCGTGAAGATCATCGGCCTCTCGGAGAGCACTCCGAGGCCGATGACCACGACCCATCGGCCCTCGCGGTGAGGACGGTCGATGAGTCGCGACGGCCCGGGGCGGTTGCCTCGAACCACGTACTCGACCTCATCGTCTTTGATGGGATCGTCATCGCACGCCGGCCCGTACAGGGCCGACGGCAGGCTCGGCAGCTCGTCGGGGAGCCGCACAGCGAGTCGGAAGAAGCCGTCCTGCGGCTCCTCCCTCATGACCTCATCGATGAAGGCCCAGTGGGCCTCCGTCAATGAGTGGTCCGCGTGCCCGATCGGCACGCCCGCCGGGGTGACGGCGATCACTGGACACCTCCGACGTAGGCGTCGGCGAGGTCCTGGAGCGCGTCGAACACGCCGTCAGTGACGGCGTCAGGGTCCCAGTCGTCGCGTGCGAACACGGAGTTCGCGACGTCCCAGGGCAGCCGACGCGCGTCGGCCGCAGTGAAGGTGCCGGCGTTCAACGCCGCCACCACTTGGTCCGCCGCCGCGCGGCGGTCCGCTTGCGCAGCGGCCTTAGCCGACTGCACAAACCCCGGGACGCTGCTGATGCGTCCCGAGTCGTCCCGGACGCAGTCCGGGTGACCGGTGGCCGGGGCCACCAGATCGGTCCGGTCGGACGCCGAGAGCACCAGCGCGCTCACGACGTAGGTAACTCCCGGAGCGGGGTCGGGCAGATCCTGAACCTGCCCGAAGGACTGGACGGCGATGCCGTCAGCGTCGAAGTCGCCGTAGTTGGCGGCGACGCGCGCCACGGTCCCCGAGGCGGGGATGGTGACGCCGCTGTTCAGAACGACGTCGTGGGACGTCAGGTTGATGAACTGCATGTTGGTTTTCCTCTGCTGGAAGTCTACGAAAGAGGGCGTGCACCACATTGGTACACATTCCCTCAGCAAGACAGATGCCGTCCTCGAGATGCTCGGCCCGCAGGACAATTCGCGGCTGGCTCGCAGGCCCGTTCGTGGAACCCGTACGCCTACACGACTTGAGCTCGGTGTACCCGAGTCGTGCAGGAAGCTGATCCGCCCCCAGTAGTACCGATCGATCCTGACACCCTACTAGGGGCAACTGATGTCAGGAATACTTGTCACCGCCGGCGGATGATTCCGCAGATGGCGCCGGTCATCAGACCGGCGAAGGCCACGGCTCCGGAGAGCCACGTGAGGAGGAACGCGGACCGGTACATGTCCGATCCGCTTTCCAGGTTGGCGACGAAGAACGTCCCCACGCCGTTCGCCAGCAGGCCGGCGAAGGCCATGGCGACGCCCGCCCACATCAGCACAGACAGGCGCGTGTAGCGCTTGTACTCGTGCTTGACCAGGGCGATGCCCTGTTCGACGAGCGTCGGCAGGCGCTTCATGAGCGGATCTGTGCTCCCCTCGGCTGCGCTCCCGATCTTGCGCAGAATGTCCTGCGCCTCCTCGTCCCTGGCCTCCGCGCGCGCGGCCTTCTCGGCCTCGCGCTTCTCCTGGCGCCGACGGCGATTCGCCTCGTTGGTCGAGGCGTTGGGCTTGTCGCTGAAGGAGCCGCTGAAGTCGTCGCTGAAGTTGTTCACTGCTTTGTCCTCTGCTGGAGGTCTACGAAAGAGGGCGTGCACCACGTTGGTACACGTTCCCTCAATAGACTTCTGGCAGAAAACACGTCATTTTTGGCAGTGTTTGGGCCTGTTTTGCGGCCCTATTCGACCTGCGTTTTGAGCTCTTCTAGGAGCACCCAAAGCTGCGCAAGGGCGCCTGCGTGTATGTCACGGACTTGCTCACGCGTCATCAGGTACACGTGTGATATCTGCTCGCAGCTCTGCGGCTCCTCACCGCCAAGGCCGTTGTGCCGGCGAACGATATCAGCCTCTATCGGTTCGAGACCTTCAAGTGCTTGCGCTATTGCAGCCGCGAGGTCCTCTTGCTGAAGCGCTTCGATAGCTAGCGATTCAGTGTCTTTGCCATCTACTAGGTCGTCTGATCCTACAGAGTCAGAGCTACCAGATGCGGTGATGTTGGATAGGGAAACGATCTGTCGATCACAGCTGATCTCGTACAGTGCCCTGTCGATCTCACTCCACTCCAGCCGGGCGAACACCTCGTCTTCGTTCGGTGTGTACTTGAGCTCTTTGCGAAGCTCTCTCGCTGCTTTCTGGAAGTCGGCACGCAGCTTCTGGAAACTAGGCGGCGTCTTGATCTGCAGCTTCTGTAGCTCCGATCGAACACCAGCCATGATCCACCACACGGCGAAGGTGGAGAACTTGATCGGCTTGCCGTCGTCTCGCATTCGTGACGTATCGAAGCGGTCGATGGCGGTGAAGATGCTCATTGACCCAGCTTGGAACAAGTCCTGGAAGCGTGGGTCGTTGACGTGGCAGAACTTCTGAACGCAGTTGATGATGAGCCGCACGTTGTGCTTGAACAGCAGCTCTCGAGCCACAGGGTCTCCGTGCAGATCGACACGAAGCAGCAGCTGCCGCTCGTATTCACGATCAAGTACGGGATACTTAGCGGTTAGACCTTGTAGATAGCGTTCGTGGTATTCGTTCACGTCAGGGCACGCAGTGCAGCGTCTCGCAAGTAAGAGTGAACGTTGTGAGCGTTCACGGCAGGAACCTGGAAGAGAACGAAGTCCCACTGACCTCGTATCACTGGTGATTGCCCGGCTTCCGCAAACGTGCCGGTAATGTCAAGGCCCTGGGTTGCTAACGCCAGGGCCTCTGCAATCTTCTCAAGGTCGTTGATCGAGCCCCGAGTGATATGAAACACGATCTTAGTCAGACCGCCGTACGTAGGGACTACCGCCGAGCGACCAGTCATCACGTACCGGCCCCTATTGAGGTTGAGCTCTTCCCAATCGATCTCGAAGGCGCTCTGCCCTGCGAGGTCGCCGAGGTTCTCGAGCTTGTTTGCGGAGTCGATAGCTGCCTTGAGCTTGTCGACGTCGCCGGTAGTGAAGTCTGTATCAGTCATTTGATGCGCGCCAGCATTGCGGTATGTAGCCGCTCGATTAGATCCTCCTCGTCCCGGAAGAACTTCCCCCACTCTTCCAGCGGCTTCCGGGCGATCGCGTAGTGGAAGCACAAGCCCATCAGGTGGTTTGGGCTGTCTCGGTACACCTCAGCCTCAAACGCAATATCCGCAACGCGGCCTAGCCAGCGAGCAGGGACCCAGATGTCTCGGATCAGGTAGGGCTTGTTCTCTGGGTCGAAGATACCTTCGTCCGGCAGCAGCCCGTCCAGCAGGCCGTTCTGGATGCTCCAACCGACCATATACATCAGCGGCCGAGAAGGGCTGCGCTGAGACAGGTCGCAGAGCTCATCCAGCTGAGCTTTGAGGTGCGCGGTTAAGACGATCCAGGTCCGCGTCCCCTTGTGCGTGTACCGATCCATCCCCACCCCCAGCAGCGAGCAGAACTCGGCCACATCGGGGGCACCGTGAGACTGACGTTTCGGTGTCCTGGGAGAAGCCATCGTATCCAAGGTCGTGACCGATATCCCCGTGCTGGGGACAGATCACTGCTCCGTACTTTTCCATTTAGTACCGGCCCACGCAACGGCTATTGCATCGGCCACGTCCTGATGCGCAGTCAGCAGCCCCTTGGGGTAGCCCAGCAACGCCAGGTCCTCCTCAAAGCGCCTATTGATCTGCTTCCGTACTATCTTTTTGGCTACATCGCCACGATTAGCCTTCACCCCTAGAATATGGCGAACTGATTTGACATTCAGCAGAACAACCGGGATGTCCCGTCTTCGGGTGATGGCTGAGGCCACGCCTACCACCTTTGCGACCTGAGTCATAGACCGCAGGTTAGGGACTCCTGGATTGAACCAGACGTCCTCAATGAACGCATGAGTCGGGTTCGCTTCTTCTAGGAAGCTCTCGAGCTGCTTAGCGAACGATACCAAACGATCCTCGAACACAAGCCCGGCTTTCATGTCGAACCGCTCTGCGTAAGACAGCCAAAATCCGACGTCAGGGTCCGGAGCTAGGACCCCAACGCCGGCTTTCACGGAGCCACAGTCGATGCCGACTATTCGCTCGATGGCTTGCTCCGGTTCGGATAGAGCTTGTCCAAAAGCGCGCTACGCTTGCTCGGGGGCACGTGGTGGAGCACACGGTCGACATCCTTGGGTGCCGGCGGCACGTGCTGGTAGGGAGTTGCCCCGAACAGTTGCTGCAACCTGTTCATCACGTCCTGCCCACTTATATCCTTGACCAGCTTGCTACCGAAGAAGGATGCAGGGATCGTCAGGTTTAGGTTGGTCCCTAGGGGATTCTGCACCGTCATGTCCGGGTCTCCCCCTCTGGGACCTGGAGGCGTGATCTCGATGTAGTAGAAACTGCCGGTGACTGTGGCGGCCCCAATAGGGTTGGTCGCGCTGATCGTGATGGTCTCAGGCGCGAAGGTCCAGAACTTGGTAATCTCGTCGCTCATGGTTGTAAAAGAGGAGACCCCGGCCGAAGCCGGGGCCCCCTCAACAGCAACAGAAGCCCGATTAGGCGGGCACCACTTCGTTCAGTTCGATGCCTGCGGCATCAGCTTCGTCGTACAGGTAGTTCAGCAGGTCCTGGAAGATCAGGAACCGCTCGTCATCTTCTCCAGCGTATTGGGCGACCAATTCTTGCTTTCGTTGGACGACTTGGTGCTGGAACTCGCTCTTGTCGAATCCAGCCTCCACGAACTTCGCGATGATACCTTTCACCACCGCTTGGCGATCATCTCCTGAGATCCGCCCTGCCTCGACGCGGTCGTTGACGATCCCTTCCTCTTCGTCATCCGACTCACTCTCCTCCTCTTCTTCGGGCTCCTCCTCGTCATCGTCATCGACTGAGTCCAGAAGCTCGTCGATGTCGGTCACTTCTTCCTCGGCCTCCTCGGCCTCGTCTTCATCCTCCACGTCAGCCGGGGTGGCTGCGCGCAGCTGCGCGGTGTACGTGCTGGAGAGGGACAAGGGGATTTCGACGACCTCTTCGACGCCGAGCTCCTCACACGCCTCCTCCGCGTCCACAGCAATGACCAGGCGCGGCTTCTTCTCCGTGGTAAGGAATGCGCGGTGCGCAGGCACCACGCCCAGGTTCGAGTAGTCGTACTCGCCCTCGTCGTCCTGCGGAGCTACCAGCACCATATGGGCTCCCGGTACTACCTGCTCGATCAGGTTCTTCGCCTGCAGCACGCTCAGGGTCTGCTGAGAGACGCCGTCAATGTCGTCTGTCTGCATCGTCATGATCGTGGTTGCCAGCGAGTTAAGCAGCGTCGTACCGATCGCGGCTGAGCCCTTGGGATCGAGCTTGCCCAGGACATGCATGTACTTCTCGAACTCATCAAGCCGGGCAGTAGGTATCTGCAGCTTGATGTTCTTCGGGTGCATCTCCTGCGCTTCTTTGATATCCGCCTTCGTGATGCCGGCGTCGTCGAGCGCGCGGTTGACCCGGTTCTTCAGGTCCTTACCCAGCAGCGAGTGCTGACCACCCTTCTCAAGATACGGCAGCCATTTGTGCACGTTATCCGCTGTCAGCAGTTCGTGCCGCAGGAGCGGCCGCAGCATTGTGAGCTTGTTCCAGTTGATCCGGTTGAGGATGGTGATGTTCGCATCCAGCCCCAGGAACTCGAAGATCTCCCACGATCGGGCGAGTGCCTTCGCCTTGTCCGGGCTGATCTCCAGCTCCAGCTCACAGTACTCCTCGAAGGTCCGGTAGCCCTTGTCAGCCGCCCGTCCCGAGGCGTTCAGTGCGTAGAGCATGAACGCCATCTCGGGAGCTCGACGCATCTGCTCCTCGTTCACCGCGCGAGCGCGCTTCTCGAGGGTGACGGCGTCTCGAACCGAGGGGTCGAACAGACCTTTGGATCCGTGATCGGTGTTGATCAGATCGCGGCCGGCAGACTCGACCTCCTTGAGGAGGGCTACCTCGGACTTCACATCGTCCAGGCTGCCGGGCTGGGCCTTGCGGGTAGTTGCCTTCTTGGATGCACGCTTCTTAGTGGTGCGGGAGGCGGTCTTCTTACTCGAGCGTTTCTTGGCCATCTTGAATATCGGGTTGTTTCTTTCCGCGAGTCTTCTTCGGGAAGCAGTGATCTTTGAACGGGCAAAAGAGCGCCGGGCTGCTACTGCGATTCTTGCAGCGCTTCATGGCAAGCTCGGGGGTCCCGTCAGAGACCAGGTGGTGAATGAGTTGGATCTGTTGCTCTTGATGAGTGAGCGCGTGCGTATCCACAGGAAAGTGGAAGGCCCGCCGCTCATCGGGGTTGTCACGTGACAGGTAGAGAATCGTCACTCCTCGGCACGCTGTCGCGTCAAGTCCTGATACTAACTCAGTTTCTAGGGCTCGTGTCAACATCGAAGCGTACAACCTGGCCTGAAAGATGTCCCTGGTTCGGGGCAACTCCATGAAGGGATCAGGCTCGAGCAGGAGTTGTCCAGCCTCAGGCCCGGGTTTGCGGCGCAGGCCGCGCAAGTAGTCGTCACTGACGGTCTTAATCTCCAGAACCTCCCACTGGTCCTCCACAGCGACGACACCGTCGATTCGGCCGCTGATGGCGTAGCTCTCGCCTAGCGGCGACTCGATGCGGACAGCCAGCTCACGGTAGCGCCAGTTCTCGGCCAGGGCCTGGTGCCACTCCTCTGAGCCCTCCGGGGGCATCCCTGGAAGCTCTGTGTTGAAGCACGGCCCTACCACGTCGCCGGTGTCTCGGTGTACCCAGAGACCCCATAGCAGGCCAGAGATAGGAGCCAGCACCCGGTCCTGGAACGCGTCGTGGATCGCAGATCCGGCCAGCCCTAGCTGACTCAGCGCGACCTCGTCGTTGACCTGCTTAGGGGTCCTTCGGGGCAGATCCTCCCATACCCCCTCCAAGCGCCGGTAGACCTCCTTGGTCTGGCACATGAAGAACAGCTTGCTAGGATTGAAGCGCTTCGAGACGCGCCCAGGGCGTTTTGCCGCCTTGTGCTCGCCCTCGCGAATCCGCTTCAGAACCTCGTTGTTCTCGGTAATGCCTGATTGCTGACCGCTGAGCTCGGCAGCAACAGTGGCTAGATCTGTGATGAAACTCATCGGTCACTCTGTATCAAGGCGTCGTGTGCATCAGTGAACGGCCAAGTAGCAGGCCGCACCTTACGCTTGTCCTCGCTGTATCCGTCCCAGTGCATAGCTCGATCGTGTAGATCGATCTTCAATGAGCTAGGTATCAGCTTTGCGATCATCTTCGGAACGGCGGCGTCCACCTCCGCCTCCGACACTGACGGCACCGGAAACGTAGGGTCCAAGAACAGCCGGTAGTCGCGGTACACCAAGTGAGGCCGTGATTTGTCATCTGCCGCCCACAGCACGATGACGCGGTAGTACGCCTCCGGTTGCTGTACGAGCTCGCGCAGTGCGGACACGGCGTTGTTAGGGCCCCAAGCTACCGCATTCAGCGCATCGCGAATGATGTTGTCGTACATCACGCGAACAACCGCTGTCTGCTTAAGCCCCTGACTACGCAGCTGCTCAAGTGCTGCGTTCATGGCGCGAACAGCTGACTGGTAAGTATCGCCCGACAGGTTGGGTCCTTCTGTAAAGCTGGTCCCATCGAAGTGCAGCGTCAGCACGCGCTTCTTGTCGAGTATCTGCACGATCGCAGTTTCATGCTCTTCCGCCATGGACCGGCATTGGGCGTACATCATGTCTATCCGCGTCGAAGACGGGAGCATGTTTTCGCAGTCAGCGACAGCTACATACTTCATTGGATCTCGTTCAAAACAGTTCGTCGAAAGGTGCGTTCGGAGATCGCTGAGAGCTTCATTCGGTCAAGCGTGATGTTGTGGCCTACACCGTCGGCGAACGTCGCTATCTCAAACTGCCGCACGCGAGCAGTGACTCCAACCTCGTCGGGTCGCCAGTTGATGGATGAGATCCCTAGCTGCGGCAGCATATCTGCTGCTATCAGCACGAAGCCGAGAGGACCTTCGATCTCCCGCTTCCCGAAGCGGATGCCCAGGGCTACGTGTGGCTTACGCATCCAGCCAGCTTGTGTGATCGCTTTGCGCCACCACTGAGCTTCCACGCGCATGTGCGCCTTGGAGGTCGCCTTGGCCTCAAAGAACCAGGTCCGACTCCAGGCGTCACCTTTCTGACGCCCAGAGCCGGATCCACGAGTACGAACCAAGCCGAAGTATTCTTCGGCTAACTTCTCGTACTCCTCACCCGTCTTGCGGTTCTTGTGCGCGCGGCGGCTATAAGTCTCCGAGGTCGATGTCCCCGGCTTTGCCTTTGGCTGCTGTTCTTCGGGCAACTTGTGCCCGTGCGTCAACCTTTCCCACGCGTTCTTTCGTTTCATGCAAGAGCTCCCAGATGACGTCTGTCTCCGGAAGAAAGGGTGAGTACATGTAGTTGCGTGCAGACAAGTGCGCACGCGCAGTAGCAGACGTTGTCATCTGCGCCAGGATCGGAAGGCGTAGCATGAACCGCACATCCTCCCGGCCTAGGAACCCGTGGATGTCTGCCACAGTCGAGAAGCTACGACCGAGCATGCAGTACTTGCCTTTCGCCTTTTCAAACCACCGAGGGTCGGGCTTGCGGCCGGTGGTCGAATCGCCTTCACCAAGGTACTTGATGACCTCGTAGAGCTTTGCGCTCTCTGTTGTGTCGCCAGCGTAGTACTGCGTCTTTCCCTGCTTGTGATCGCGCAGGAACAGTCGCGCACTACCTTGGCGCCCAGTCTCGCCGCCGGTTTTGTCCTTCTTCAGCGTCACGTTCATGTCAGCGATGATGTGCTCACGCTTGAAGCCTCCGTCGATGCCTTCGTTGTACCGCGTGTTGATGCGGTACGTTTGCATGTTGGAGTACCCGACTGCCCTGCCACCAGCTTCGACGCGATTGTCCGCACGAGGGTTAGGTGTGTTGATATCCGTGCGAAGCTGATTGGTGTACAGAAGCGTCGGGTCTACGCCTTCTTCGATCCAGCTGTCGGTTTGAGCAGCGTTGAGCTGCGACATGACGCGGCCCATGGCCCGAGCAAGCATGGCAGGCTGGGCTTTACCGTCGCGCATCTCCTTAGGCAGCATCGCGGCCACTGAATCGATAACACCGATGTCGAGCGCAGATTGACGGATCAGCGAAGACAAGATCTCGCCAGCCTGCTCTGCTGTCTTGACGCGGCAGATAGCAAAGGTTGAGTCCGGGCTGACACGCAGGCCGTCTTCCACCTCTTCAAAGTCGTCGTCTTCGTCTTCCATCGACAAGCGACCACCCAGAAGCACGCCCCATACAGCTGCCCAAGCCGGGTCGAAGTCCTTCTCGATGTCGAACAGCACAGCGCGGCCACGGTCGCACTGGCCGCACATACAGGTCTCAGCGATCTCACCTGTCTCCTCGTTGAGGAACGGGATGATAGGCGTGAAGCACTGCCGGCATGTGCGCTGAACAGCGCCGATCATCCGGTACGCGAACAGCGACTTGCCCTTGTGCTGGTCACCTGACAGCTGAAGACGTGTTCCGTGCACCGGCCGCAAGTTCAGGTCCCACTCGATCTGACCCGTGTAGATCAGGTTCTTGCGGAACTCAGAGAATACGGCCGTGGCACGGAAGCTGTCGCTCTTGGTGTTAACGCTGCCCTCGAGCACATCACTGATACGGGCTCCCCGGCCGCTGCGGCGTCGAGTCCTAGCAGCAGCTTTGCTTGCTTCTTTAGGGTTCAGGGACTTACGTGTGGATGCCTTCTTAGAGGCGCGTTTCTTTGCCATGTCAGTTGGTGCTTACGGAGAAGATAGGCTCCTTGCCGCCTTCGGTGAACACGAGGTTCATGCGCTTCATCAAGTAGAGCTGTGTCCGATCGAACACCTTGTCCGCGATCTTGTCGAAGGCTCCCAGCTTGTCAGCCGCGACCGGGCTCGTCAAGGTGATGCCTAAGGCTCGCGAGCTGAACGGGCCGTGGACATGCTGGCCCACCTTGATGTTGTTGGTGATGCTGATACTGGGACCCTTGCCGGTGTCGTCGTTAGCTTCGGCCACGACCTTGGGAGCCGCCGGCTTGTCGCCAAGCTCGAACAGCGGATCCCGCTCCATCCACTGGAACACCCGGTTAGCGGCCGACCGCATCCACCAGCCAGCCATCTCGTAGTAGCGGTCGGTCAGCTCCTCGAACTTGGCAACCTCCGCTGCTGCCAGCGGAATGGTCAGGACCGTGTGGATGGTGTGGCTGCTGTAGGGGCCGTACACGTCACCAGAGAACGTGAGTGCGTCAGTGACAACAACGGTGGCGTCAGGATTCATCTTGTTTCGGAGCTGCAGTCGGTAGGTGTCATCGAGAATTTGGCGCTCGGTCTTCTGAAAGCCTGTGCCTTCTCCGACAAACGCCATGACGTGTAGAGTTACAGGTCGGATCATCCAACAATCTCCACGGGGGATCCGGTCATCTTGTAGAAGTCCCTGCGGCTCTTCGAGCCGTAGTACAGGTTCGAGGGGTGTTGGAAAATAGGATCTATGACTATGGGTTCGGGCTTACCAGGCAGGTACCGCTCGACGCGGCCCTTAGCCTGGCGTATGTCGCTGACAGGCAGCGCCAGCACCAACGCGTCCTTGTGCGGTATGTCCAGCGCCTTCTCCGCTACGCCGTAAGTGGCAAACGTCACCGGACGCTGCAGAGCCTCTTGCCTCTCTGCTTGGGATACACCAGCTCGAGCTTTTCCGATATAGAGGCCGCACTTGTCTTCGCCGACAATCTTGCCTGTTCGTAGAGCTAGCTCAACAAGGTGGTTGACGTACTTGGACAGTACGAGCACCTGACGGCGCTTCTTGACTAGTCCTGCAACTACGGTCGCTAACCACTGGTTGTACTTGTCGTACTTGCTGATGGTCTGCAGAGTGTGAAGCGTGTCAGGCGGCCCCCAGTCAACGAAGCGTTGAGTCTTCATTGGCAGCTTGCCGCCGCACTCGTTGGGATAGCTCTCCTTGAAGTGCTCACATGTGAACTCACATGATGCGTGCGAGGTCATCCGGTGATGGCGCTTGCACCACGCAGTGCCGAAAGACGCTTTTGTCGGCATAGGCACAGGCACTTTGACCTGCTTGACCCGCGCCAGCATCGAAGTAGTTTTAGCCTCAACAACAGTGGTGCCGAGTAGGGCTTTGAACACCCACTCCATGCTGTCACGCCGGTCGATAGTTGCGCTGAGGCCCAGGCTCCATCGGAAGTCCAGCTGGCACATGCTGGCGTAGAAAGAAGGTGCAGCGAACACGTGCACCTCGTCTACGATCAGCAGGTCGCATTGCAGCGGTTTACTCAACCGCTCCGGAGTGCGCATCAGCGTCTGTGCAACGATGATCAACGCGCCCGGCTCCTTGAGCTCGATATCGCGCGCCAGTTTGCTGCCCCTGACAATCTTGACAGGCATGTCGGGGATCGTGTCGCCGATGCGCTCTTGCCACTGCTTCGCGATGTCGATCTGGTCGACTAGCACGATGATGCGGCCAGCTCGCATGCGCTCAGCCACAGCCATCGCCATGATGGTCTTGCCGCTACCGCACTTGGCGTTCAGGATGCCGCCGGTCTCTTTGTGTAGCAGCGCCGTGACTTCACGAACCGCATTTTCTTGCGGTTCGTACAGTGTGAACTTGAAGTCCCAGTCGTGTTCGGTGTGTTCGTTCGGCTGGCGCAGTGTGGCGCCAGCAGCCATAGCGTCGTTCAGCCACCTGTTGAGCGTGTCACGCCCAGTCCAGATGTGGTGAAACTTAGGCAGTAGAAGTCCACCCTCTACCTTATGCCACAAGTTGAACGACGTATCTACGGGGTTGCCTTCGGCATCGACCTCGGGGCGGAACTGCTCTGGCGTAGCTTTGAGGCCGACCTGCTGGAGCAGGCCGGCGTCTCGCAAACGCTTGGCCAGGGGTACTGGCGCTAGCAGCATTCCGCGCACTGTCAGCTCACCAGAGGGAGTCGAAGAGTTGCGGTTTGCTTGGGGTGTCATCGTCATTGAGCGGCGGAGGCCCGTCGCAGTCTTGCGGGTAACGTCGGATGTCTAGCGTTGTTGCGCCTTGCCTGGCGCTTGCCTGGATTTCGTCACCCCAGAGTTCCAAGGCTTTCGCCTGAACCTCTTCGAGGCTATCAGCCACGACCAGACCGAGGACTCTTGGTTCGGAGCCCTCGGTCTGTAGCTCGAGCTGGTAGCACTGCCGCCCCTGCTTCATCCATTCCGAAGGGAATGCGAATCCGTCATAGGGCGATTCGTGCTCTTCGCTCATGCCTCAGCCGTCACCTTCTCACGCCGCAACGGCACCAACGGCGTCATCCTGTCGCGAATCACCACGTGCAGTTGCGGTGCCATACGGACTTGTTGGTTTACGTACTCAATCATTGACGCAGGTGCCGGCATGCGGAAGCTGCCTGTCAGGTACTGCGCCTGCATCTGATCGTACGTCAGCGTCTTGTGGCACCAGCCCATGTGCCCAGGAGGCGTCCGCTCCGCATCCTGCCCGCTAACCAGCGACTCGTAGTGGTCGCCGTTCTCTGCGCAGAGCTGAATCAGCATCCCTAAGTCGTTGTGCATCATCATGTCGTAGTACGCATCCATGAAGAGTCCGACGCCGGAGGTTGCGTACGGAGTGCGCTCGTCGGGCAACGGGGCGGCTCGACCACGATGCTTCTGCGGACGGTGCACGACAAACCGAAGCTGGTCGGCGTCCACCTTAGTACAGTCCAGCATCACACCGCGAGAGGTCTCAGCCAGCACCACAGGCGTCGTGTCTTGCAGACGCTTGTAAACGTAGGCACGACCCACGTTCTGTGTTCGCCACGAGAAGTCCGTGACCACGCCGTAGACACCTGCGATGCGGTTCAGGTTCACTGAATAGCGCGGAGCCATCTCGAACGCTCCTTTGGCGTGTGCGTTATCTCGGAGCTCGCGCATCGTGCCGGCCAGCACAGTGCTCTGCACAAACGGCAGCCGCCACACTTTCACGTCGTTGGTGGCCGTGGCTGAGGTAGTCACCAGGTCCACCCACAGCGGCAGCATGTTGGGCAGAGCGTCTACCCGGCGTGTCGGTCGCGCATCATTCCGGTAGTTCAGCGCGTCCCTTCCGGTCACGTTCGGAGATAGCGGGATCCGTATCCCCCTCTTCCTCGTTTGGTGCTCCAACCACGTCAGCGGTAAGCGGGTCGTATTATTGTCCAGCCTTCTGGCCTTGAACGAGGACGTTGCCGCCAAGTGAAAAGTCATCCGGTACAGTCGTCTCATCTTCGGTTGTCTCTTGTTTTTCAGTGATCTCGTTTAGACGAACGTTCGAGCTGAAGGTGTATCCCATCTCCTTCAGAAACGGAGAGGGCGGAATGCCGCCTTCGGCTGTTACGATCAAGTAGTTCTGCGCACGAGTGATGGCCACGTACATTAGCCGTCGCTCTTCATCCACCTCAGAGTTCTCGTGAGGCAGCATCCCCTCGTTCGCGTTCATCACGATGACCATCGGCCATTCGCGACCCTTGGAACGGTGGATCGTCATGAGCTGCACAGCGTCCGTCGACTCGTTGCGACGTAACAGCTCAGCTTTGGTGCGTGCAACGTGATCCAGGAATCCTCGCGTTGCGGTGTATTCCGGGAGCACCTTCTCTTCGAGGACGCGTACTGCTCGTAACGCGTCATCGTCTGCGATAGTGATCGCTTTCTTCTTGTATTGCTCGATCAACCAGGCTTCGTAGGGCATCTCGGCCAAGACTAGAGCAAGCAGCTGGCTCGGTGAGGCACCTGTGGTGTTCTCCCTGGAAAGGCGATGAAGCACATCCTGCAGAGCACGGATGTTCTTCCTGATGTTGCTGCCTCGAGTGAGCTCGAACACAGAGTCGAGTACCTCAAGCGCATCAGGATCGAGACTGTCGTGGTCTCGAATCGCGCTGCGAACATGCTCACCTTTGATGAACCGCGTAGGGCGGTTGACGATTCGGGTGAGCGCGCCAAGGTCCTTGAGGTTGACGGCGAGCGACAGATAGTCAATCAGTGGCGATACGGCCCGCAAGCCGAAGAAGCCCTCCCGGTTGACGGCGTTGTAGAACGGAATCCCACCACCGGCGAACGCCTCCTCTGCAAGCGCAGACTCGGCATTCGTCCGGTACAGCACCGCGATGTCGCGGTATTGGTAGCCGAGGTTCTTGGTTGCGTAGTTTACGGACGCAAGCAGCACGTCTCGCTGCTTTGCTGTCTGCACGCACTGAACCTCACCACCCTCAGCTCGTGTAGCTTGAATCCTCTTGTCGTGACGTTGATCGTTCTGCTCGATCAGGCTGTTAGCCCGGCCGATAACAGCAGGCACAGAACGGAAGTTCTGATCTACTGTGATGCGACGATACGGGCCGAAGTGCGACTCGAAGTCGAGCAAGAACTTCGGATCACAGTGGCGGAACTGGTAGATCGAGTTGTGGAGAACAACACCGTTACAGGTGGTGTAGTACTTGTCGTCAAGCTCCAAGCTATACACCGGCACATCGCGAGCACGACTGACGCTCAGCCACAGCGGACCGCTGCGTATCCCGTAGTAAGAGACCAGCTGCGAGCTCGTTACCGGCTGAACTAGACAATCCACAATCTGGATTGCCCGACCGGGCAGCACGAGTTTCTTGAGCACCGTCTCCTCGGTGATGCCCTCATCTACGATGGTGTCGCCCAGCTGATGTCGGCTGATCAGCGGAGCACTCTTCAACCGCTCCTCGAACAGCAGAATGTCTGCTGCCTTATCTTGTCGCGCTGCGAAGACATTGTGTGTCGTTGGGTCCGCCAGGGTGCGAGCAAGTTCCGGATGGAAATCAAGTTCATCGGGGTACTTCTCCTGCAGGTGCTTGGCAAAGCCTAATACGGTGGCTTGGCTGGGGTCGCCACACACTAGCCACGCTACGGACTTGTTGTCGCGAACATCCTTCCAGATACGAATCCAGTTAGACGAAACATGTCTGCGGTTTATGTCACCAAAGGCGAGCTTGAGCAGCTCAACCTGATAACGCCCTGCTGTGCGGACTACCGCAACTGCGTACACGAAGTCACGGCTGGCACCACCAAGCTGTAGCGGAAGCCTATGGTTAGGCGTCAGCTGTAGGTATCTGGTGTTTGGGCGCACTGCCTTACTGACCAAAGTCAGGATCAGACCGGAGTAGAGGTTCTCCGATGCGTTCGTGATGGCCCCGACCGACTTACGCAGCCCACCAATGACCTTGCCTGAGTTTATCACGGCCTCGGCCGTGCTCAGGTCAGAATGGCGATCGTGCGTTGGCTTGAGCGTCGTGACCAGCATGCCGGGCCGGATGCTCTCCACAGGCATAGCCAGCTCGCGGTTCTCCTGAACGTGCACCTCAATCATGTCCCCGGCCAGGTGGCACTGGTCCTCGTCACCGACCGCGAACAGGTTGTTGTCCGTGATCAGCTGAAGGATCTGCGCTTGGCACGGATCTACGTCCTGAAACTCATCGACCAAAACCTCTCGGTAGTGCTCCTGGAGTCTACGGGCGAGAGTCGGGCGCGAGCTTAGCTCATGCAAGACGTCGACCAGCATGTCCTCGAACGTGACTCGGCCAGCCTCTCGCTTCATCTGCTCGTACTGAACAGCCGCGATCATCAGTGATGCGAGGCCGTCAGTCGGCTGCTGCTCGATCAGCTCCTCCCACTTCGTGGGATGCACACCGTTGAGCTTCAGTCGAGTGACTGTGCTGAGCACTTCGTCTGCTACGACATCGGCTTTGGCTCGCTCGTCCAGACCGTCGTTGACATACTTGACAGCCTTGTCCGCCCACATGATGCGGCGCCAGTCTTCTCGAGCATCGAGAATCGCTGACCGGTCGAGGTACGGGTAGACGTCCAGCTTCTTTAGCATCTGGAGCGACCAGCTGTGGAAGGTGCCGATGAACGAATCAGCCGGCATAGCCTGGCCTCCGAGACGGTTGTTCATCTCATCGGCCGCTGCACGAGAGAACGTCAGAACCAGCAGGGCTCCTTTGTTCTCGCGTGCAAGTCGTCGAGCTCTCTCGACTAGTACAGTTGTCTTGCCGGATCCGGGTACGGAAACAACGGCAACGTTCCCGTCATCGTGGTTGACCGCCTCGGTCTGTTGTTCGGTGAGTCTCTTCATCTTGGATGATTTGCTTGATTCGGTTTGCTAGTGAGGTTTGGTCGTCGCTAAACAGAATTGCCATAGGCAGAGACTGCCTCAGGAATCCCCAACGAACAGCGGGCGACGAGTCGCTGTTGTCTTCGTGAAAACCCACATCTTCGAGATGCGGGTCTAACGAGTTGATGAACGTGTCGATGAACCGGTCTGTGGCCTGTCCGTACGACGTGTCCGGGAACGTCGCAGTCAGCGACGGCTCAGCAGGTAAGTACACAGAAAGGTACGAACCTGTTTCTTCTGCCACATACTGCACGACCACTCGGCCTTGGTACGACACTGCAAGGCGTTCCTGCAGTGCGCGGCGGATCGTGAACTTCAGCAGCAGCGCGTTGATTACATGTGGGTTGTTGGGACAGGTAGGAGGTCTAGAAGAAAAGAAAGGGTTGTCGTTCATAGGTCACCTAACATCTCGTCGAAGTCCTCAAAGTCGGATTCCGGAGTAGTGGGCTTCATGAGCTCATCGAGTTCTGCTTCTGCAGCTCGACGGGCAGCAAGACGCTCCTGGCGTGTGATGATGGTGCGGGTATCTCCTGTAGTACGGGTGATCGGACCACGGTCAGGGACGATGGTCTCACACCACTTGATGTCGTCAGGCGGAAGCATGGCGCACGCACTCTTCTGCGTGAGTCGCTTAGCTTCGTCCAGCTCGACCATCTCTCCCCAAGTCTTCTCAGTGAAGACACGGTCCTCCTTGCCGTCGATCTGGGCGTAGTACAGCCCGATCTCCGGCACAACGTCTCGGTCTTTATCCGACCATGTCTCGCACAGCTTGGCGCCTGCGAGGATCGGGACCTGAAACGGGAAGTACGGATATTCCATCACGTACTTAACGAGCTTGGCAGCCTCGCGGCTGTACCGCTTGGGGCAGACGTATCCCAGCTCGTCGTGCACCTGGAACAGTAGCTTCATTCCGGGGAACTTCGGCTGCACGTACTTGCGGATGATCATCATGTTGACCTTCAGCAGATCAGCCGAGCTGCCCTGAATGATGGCGTTCAGGATCTTACCCTTCGCCACCCGGTCGTCGGTGAAGTGCCGTCTACGGCCGGAGATCATCTCGTACTCAGTGATCCCGTGCATGAACTGCTGCTCGAGCTTGTCCATGAACGCAGGGATACTGGCGTACTCGGTGAAGAAGCCGTCACGCCACTCAGCTGCTCGCGGAATGTCGTATTCGTTAGTGTCCGGCTTCAGCAGCATGTTCTGACGCGCGAATTTCTCCGGACCCATCCCGTAGTTGAACCCGAAGTTGACGCCTTTGGCGTTCTTGCGGGGGATGCCGAGAGACGTTGCCGTCTTCTGGTGAACGTCGCCGATGTAGTAAACGACATCGTCGATCACCACCTTGCGGGTGTAGATCTCACTCAGTGACTTGTCGCCCGTGACGTGCGACATCATCCGCAGCTCGATCTGGCTCTGGTCGCAGATGATCAGGTCGTAGCCTTCTTCGTACTCCTCGTCAGGGTCAGGTGCTCGGAACACTTCGCGCAGCTGCACACCCATGAATCGGATGCGGTCGTCGTAGGCTGCGCTCTTGCCCCGAGCAGGGATGTTTTGGAGGTTCGGTCCTGATGAGCTTAGGCGCCCGGTCTTGGTACCTGTCGGCTTGAACGTGGCGTGGATGCGCGCGTCGGGCATCCGTTCAAGCACCGGAGGAATCTTGTCGACATAGGTGCTGCGCAGCTTGTCGACCGACCGGAAGTTCAGAATCATCTGACCAATCCGGTGGTCAAGCATCTCTAGCGTTGTCGAATTGCAGGATATGCCTTCTCTGCGAACAGCGGTAGGTACGTTCGTCACATCGAACGGACCGTGCCGCTTAATGTAGTCTTGTCCGAACTTGTTGAGGTTTGGCAGCCACATCGTCTCTTTCGTGTTCGCGTCGAACACGCGTCGGTAGCGCGGAGGGGTCAGCCCCATGTCGCTGAACAGGACTTCGCACAACTGCTTCGGGCTGTTGGGGTTGAACTCTCGTCGAGCAATGTTGTGAAGCTCGCCGAGAAACTCCTCAACAAGAGGGTTGATCACATCGCTCTTCTTCTGCAGTCGATCAAGATCCACCGGCATGCCGGTGACTTCCATCTCGATGCAGATGCGCAGCACTTCGAGTTCAACCTGCACCCAGTGCCACAGGTTGGCTCGCGTCAGCTTGCGATGCGCAATGCGGTACAGCGGCAGCAGTCGCTTGGCATCAAGTGCTGCGTACTCGCGGAACTCTTTCTCCGCTTTAACGTGCAGCTTGATCAGCTCAGCCTCAGCCTTGCGAACACCGCGCTGAACAAACTTCTCGTACCGGTCGCAGTGCTTGTCTGCGAAGATCTCTTCGCGCTGGGCTTTGAGCCACTTAGACGGCTCACCCTTTTTGGCCTCTTCCTTGGTCCAGCCTTGATCCTGTATCAGCTGCCGGCGTACACGCGTCCACGGCATCGCAGGGTCATTGAACGTAGGCCAAGGTCGCCATCGCTTACTCATCGGCTCACGCCAGCGTTCCAGGTTGGTCTGGTGCGTGCGGATGAGATTGTTCAGGTAGCGGATGCGCCGATGGGTCGGGCTATCACGCGTGACGTCTTCGTAGGAGCGCTTGTCCCGCACCCGCAGGTAGCGAACCTCGAGATCCTTTTGACCAAGCGGCTGCTCCTCGTTGATCAGCCAGAACAAGACCATCGTGTCGATGATCTTTGCCCGGAACTGGTCGAACGGAAGGATGCCGTTTGAGTGGCCCAGAATGCAGTCGTACCGCGCGTTCTGGATGACTACGGAGTAGTCGGGGTTGCCGCAGATCTCGCGGATGAATGCGATGACTTCGTCGGTGAGCGTGAACACCCCGACCTTGTCGTCACATGAGATCGATATCAGCGTTGCGCGTGCTGTCCACGCGTCTTTGGCGTCCTGCGGTCGTCCTGTTGTCGACTCGGCTTCAAAGTCGTACCCGAACAGCTTGTGCTTCGCTATGAGGGCACGAAGCTCCGGGATCGACGCGTACTTGATCGCGACCATACCTACTCCGAATGTCAGCAGCCCGCAGTCCCCTCCGGAGAGACTGCGGGCCTGAATCAACGTCTAGACGTCACTTGGCGTCTTCGTCATCACCGAAGGGGTTGTCCTCCTCCGGCTCAACCGTCGGCTTGTCATCAGCCTCCGGCTCGGGCGTGCCTTCGTCGAGATCATCGAGGAAATCGAGGCCGCCCCCATCAGTCGTCGTGGTCGTGGTGACACCCCCACCGCTGAGCACGTCATCCAGCTCAGACATGTCGTCGGAGCTTGCCATGGACTTCCACGTCCCATTCTGGACTGCTTGCACCCCATCGGCGTTGTACGAGTACGCCTCGATGTTCGGCTGCTTGTCCTTCATGCGCTTGTGGTGCAGCACCATCTTGGTAGCCAGCTCGTCGCCGGGGTACGCAAGGCGCGTCCCCATGTCGAACTTGTCGAAGATGCTGCACATCTGGCCGCCCATGCTCTTCCGCACTTGATCCATGGGGAAGTGCTTGCCGAGGAACGTGTAACTGTCACCGACGCGTGCCGAGTTCCGCTCCGCACTGCGCGAGACGTTGAACGCGGCCCCGGTGAACTTGCCACCCAGCTGGTACTTGGCGATCTGGTCCAGCTGGTTCTGCACCTTCGCGTTGTTGGTCACCCAGAGGCGGACCGAACCAGGGATTAGGACCCCCGGCTTGTCCTTGTGCTCCCACGGGGTGCGGTCGAACACGACAGCGAACATGTACGCCGACGGGTCGCGGTCACAGAAAGCCACGGTGAACGGGTCGTTGCCTTTCTTCACCGCTTCCGCGTTGTCGTAAGCACCGCTCACGACTTCGATGGTGTCAGCGAACTGGCCGTTCTTGCCGCTGTTGTACTTGACGATGATTGGGTAGCCGAGCTTCACCACGGGCTCCGTCAAGAAGATGAGCTTCTTGCTGGTGTCCGCCTTCATGTAGAAGGGGAACCCAGGCGCGGACTTCCACAGTGCAGTGAACGGCAGTTCACCTGCCATGCCGCCCAGCCCTTGCTGGCGGACGACGTTCAGGCCGGCAATGCCGGAACCAGTGGGCTCAGAGTCGTCGAAGAGATCGTTGTTAGACATTGGTCGAATTGCTTTTCGAGTTGCTAGTTGAGGTCAGGGAAGAGCTCCGGCGCCTCGTGGCGCAGGGAGTCCACATCGTAGTGCTTGGGATCAAGCCCTAGGTGAGTAATGGTAGCGTTGAAGCCGTTCTGGGACAAGATGTAGTTGACTCTTTCGGCGGCCGTAACTCCCGCAGTATCAGGGTCTAAGAGCACGACGACCAGCGGCGGGTCAAGCAGCCGCAGCTTGGCAGCCTTTTGGTCGCTCATGTAGAGGCCGTGGAGACCGAGGGCAGGCACTCCGATCTGTGCCAAGTGCATGGCGTCAAACGGACCCTCGACCAGGGCGATGACGCGTCGTCGCCAAGACGCCGCTAGATGGTACCCAAAGAAGTGTTGGTGAGCTTTGAAGCCTTCCAGTAGTGACCAGTACTTGCTGCCGGAGCTGGTGGGCTCAGTAGCCCTCGCTTGTGCTCCGATGCAGGTCAAGCGTCCTTCGCGTCTGATCAGCGAAGGGAACGCGAGAACATCTTGATGCAGTTCCTTTGGATCGCCGAACTCATCACGTCCAAAGGCGAAGTCTTCAGTCCCTTCAGGAATGAATGCCACACCGAACTTTGTTCGCGCATATTCGGGATCAACATTCTTTGCTGCGCACAGATCAATAGCCGCTTGCGACCATCTGTGCTGCACGAGCTTTGACCAGAGCTTGGTGTGCTCCCGTACCGGCGGCTGCTTTCGCTTAGCCATCGACCGCTCAAGGTTGGGGAAGTCCAGCTTCTCCAAATCCGCGACCCGCAGGTGCAGCGCACCTACTGTACTCCTCAGGTGGTCAGACCTGCTTAGCCGCTGACTGAGGAACCCAAAGGCGTCCTCGATTGTTCCCATCCAGCCGCAGGCGTGGCAGAAGCAGAAGCTCGCACCTTCGTCGTACGTGATTGTCATCGACGGGTGTCTGTCTACTCCGCCTTCGTGCTTGATCGGAGCAACTACGCAGTTGGTGACGAGGCGGTCTCCGGCATACTTGACGTCGAGAACGTGAGGAAGCTGCGCTAGCAGCCCCCGCAGGTGATCTTCTCGCATGGGACCCCTACTCCGCTAACACCACAATGGGCGTGGCCACGGCTGTAACCATGTCAGACAATCTCTCTGTAAAAGACGGCTTCCTAGACGACGCAGTGATTCGGACTTCTGAGTCCGGCGGCATTCACACGCCGTATCACAAGTCTCGACTGCTCGACGGAAGCGGTAACGAGTATGGGGCGAACCGCCCTGTCCCTGTTGCGCTCTACGCGACCTCCGGATCGCCCATCGTGCTCGTGGCTGACGCTATCGATGTCGACACGGACGCGTCAAGTGACTCGATCTCGATCTACGGGGTGGGTCCCGGGGACGAGGCGCAGCAGCTTCGCGTCAACTATGCGCGCGAGCTCGAGGTTGACGCGATCACCTTGGCCAGCCACCCGCGCATCGGGTCGGCCTACGCGTCGCCCGCTAGCAACGCAGGGCAGGTGGTGCTGGGTGTGCAGGTAGGGGCTACCCCGGCCAGCCAGACCACCGGCAACGGCAGGCTGGCACCATTGATCATGGACGACGAAGGTCGCGTCTATGTCAGCTTCGCCAACAGCGTGGCGATGATCCCGTTCACGCAAAAGGGTGATCTACTTACTTATGACGGATCTACGGACTTCGTTTTGGAGGTCGGATCCGACAACTCGATTCTCGTAGCGGACTCGAGCGTCACGGGCGGTCTGAAGTGGCTGTCTCCGGACGCCAGCAGCCCTGCCAAGTTCCTGCGAGGCGACTTGGTGTGGGCGGTGCCTCTGGGCACAGGTGGTGGCACGAGTGACCACGGGGCTCTTACTGGCCTGGGTGATGATGACCACACGCAATACCTGCTCACCAATGGTACTCGCAGCATGTCAGGCGGCCTCAACATGGGGGCCAACGCCATCACCAACGTTGGTAACGTCGACGGTCGCGACGTATCAGCAGATGGTGCGAAGCTCGACGGTATCGAGTCCGGGGCCACCGCTGATCAAACAGGCGCGGAGATCAAGGCTGCCTACGAAGGTGAAGCAGATACCAATGCGTTCACTGACGCCGAACAGACAAAGCTGTCGGGCATCGCTGCCGGTGCAGAGGTCAATGTCAACGCGGATTGGAACGCAGTCGGTGGCGACGCAGAGATTCTCAACAAGCCCACGCTGGTCACGGACCACGGAGCACTGACTGGACTTGTTGATGATGACCACACGCAGTACGTCCTTGTTGACGGCACTCGAGGCTTCAGCGGTCAGGTCACTGCGCCCAGCCCTACGGCAGGAGACTCAGTAGCAAACAAAGGCTACGTCGACGATCAGGTAGGCGGCATCACTGTGATCACAGACCACGGTGGGCTGTCGGGTCTCGGTGACGACGATCATACGCAATACTCACTGGCGGATGGCTCGAGAGACTTCAGCGGTGAAGTCGTTGTCCCTAGTCCTACTGCCAGTGGGTCGGCAGCAAACAAGGGCTACGTTGACACTGAGATCGCCACCAATATCGTCACCGATCACGGAGCACTAGGTGGTCTTGGCGATGACGATCACACCCAGTACTCACTGGCCGACGGAACTCGGGCCTTCAGTGGGGAGGTCGTAGTTCCCAGTCCCACGGCCGGCGGGTCAGCGGCTAACAAGGGCTACGTCGATACGCAAGTAGCCGGGATCACCGTCATCACAGAGCATGGTGGCCTGTCTGGCTTAACTGATGACGATCACACCCAATACACACGAGCTGACGGCACCCGTGCGTTTACAGGCGATCAGTCGATGGGGTCCAACAAGCTCACCAGCCTGTCTTCCCCGACCACAAGCGCTGACGCTAGTAACAAAGGATACGTCGACGCACAGATAAGCGCCCTACCTCCCGTCATCACCGATCACGGTGCTCTAGGAGGCTTGGGTGATGATGACCACACGCAATACTCGTTGGCAGACGGATCGCGCGATTTCACGGGCGAAGTTGTGGTACCCAGCCCTACGGCCGCTGGGTCTGCTGCTAATAAGGGCTACGTCGACGGCCAACTCACCGCTAACGTCATCACTGATCACGGCGCACTCGGTGGGTTGGCGGATGATGACCATACCCAATACTCGCTGGTTGACGGCACACGTGCGTTTAGCGGTGAAGTAGCCGTACCAAGTCCTACGGTTGCAGGCTCTGCAGCCAACAAGGGTTACGTTGACGCAGAAGTCGGTGGCATCTCACTAAGCATCAATGACCTGAGCGATGTGACCCTCACCACACCTGCCGTCGCTCATGTGCTGCTATACAGCGGAGCTACGTGGACAAACTTTAGCCTGGATACGCTGTACGCAACGACTGCTCACGGGTCAGTGATTGAGACACACATCTTGGGCGGCAGTGACGCAATCGATGCTGACAAGCTAGGCATAGATTTCACCCCTACGCATTACTCCCCCAGTACTGAGTCGCCTACTCACAACAATGTCGACCACCTGTCGTCACATTTGTCTGGTATCGATAATCGGCTGGGCGCTGTAGGTGTCTTCGCTATCTGGGCCGAGGAGAACGCAGCGCTAGGTACTGGGGGTGCGACCGAATGGGCGTTCGGTAACGGCGCCAACATGCCATCAGGCCAAGGGGTGCTTGTACCTAAGTGTGAGCTATTTGCAGCGGCACTCAGTCTTGCGTCTGGTACAGCAACTGTCGATATCGAGAAAAACGGAACGAACGCATACTCGATGATATCAGGCGGTGCTGCTACGCCTAACAACACGTACACCGAGCTGTCGTCGCCAGTTCAGTTTGCAGCCGGGGATGTGGTCGGATTCACCACAAACACCTCTTCGGGTACTGGCACACCAAACGTAGTCACTGCTTGGTTCCGGACTGTGCTGTAAAGAAGAGAGGCCGGGTGGTCGACCGGCCTGCTCGTTATCTACTTGAGCTTCTGCTCAGTCGTCATCGTCGTCTACCTCGACCTCTTCTTCGCCCGTACCGTCGCACTCGCTGCACTCACCGTGACCTCCGCACATAGAGCAGGAGTCTCCGGTCCTATCTCCGTTTTCGTTGTACTCGTCCCCTGATCCGTCGCATTCGTTGCAGTTTCCAGTCCCTTGGCAATGAGAGCACTCTTCGTAAACGTAGTTGGTCATGTAATAGAGGTGATGTAGCCGTTTGTCACGGTTACCGTTCTAGGGGGAGAATCGGCTGTCGTGAATGAGCCGGAAGCGCCCGCAGTGCCGAGGCTAACGAGCAGCGCTCCGTTGTCTGAGAACTGCAGTGGTGCGTACGTGCCGTTGCCCACTACAGGCCCTGGTGATCCTGTTTGCAGACCCACGGCAATCGTGCCGCTGTACTGCGCGTCGGGTACTGTGTCTACTTCATACTGCTGCCAGTCTCCTGAAACGATGTCTACTTGAAGGTGACCATCTGCATCGACACGCAACGCAGTCGGAGATCCGCCTGCTTGCGTGCCGTACGCAACCACGCTGTCGTTCTCGTGGTCTAGGTTGATGTTGATGTTGCCGGACTCGACGACAACCTCCACCCCACCGACGCTGTACAGCGCCACAGGCAGCGGACGATCCGGGCTGTACTCTGCCCCGTCCGATGCGAAGAGCCGTACGTAGTGGTGAGGGTAGTGAACGCCATTTTCGAACGAGGTGCGAATGAACGCATCGCCGTCGAGGGTGACGATCCTTAGATTGTCGTCTTGTACGCCCATCAGTTCGGAAGCGGTTGCCCTAAGTGGTCAAGCATCGCTCTGGTCCAGCGGATCTGCTGCTTGGTGAGTTCTTGCTCAGTGAGCGGAGTGTCATAGAGGGACACGTAACGGCTATGCGTCAGGTGGACGCCCCCACGTTCCTGCAGCCGCGCCCAAAGCACCGCTCCGTTCCACGGGTCGTGGTTGAACCCGATAGCGTTCGAGGGGTACGGGAAGTCCGTGCCATAGATCAATTTCTGAGAACCAGACGTCAGGCACACAGGGATGTCCTCGATTGTTCCGGGAGCTGCTTCGTCAAGCCACGTGGTAGCTGACGCGTTGAGCTGCGCTCCGATGCCGAGGTCCTTCAGCTTGCCGGTGGGGACGTAGTGCTTGACGCCTGTCGAGAACTGATGTTGCAGGCTCGCCGGCAGGTGCACTAGCGCGAGCGCACGGAGCAGTACTACATCCGGCTTGGAGCTCGCTGACCCCTGGCCTTCCAGGCGGCTATCTGCTGCGTCTTGCCGCAGCATTGCCCACAGCATGTTGTGCGCTCCAGCCGATCGGCCCATCGCGCAGATGGCGTCAGGGTTGAGGCGTAACCGCGAAGCGTTGTGTCGGAAGTGTTGGATGGCGCGCTGCGCATCTTGTTCAGCCGCAGGGAACTCGCCGTTCAGTAAGAACTGGTCGTCCGTCCATGTGTACCGGCAGAGCGCGAAGGCGAAGCCAGCTTCAACCCACGGCTCGAACGATGCCGGCAAGTTCTCCGGCAGAGGTGATGGCTCAGTCCAGCCGCCGCCGAGGTTGAACATCAGGAGCGGCGCAGGCTGTCCATGGTCAGGAAGCCACAGCTTGTAGTCCTGGTATCCGTTGCCGACGCCGTCAGGAGCGTAGACTCCGGTGGTCACGCCTCCTGGCAACATCTGCGCTTGTACGATGGGCTTGGAGATCTGAACCGACCCTTGAGGTGTGCGCTGCGGCCCTAAAACCGCTGCGACTGTGACTGCCGCCACGAGCGCACCCGTGACAAGTCTGGTGTTCTGCTGCATGCACACATTGTGCTGCTAAAAGAAGAGCGGCCCCCCGCCCTATGCCAGGGACGAGGGGCCATATTGCATGACTACTTCTTCTTGGTTGCGCGCTTGCGCGTCTTGCGCGGACGGTGGTTGCTCAGCAGCCGCAGCTCGCCGCTAGCCGCGTCGACTACCGCCTGCATCGACTTCGCGTCGAGCACCTGATCCATCCGGACCGGCTGGCCCGGGCCGGACTGCTGCATGAGAGTGTACATGTAGTTGACCCCCTCTTCGAGATTGGTGCCCTCGAGCCGGGCAAGGCGAGCGCCGATACCCAGCACGAGCATGGTCCGCTGCTGAGACCAGAGCTGATCCTGCGGCTCCGCGTCGTAGCCGGCGAACGCAATACCGAGCTCGAGCATCTGAGCCACGAAGTCGGACGTCTGGAGATCGGAGAAGAGGTTGGGGAAGTACTTGTCGGTGTACCAGTGAATGTCGACTCCAGCGTGGAGTAGCGCACGCAGTGTCTTGGCCGCAAACCCGACCGTCGGGATCTCCTCCGCGACGAGTCGGTACACCGTAGCGACGCTGAGCCCGGTGCGCTTCGCAAACTGTGCGTACGACTCTCCGGTGTTCTCGATGTAGTCGTACACCTGCCACATGAGCTGATCGATGTCCTTCTCGCTGGGGACACGGTGCTCGATCATGCTGCGCTCGTGTGCGTCGACGCTGACCTTCTTACGGGGGATGCTGGAGATACGGGACTTGGTTGCCATTGCAGTGAGTTGTTGCTGAGTTGTGGTGTGTGCAAAAAAGAAGACCGCGCGAGCGGCCTTCTCAAGGTGTCGGAACTGACCCCTAATCGCGCGTAAGCGCCGCAAGGGGCCAGTTCTGACCGACGAACTACTGCTGCGCCCAGGCGGCATCAGCCGCAAGGGTGAGGTCGAAGTAGCCCGCGCCATCCCACGAGAGCGGGAGGGATTTGAAGTAGTTGACGACCTTGTCGCCGTAGGCTTCGGTTGAAGCCTTGGAGGCCCCGCGAGGGCCTCCGTTGTGCACGCGCGCCAGGGTGCGTACGGACTCAACCAGAGACTCGTAGTCATCCGGTTGGTAGAGCTGGTGCCACGCCTTGGGGGCGTAGCGCCGCATGTAGTTGCCGACGAGTTCCATCTCGTCGGATGGCCTCACCATCTGCGGATCGAAGATGCCGTCCTTGTCGGCGTCTTCGATGTAGATGGGTCGCAGCTGGTACACGGGTGCGACGTTGTCGCCGTCCCCCATCGGGGCGTCGAAACGCCACGATGATTCCGCCTGCCCGAGGGCAAGCAAGAACGCGGCGTGAGGATCCACGCCTTGCTCTCCCCACGACAGCCCGGTGAAGGGACGTTGGGATGAGTCCTGCTCTTCGACGCTCTCGAAGTACGGAGCGTCGATGTCCGACAGTTTGGCCCGGATGTCCTCCTCGTTGATGAGGAGGCTCGCGCTCACGCCAAGGACGGCGGAGGCAGTGAGAACGGCCAGAAGGCCGACGATGACGATCAGAAGAAAGGTCATGACCATGAGTCTGCTGGAGTCATGCGCGGAGGTTATCCGCGACGTGTGTAGGAGAAAGAGCTCGGCGAACGTACACAGGCCCTGAGATGGCCGGCACATCCACACGAACCCACTCTTTGGTCGAGGCGTTCAGGCGCACGCCGAGTGCGCCGTAGCACTCTAGCCACGAACGAACACCTTCGATGGTGTCCACGATCGTGACATCCTCGTCGACCAGCTGGATCTCGTACAAGATCATCTGAGTTCTCCGTGGTTGTGAGGGAGTACAGTTTCCCTCAATAGACTCATGTCATGTTTTCTTACATTTTGGGCACTACTTACTGGGACGGATAGCACTGGGTTTCGTCGTTAGGAAAAGCACTTACGTCTTCGCTGAAGTAATCGTCCAAGAACTCATTCACCCAGTTCTGCAGGTCGTGGAGCTCATCACCTAGATCTTCTTCGTCATCCGGGTAGATCGACACGATGCAGTCGTCGTACCACCAAAGCGTTACGCCTACACCCGGATGCCTTCGTTGCCAGTCGATGATCCGGGCGCGTAGGTACTGAGCAAGTGTGGACATGCTCTTGGTCTCGAACTCGTCGCGAAGGTCATACAGTGCTTTCTCAATGTGCTCGTGCATCAGTAGCTGAGTTGTTTAGGGCCTCCGCCCGTTGAGCCTGTTGCGATGTCGTCGTTCGACACAGCTTCGCCGATCTCGGAGAAGCTCATCTGAACAGGGTTCCAGTTGTAGAGGAACGGTTTGTTGACGTCGCCATCGCGCATCTTCAGTGCGAACATGTCGACGAATCGGTTCTTCTTCTGATCAGCTGTCTGCGACAACGCGAACACGTTTGTGCAGTCGAACCCGATGCTAGAAGAGAACGCCAGCGTGTCGAGGCTGGTGGAGTCTCGGCTCCTTGCAGATCTGTTGAGCTGACTGGCGAGCTGCCAGTGAGTGGGTGTCTTGAGTGATTGCAGTCGCGCTGCACGCGTGTTGTGGCCTACGCGCTGCCACGCTTCTTCGCCTTCTCCCTCCAGCAGATAGAAGCCGTCAATGAAGACGATGTCGGCACCGAAGTCTTCTGCCTGCGCTGCGATTTGATCGATGGTTGTCGCAGCACCTGGACCTACCAGACGTACTCGGTCTTCGATCATCTCATTGATGCCGCCAGTCTTCAGTTCACGAATGAACTTGAAGTAGGTCTCGCGCTCTTCGTCAGTGAGCTTGTGCGCACGGATACGAGCAAAGCTGAGCTGCATGTAGAGCGCAATCAGTCGACGAGAGATGTCGAGGTCGCTCATCTCCATACTGACCAGCAGTGCTTTGGCTCGAGCTGCCTCCTTTTGCTCATCTGTGTACTCAGGTAGACCTTCTCCTTTGGACCAGCGGTACGGGTCACCGTGCACAGCTGCGTCGACACACAGGAGCTCGAAGAACGTCTTGCCGGTACCTGGCTTTGCAACGATCGCTACGAGCTGTGACAGCTCCCAACCACCGAGCGCTTCTTGGATGAACGGGAACGGGCACGGAATGCCGCGCGTCACGTTGTTCATCCCGTCCATGTAGTCCTGGATTAGCGCGTCACCCACACCGCCCACACTCGAGGTGCTGAAGCGTGAGCGTGTGTACCTGCGTGCGATGGTCTGAACGTGCTGAGACACGAAGTCGAGTACGGTGAAGCCGCTTTCCTCCGCTTCCATGCGCTTTGCGATACCAGCGCCGAGCTGAGTGATCTCCTGCAGCACCTTGTCTTGCAGCACCTCGTCATACAGCGCTTCAAGCGGTGCCTCGAAAGTCGGCACGCCAGCCAGCATCTCGTACATGGACGGTCGCTGGACCCTGAGCATCTCGATGTCAGGAACGACGCCATAGTCTCGCCGATAGTCAGCGATGTGTTCGTAGATCGGCTGGACCTGCTTGTTGAACATGTCGGCCTTACAGCCTTCACGAACCAACCAGTTGAACCCCTTGGTGTCTTTCTCTCTCAGGATCTTGACCAGCAGCGCCTGCTCCACTTGACCCTTGATGCTTGAGTCGTCCTGGACGTCAAGCAGGTCATCAAGACCCTCGAAGTCGTCTCCGAGCTCCATCAGGTCATCTAGCTCCTCAGCAGAGCCTTCGTACTCGTCATCACTCACTGCCAAGTATCCTGTCTAGGTCGTCTTTGATGAGCTCGCTGTCTACGACGTTAGGCGCGTCTGCGTGCTTGTCCTGTTCTGTTTGCGTGATCGGAGCCGGGAGCTTGATTCCTTGAATGTCCAAGCACGCTGGGTAGGTCTGGTGCGGACCGATCATCAGCGTGATTTTGGGCTTACCTGTGTCGCGGTACCGTGCCGCTATCAGGTTGTTCAGCAGCATCGTCATCTCGTTGCTCTCGTCGTACTCAGGCATGCCGTACAGCCCGATGACATCACCCTGGACCAAGTGCGCCCGGAACGTCTGGCCCGTGTCGGGCTCCCACTCAACGTTCTGCATCAGGTGGTGTTCTTGCCACAGGAAGTCTCGAACAGCGAAGTCCAACGTCCAGTGCGCCATGCACCGGATCATCGAGCCCATGAGCGCTTGCCACCGGTAGACGTCTTTAGCGACCTCGTCTCGGTGCGTAGTGAACAGCTCCATCGCGTGATCCTTGGCGTACGGAGCTTTCTCGAAGAAGAACAGGCTTGGCCGCTCGAACTTCGAATCACCTTGGTAGTGCCGGCGAAGCGCTTTGATCCAGCGGTCGTCGTACTTCGACGCCTTGGTCCAGGCGAGGAAGTCGCCGCCAAGTTTCGGCCTGGGATCGTAGTAGTAGCTCGCCTCTCCAGGCACCTGCGTCGCCTTGATCGGAGGGTTCTCGCGCGCGTTAATAAGAATCATCGTGTGACCTCTACATGGAAAAGGACCGGCTACCCGCAGGTACCCGGCCCCACAACAACACATCAACCGACGTGTGTCAAAGTCGCATCACTCTGCGGCTGCAGTAGCTGCCTCGCTACCGATGAGAGAGCCCCAGAGTTCTGCGATCTTCCCAACGCCGTCCCGAGTCGGGAGGGCCGGGTTGTCTTCGTGGTATGCGAAGACCTTCACTTGCACCGGTTCGCCGGGAGGCGTGTCGATCGTGTACTGATACGACCCGGTGATGAAGCCACGCTCCGCAGCGTTGCTTCGGAGAGACAGGGCAACGCGTACGCCGTTCGGAAGCTGTGAACGGTTGGCCGGCTGCATGTCCACCCCGGATCCGTCCGGGTCGAGCATGCCGTACTGGAGGATGGAGAACGCGGTCGCCTGGCAGCGCTCGAGGATCTTGTGGATGATCTTGATCTTCTCGTTCTCACGCTCCTCGTTCGTGGTGCCGACGATCGGGGTCAGGTTGGCGACGATGGTTCGATCCGGACCGATGGCGACGAATAGCTGAGCCATGGGTACGCGGCGGGAGACGATCTCCTGCACACGCGCACCCTGAGACAGCAGGCCGGTCAGACCCTTGAGTATGGTCGGAACGAACGACGACGCTTCCGGGTCTTCCTGACGGACGACGTCGAAGCGCTCGTCCTCGTCGGCTTCCGTGAACTGGTAGTCATCACCAAGAAGACCCGAGTCCAGTGCGAGGTACGGCACGCCTGTGGTGATCCACTCGTCGACGTTGGCTTCCACACGGCCTTCGGCCATGAGGTCGTGCGTCTCTTGGTTGATGTCGCCGTTACGGCCGAGCATGCGCAGAGCGAACAGACGCACGTCTCCGACGATGGAGTTGAACGCGGTCTGCTGCCGGATACGAGACATGTCCAGCTGCAGGTTGGTGTTCGGCGCCATCTGGTTGACCAGGATGTGCGGAACGTCTCCGTCCTCCACCTTGGTCACGATGGTGAGCGGGATGATCCCGCCCAGACGACCACAGATCTCCCGAATCAGCCGTGCTGTGACCGAAGCGTGGTCGTTGCTGTAGCCGTCGTAGTCGTAGTACTCGCGAGCGGTGTCCGGCAAGTAGTCGTCTGTGGAGCTGAGGCACGCAGTCCACAGCGCTGAACGGCTGTTGCGAATCTTGCGCTCGAGCTCAACGGCTTCGGCGAGTAGTTCGTCTTCAGCGCCTGTGAGCTGTAGACGCTCTCCCGCTTTGTAGGTCTTGCCGTTGAGGACGAATGTGCGGTCGTTGATTGTGGTTGTAAGCATGGTCACTTGAGGTGTTGTTGAAGTCTCTGAGAGAGCCTGTATGTCTCAAAACTCGTCAGACCGTGGTGCTTTGACTTTCCGAGATAGAGCGCTACGTTCTCCAGAGTCTGCCTATCCGTCTGCTCAGGGAACAGGCGGCACTGGGTAACGATACCCTTCAGATCTTCTTTCGAGATCTGATCCGGAGAGTACCACGAGCTATCAACGCTGTGCAGCAGTTCTGCCAGGTGCTGGTAGTCGTACTCACCAGTCTGCTCAGCGCGCTTGATGCGGTTAGCAGCTTGTTCGAGATCTGCGGGGAGCGGAGCCTGCATGATCCCCTCGTGGTCCACCGTGGTCTCCAGCTCCTTGGCTCGAGCGATCATCTCGTCCTTGGACTTCGGCCGATAGAACAGGCGGACGACCTCCCCGGCCTGATCCCACGCTTTCATCCAGTAGATCGGATTGAAGTGGTCACAACGAGTCTTGGGTAGATCCCCCAGGAATCGAGTCCAATTGGCAAACCAGGCATCGAACATCTGGGCTTGGTCGTACCGAGTTCGGTACCCGTTGGCAATCAGCACATCCACTAGCTTCGTGAACTGGGAGATGAACTTCGGCTGGATCTTCAGCGGCTTCTCGAAGCTGTGCTGACCCCGGCTGTTGCTCCACATCATCACTCCGTGGATGTGAGCTCGGTGCATCACGTAGTGTAGAAGCCGGCTGTTGGACCACTGATCGACATCGGCTGTGATCGACCCTGCTACGTACTTCTGCTCCTCCTTGGGAGGTTCGGGAACGATGTTCCCCAGCCGCTTCCTCCTACGGCTTTCAGCCCGCTTGCGCTGAGTCTCCAACACTTCGTCAGAGGACAGAGCATCGCCGATGGACCTATCGGTTCGTCTCCTTCTGACCATGTGGAGGAGGTCACTTGCCAGGCCACTGGCCCTTTCTAGGGTTACTCTTTCAGTGGCGGGTCCATTTTTGGACCCGTCACAGGAGGCCCCGCAGGGGCCGACTGGGGGGTGCAGGGGGGTGGCGGTGGCAGGCTCCGCCTTGGCCTCGGCGCGCTTCGCCCAGCGCTTCGCCTTCGTCATCTTCTTCCGCAGCAGCTCCACCTTCTCTGCTAGCCAGTCGTTCATCTCGAACAGCTTGACTAGGTGGTCGATGACCGTTTTGCTCAGGTGAGCCATTGGCTCCATGGCGTAGATCATCGCCAGCGTCACCCGCTCAGGCAGAAAGTAGCTCGGCCGCTTCCCTCTGCGGTCGTGCTTGATGATCGCGCCGACATCAGTCAGACGCTGGAGACTACGCTTCAGTGCCGTCAGGCTGACCCCGCTCTCCTCAGCCATGGTCCGCTGGCTGGCGAAGCACAGTTGTGTCCGCCCCGCCTCACTGAGCTCAGCGACCGTATGAAACACCAGCCGGTCGGATTTCGTGAGGACGTTGGAGGATCCAACACACTTGTAGAGCGTCATGAATCCACTCACAGCTGCACCTCAGCGCCGTAAGTGGTGATCGTTTCAACAGTTACGCATCCGTGATCTCGTGAGAAACCCGTTGTATGGGGTTGGCGATTCGATGCGTGTTGCTCTACACTGCACAGGTCGTGCGGCTTTTTTCTCATGGGAGTCGTACGGCACGGGGCCAAGTCAACACCGTTCTCTGCTGGTGCGACACACACCAACTACGGCAGGGGGGCGGGGCCCCACAGACGAGTGACCCTACTCCGGATCTTTGGCGAGTCAAGACCCCTGACAGCCTGAGTCCAACCTCCGGGAGCCCCAAGGCCCATAAAGCCTTGGGGCTCTTTTCGTTAGGGCTCGCCATCTTCGAGCTCTTCTTGCCCCTCGCCGATCTCCTCAGCCTGCTCGTTCACCTCGGCGATGGCGTCGGCTACCACCGCAGCCGCAACATCTCGGGCCGGCATGCGACCTGCCCACGTGAAGGTGGTAGGCCCATTGGTGGCAGGATTGTTCATGGTGAAGGTTGTCTCGTCGTGGACCTGGGTAGTAGTCACTGCCTGCAGCGGGAACTCCTGCTCGAAACCGCGCACGAGCCAGTAAACGCGATCAGCAGTTCAGGCAGCATCGCGTCGACTCCTGCGATCTTGGAGGGCTCAGTAGCTGCCTCGAGCAGCGCAGGTGCTGGCTTGTTGCCTTGCTTCCGGCTCAGGTTCAGCATCCGCTCGATGATTCGGTCTGTGTTCATGGACTCTCTGGTGCATAAAAGAAGGCCACCCGGGAAGGTGGCCTTGGTTCACACGGTGTGGGCGATGACGACTAGCGCTGACAAGAGCGCCAGCGTCCAGTAGGTGCATTGGTAGCACCCACGCTGGTACATCGTCTCGGTGTTGTCTTCCGTGGTCTGTAGAGGGTTTCGGATCAGTAGATCCTCGGTCATCTAACTCATGTCATGTAAACCGGTCTAGCTGCGCAGCCGCAGCCTTCTTAGCTGCGCGTGATAGGCACGCACTGTCAGCCGTAGGGATCAGCGCCGTAACCATCTGCTGAATGCGAGACAGAGCATCTAGCGGCGCCATGTCTTCATCCAAAGCTCTGCGTGCTAGCTCTTGCGCAGCCAGCAGCGTGCGAATCATTGGATGATTGATCAGCTCTGGGTCGAGCTGAATAGCGGCGTTGCGGCTAACAGGCGCGTACTCGAGCATGATCTCGAGCCGCTTATTCGTGGAACTCAGCCCACTGAGGCGTGACTTAATCTCTTGCTCAAACAGACTTTTCGGACGCTTCGCTTCAGGCACGTGACTACTCCGGGTTCAGTCATTGTCGTCCTCCATCTCTGCTTCTTCCCATGTGCTGACAAGCCACACAGGGAGTTGCTCCCACCGAGCGACGGCTGCTCGAGCTCTGGGGTAGAACTCAGCAGCTTCGCCCAGCGTGCGGATGATTAGACTTCCAGGACTAGCCGCCTCTGCGCAGGCAACGAAGTCAGGCTCGCTATCTAGCGTTTGCCTGCTGCTCGCCCACACAGGGATCAGGTATGACGGCTGGTTGCGCATCCACATCGGTGCTGCGGTTCCATCACGGAACGCACTCATCGCGTGACCGACAAGCATCTCCTGGAAGGACAGGATCGGCATTGCTTTGACCCAGTCCGGAGCATCTTGCGGCACACGCGACTCTACATGAGCTTCTATGAACGGCCGGTTGGTCCGGCGAAGTAGAGGCCACAAGTCCGGGTCGACCCTGGGAAACGTCAGCACGGCCCCGTTGGTTTGCGGAGACATGCCGACGTACGCGAGCCAGGCAGGACTGTCTTGTGTGCTGCCCTTCTTCTGGTTCTCGCCGAACGCGAGAAAGATGGGCTGGTTCTCTTCCGCATCGCGGAAGCCTGTAGGCACAACGAGTTGGTCTTTCTCGTTGATCACGAATGCACCGGCTTCTATGCACCTTGGTAAGTGCACTGCCAAGTACTTGGTCAACACCGGGTGACCCTCGCCCCACTCTTCATCAGGTAGCAGATCGGCAAGCATCTGCATCTTGGCGGGAGGTACGTACGCGAAGCGATGCAACGCTTCAACGCTGTAGCTCCCGCTCTTCAGGGCCTCAAAGTCACTAGGGTGCATGGTTCAGTAATCTGCTAGCTGCTCCCGAATCACGGGAACCTGCTCTAGCAAGTAGTCGGGCGACGTAGCGTCGTCCTCGGTTCGTTTCAGTTCTTCTAGCAGCAGGCGAACCGCCTCAGCGCGAGCACCTGTTTGTCCAGTCTGGCTCTCTACAGGGATCTCGCTTCGGCGCACTGCTCCTGCCCAGTGTGCAATAGCAACCCAGGAGTTGCGCGCTTCGCATGGGTGGTAGACCATGCAGTGCCAGACAACTCCGCTTTTCGGGTACGCCTCCAGGCGGTCTTGCTTGGCCGGTTCCACCTCCTCTCCAGCTGTGCGAGCACGCTTCTGTTCTTCGGTGAGATTCGAAATTAGGTACCAACCGCTGACGTCAGGCATTGGAATCAGGAAGGATGTGAGTGGGTTGTGCGAATCCGGCCGCGTTTCTGTGACCGCCGCCGCCTATGGCCTTGGCGACCTTGCTCACGTCGGGAAGGCCCTCACGCGAGCGCAAGCAACAGTAGCGCCATCAGCGCAGCGAGCGTGATAGACAACGACGACGTCATTGACGTCGACAGTGATGGTATCACTCTTCATCAGGGATGGTATGTACAACGAGGTGGTACGGGTCGCGGATCGCCCACACAGTACTGGAGCGCCAGCGGAAAAGGGTGACGCGGTGGAACGGGCCGGGTTTGAGGACATTTACCCACGGCTGCCAGATGCGCGCATCCAGGTACGCCTCAGCATCCAGATCTCCGTCGACAGGGTAGTTAGCCATGTCAGGAACTCCCGACTTCATGAGCGGGATTCGAGAGTAGGCTTCCTTCTCTGCGGTGCTGTGTGATCTCGGCAGGCCGTCGAACGGCCTAGGCGGGAGCTCAATACCTT